CTACTGGTTGTTATTTATTATCTAAATCTTATTATAATTTAACTGGTAATGCTGGTTTAAGATGTCAGACTATTGGAACTGTTAATATGGTACCAGTAGCAAATGAAGTTTATTATTGTGGTCTTGGTATTCCAGTTTCTACCACTACTCCACCAACAGATGGATGTTGGGTCATGTTAACTTCTGGTGGAGTTTATGGTGTTGTAGCTTATAATGGAACGGTTAATAGTATTGGACCAATGCCTGTTGGTCAGACTAGTGTACTTCCCGTACCCGGAGTTAATAATATTTGGACTATTCGAATTCATGATAGAATGGTTTATTTCTTTGTTAATGATATATTATTAGGTTCTATTCCAACTCCGTCAGGTAATGCTTCTCCATTTATGTCTGATGCTTTGCCTGTATTTATTCAACAAATCAATACCGGTACGGTTAGTGGTTCTACATTTTTACAGGTTAAAATTGCGGCAATTAATATAGATCAATTAGATAGTAATCAGGGAAGGCCGTTTCCCCATATACAAGCCAAAAAAGGTTTAATGGCTTATCAGGGAACCCAAGGTGGAACTATGGGTTCTACCGCTTTATATTCTAATAGTTTAGTGGCTGCTGCTGGTGCTGCTATGACCAATACTGCGGTTGGACCAGGAACTGGTTTAGGTGGACAATTTTCATGGCTTCCGACATTAGCCATTGGAACTGATGGTATTCTTTGCTCTTATCAGGTTCCTACTGGTGGTGTCAACCAAACCCCTCGTACATTAATCATAACCGGCGTACGTATTCAATCTATAGTAACTACAGCTCTTACTGGTGGTCCGGTATATGAACTTTATTCGTTAGCTTATGGTCATACAGCGGCTTCATTGGCTACTGCCGAATCTGCTTCTTTTACTACAGCTAGCACTAAGGCGCCAAGACGTATTGTGCTTGGTTTAGAATCATTTCCAGTTACCTCAGCGGTTGGTCAGGTTTCTGCCACTAACTGTCCGGTTGTAATGCAATTCATATCTCCAGTAATTGTAAATCCAGGTGAGTTTGTAGCTATTGCTGCTAAGAATATTGGAACCGTAACAACTACTGGAGCTATTTTAACGTTAGTAACTTTTGATGCATATTGGGAGTAATAATGAAAATTGTTAAGTTAGCAGCTTTTGGTTTTACTAAACTCAAAAACGTAGAAGCGGTAAAGGGTGTAATAGGTAAAAAAATAGAACCTTCTAAGATAATTCCCTTAGCAGATAAACTTAAATTTGCTATGAAAGATATTGGAAAGTGTTAGAAGACGACCAATATCCAGTTCATGAATATTATGATTTTGGGGAAGATGAAGAGTTTTTGATTATTTTGAGAATATTAATAGATGCAAATCAAACCCCTATATCGTGACCCGGCAACCGGCTACCTCGTAGAAGCACAGCCGGGCGACTCATTGAATATAGCTTCCGTGGCCGTATTCAATGAATATATAGCCCTATTACAGAACACCACGACGAACACATGCTGCGCAATTGTAGACTATACAGCTATTCCTATCACGTCCAATAATATACCTTCTAATATTTTAAGAACATCACCTAGTATTGATTGTGTAATATTAGAATCAGGTAATGAAGGCGATACTGTATTAATTGCCGCAACGCATGGAAAAGTTTATACTACACCAACAAGTTTAACTTATACAACTAGTGATACTTTATATTTAGGAAAAGATGGTTTACTAACCACAATCTCTCCATCATTATCAAATGGAGATCATTGGTTAGTTAGAATAGGAAGAATAGTAAACCATTTTCAATTTATATTCGATCCTCAACCTCCAGTAGATTTAACTTCGGGTGGTGGATATACTGGAGATATTCCAACTCTTTCAGCAAATAAATGGTTATGGAATGATGGAAATGCCTTATTTTGGAAATCAATAAAAGCTTCTGATATTGCAGCCAATGCAGCAATTGCATCATTTAATATATCTAATTCAAGTTTAGAAGTTGGTCAATCTATAAATACACCATCATTTACTGCTTCTTATAATGAAACGCCTACTTCCTGTACATTAAAAGATAATATAAATAATATAGTACAGACTCTTACTAATGTAAATTCTTTTAATTCTAATTATAACTTTATTGAAAGTTCGCCAGGATCAGTCTCATTTACCCTGGATGCTGTAATGTCTAGTGAGTCTACCGCTAGTGTTAATTTAAATTGGTATTACAGATTATATTATGGCACAGCAATTAGTTTGACAACACCGTCTAGTTTGAGTTATAATAAACTTAGTTCAGGATTTGCAGGAACGTTTAATGTAAATGCTGGAACTGGAGAATATATTTATATAAGTTTCCCTTCAAGTTTTGGAACTCCTACGTTTTATGTTGGTGGATTCGAAGGGGGAATAAGTTTTTTGGAAACAGTTAGTTTTATTAACGCTTATGGAATAACAACTAATTATGATATTTATAAATCAGATAATGCTTCTCTCGGATCTACGACTGTCGTAGTATCCTAATTCCTAAAAGGAGATTTTATGTGGTATGTAGTTAGTGCTTTAGCTGGCGTGGTGGTTGGTGCTGCTGGTTATCACATAGTAGCTAGTAAAATTGGAGCTAAAATTACCGAACTCTCCACCAAGTTTGAAGAAATCATAGCAATTATTAAAAAATGATCTGGCCAAAATCTATTCTTATTCATAAGGATGTATGGCTCCCAACAAATAATATTAATTGGGAAAATAGAAAAGATTCTGACTTTAATCATTGTAGTTATTGTGGAAGTATCTCTCCAGAAGACTTTTACAATCTTTTAAAAGATGATAGCAATTTAGTAGAGTTAGCAGATCAAAAATATGGTTTTCCACATAAATTTTATATTTATTTGTTAAATGGTCAAATGTTTAAATTCTATACTAGACATTTTGTAGATATAGTAGATAAAAAAACTGTTGATACTATATTAGATTTAATTAAAGAAAAGTTACATATTAACTTAATGTCACATTTGGATGTTATGTAATGGATTCTTTTCAAGTAGATATGAGTAAGTTTTATCAGGATCTTTTGGATTCTCAAAAGCCAGCAGATCCTGAATACATAAAAGCTTTATGGAAAAATATTTGGGATTTGTATTCATATTCGGATGAAAAGAAATGGGTTTAGTTAAATTATCAGCATCATGGGAATTAACCCAATCTCAGATTCCAATTTGGAATACTGAAGTAGTTGATTTGGGTCGTGCCGCTGATGCTCCACAAGCTAATATAGAACGAACTAATGTAGATTTACGTCAAAAGAGTATTTGGCCTAAAAAGGATTTAATAATGAAGAAAGGAATAATTAAATTAGCTGCAAGTTCTTTTGGAGATATAAAACCTTCTCATAAAGGAATGTTACATAAAGCTTTAAATATTCCTGAAGATGAAAAGATTCCAGAAGAAAAACTATTAGAAGCTAAAAATTCAAAAGACGCCCATGTGAGGATTATGGCTAATTACGCTTTAAATGCTAGGTATAGAGGAAAGAAATAATGACCACTCAGATCACTCCACATTTTACAAAGGAATGTTTAGAGTTTAGCGAAACTGCTAATGAACATCATATTGATAATAGTATTCCAGATAGTCTTTATCCTAAAGCTCAACGTCTTTGCCAGGAAATGGAAGATGTGCGAACTCTTTTGAGTGAGTATTATAAAGAAGATACTCCAATTTTTACAAATTCGGGATATCGTTGTCCTGAAGTCAATACTTTAACTCATGGTCAGCCCACTTCTCAACATATGGCTCTTGAGGCTATGGATTTTCATACATCTCATCCTCCTATTGATGATTGGAATATTATTAAAGCATCTAAACTTCCATATGATCAACTTATTTTAGAGCATGATAGTGCTGGTCATATTTGGACTCATTATTCAGTATCTAGACCAAATCAGAATGCTCGTCATATGGCATTCACGTTAGAAAAGAAATGATTATAATATATATAAGTATATTTTTAATTATTTTATTATTTATCTGTGATAGATATTTCCCAGATAAAAAAGAAGGTAAAGTATTATTTAAAATAAGTGAACCTTATGATATTAAACCTGCAACTCAAGTAATTTTCAAAATAAGCAATCCAACCTACAAGGAGTCTTAAATGACCGCTTTTTCCCTTCCCTTCAATAAACAGGTTTCTGTTACAGCACAGTTTGAAGATGCCGCTGGAAATCTTAGTCCCGTATCGGGAGTTACTGTAGTTAGTAGCGATATCACTGTATTAACAGTATCTGCACCTTCTGCTGTAGATTCTGTTTCTGCTGTAACTTTTGTAGTTACTCCAGTTGGTCCTCTTGGTAATGCTACTGTAACAGTAAGTGGAACTAATACTGCTGGAACTGTAATTACTGGAACTCAGGATTTCACAATTGGTGCTGATGTTGCTACTCAGGTTAAAATTACAGTAGGTGAGCCTACTGCTATTGTGGCAGCTTCTTAAATTAAAGATTTATTAAAATGAGTTTAATTAAGTTAGCAGCTACTATAGCAAATAAAGAAGCTCTTAAGAAGACTAAGAAATACCTTCTTAATGGACTTGCTCTTACTGGTGTAGGAACTGGTTTGTATGGAGATGCTTTATTGCTTAAGAAGATGCTAAAGAAATAATATAATGTCAATTGAAATTATTGCAGAATTAGTTGCAAAAAATGGTGCATCTTTTGCCCTCATGGATGATAACAACATCCGTGGGGGTTTTAGATGTGTAACTAATTTAACTGAACGTAATTCGATTTCATCCGATAAATTAAAATACGGAATGAAAGTTTTCGTACAAAGTACAGATTTAGTATATCAATTACAGTCAGATTTAATTACTTGGATAGTAGATACAGCACTAAGCCAGTCATTGCAATCTGCCTATAATAATGGGAACACAATCCAATTAGTAAATGGTAGTCCTTTTATTATTACAGATGGTACAAATAATATACTAACAGTTTCAAATGATGATATAATAAATTTTAACACTACGTTATGTGGACAAAACTATACATCTAATATTACAATTAACGTTGCAACTAATTCTAGTAATATTATTGTTGACACTTCAGATAAAACTACTTATAGAGCTATTCAATATTTTTACACCATTAGTAATTCAGATGCATCAGGATATGAAACTGGACAGCTTTTTTTAATTCAAGATGGACTTAATTCAAGTCTATATGCTATACTCGGTAACAGTATAGGACTGGCAACTGGATCACAATTCTCTTCAATTATTTCAGGAAATAATCTTAATTTAATGGTAACTACTGATAATTCTGGTGAGTTTTCTCGAATAGTTCATTTATTTAAAGTAGCTTTAATTTAAGGTAGAATATGTCCAAAATTATATTACCATTGAATCAAACTCATACCATTACTGTAAATAATGGTACTGTAAGATCATTTTTATTTAATGCTGATGGAACTGCTACTATTCCAGGCAATGTTAATCTTGGTAATACTACAAATGGTTATCATGTAATTTTAAATACAGCAAATATAACTACTTCTGATAAAACTTTTACATTTAATAATAGAAGTGGAACGTTAGCTTTAGAAGATAATACCTCTTTAATTAATATGTTACCACCATTAACTGGTAATAGTGGTAAATTCTTATCTACTGATGGATCTACTGTATTTTGGGGATCTGCCGCTGCTGGTGGATTAACTACTTTAAATGGTATTGGTACTTCTACTTATAGTGCTCAAACATTTGCTATTGGAACTTCTGGAACTTCGCCAGCTTGGGTAAGTATTTCTAATAATACCAATACTCATACTCTTAATATTCCAATGGCCTCAACCGCTTCTGTTACGGCTGGTTTATTAAGTAATACAGATTACGGAAATATTCCTTTTGAAAATACTTCCAATACTTTTGCTGGAACTCAGACTTTTACTAATGCTCCAATTATTACTACTCCATCCACAGCCTCTAACGCAGTTGCTACTTATGGACAATTACAAACTGCTCAAGCTGGCTTATCTATTCGTCCTCCAGTTGCGGCAATAGATACAGTAGATACCACATTACCAACTAGTAACCCAGTAGTAGATACTTATTCGGTGGCTCTTGGTGATCGTATCTTATTTACGGCATTAAGTTCTGGAAACAATGAAGTTTATGTTGCTGGTGGAACACTTTCATCAATGACATGGACTTTAGCTACTGATGGACAAGCTGGTACCGGTTTACCTAGTAAGGGTGATATTTTATTTATCAAGAATGGTACGGTTCATTCTAATCAACAGTATGCATACGAAGGAACTAACTGGGTTCAATACAGTGCCGCCCAACCCTGGACTTTCTCTACTGGCTTAAGTGTAGTAGGACAAACAGTAACTGTATCTTTCGGAACAACCTCTACTACAGCTTGCGTAGGTAATGATTCCAGATTATCTGATTCTAGAACTCCATTAGCACATACTTTAGATGGTGCATTACATACAATTAGTGGTAAAACTGCCGGCCAAGTTATGTTGGCTACTTCGGCAACTACTTTTGGTTTTACTACTATTAGTGGTGATTTAGGAATTTCCGCTACTGGCGTAGCAACTATTTCTACTATTAATAGTATAGCTCTTAGCGATGTTGGTTTACAGCAAAATATAGCTACTTTAGCTGATAACACCAGTACGGCATCATTAGTAACTGGATGTTCTTGGGCTATCGCAAGTTATAGAACTATTAGAATTTCTTTTAGTATTACTAGAGGTTCTGGAAATTATAGTACGGGATATATAGTATTATTACATGATGGAACAACTCCTAGAGTAACTTATATTGAAGATGATTCTATTGGAACTAATGGAATAACTTTTACCACAGCTATTAATACTGGTAATATTCAATTATTATATACCACTACATCTACTGGTAGTTCGGCTACTATTAGATTCAGAACTGAAACATTTGCAATATAATACAATCTAAAATAACCATCGTGAATTATTTTTAATAATTCACGCTTTCATCTGAAAGCGATGGCGATAATGCAAAAGTTTAAACAAGGGCTTGAGCTCTTTGGTTTACAAATAAGAAATACGGCAGCAGGATTTTTAGGAATATTTACTCATTCTAATACTGCCGATAGAACTTATACTCTTCCAGACAAATCAGGAACTGTAGCAATGACCTCTGATATTGTTTCTGGAGGAACGGTTAGTTCTCTTAGTGTAACTTCAGCTAATGGTTTCTCTGGAACAGTTGCTAATTCTACTACTACACCAGCCATCACTATTGGGACCACGGTTGCGGCGGGGATGGTCAAGAGTACCGGGACAGGGTTGACGGGGGCTACCGCTGGGACAGATTATGTAAACCCAATTACTCTCGCTGGTGTGTCTGGAGCTTCCGGGGTCGGTGATTCTATTTATTCTGGGGTGTCCCTTACGCAACATCAAATTAATTCTATGGATATTACATTTGAATCTTTTGGAGCAGATCCTACCGGAGTAAATGATAGTACCCCTGCATTTAATTCAGCTATAGCCTATGTGGTTACTATAGGGGCTGGGCTTATTGGCTCAAATAATTCAACAGGGCAAGGTGCAAGAATAAGGGTAGGAACTCCCGGTGCCATATTTAAGATATCAGGCACCGTTATAGTGGTGTCTGGACTCAAGATAGACTTATCTGGAGCTAGGCTAAATGGTGGTGGATATTTAACTACAAGTAATACCTGTTTCCAATCAGGTTATGTATTGAACGGAGCAGTTGTTTCAAATGATTTAAATTCTGTTTCTTTCACTGCCTCTACTATAAATAATAGTAATATCATCACTGTTGTAGGAACTGTAACTGGACAGGGAATATCAGTAGGTGGTGTAGTATATGGAACAGGAATCCCCTATCAAGCATCAATTCTAACTTTTGGTACATCAGGAACCACAGGAACTGGAGGAGCAGGAACTTATGCCTTGAGTGCCAATGCCCAAACAACAGGAAGTGGAACCTGCACCCAGGGTATGCAGTCTTATGTTGTAGGCCTAGAAATTCGTAATGGATTTTTTAGCAATTTCGGCCGGGCTCTATCTATGGCAGGGTGTATTGATGGTTGTATCTTTGAAGGCTGTATTTCATACAATTGCTTATATCATATTTATGCCTACAATAGCTTCTACAGTTTGTGGTGCAATCATACTGCTAGAGGTTCTGCTGGGGGAGCAACTAACGGGGTTTTCCATTTTGATAGCTGGGTTAATGTCCAGGAGATTGAAAGTGTATTCTCTGTGGGACGATATCAGGCTTTTGAGTTCTTTAATTATGTTGATGGATTATCATTGAGAAACTGTGGATGTGAAGGTCCAGGAACTAATGGGATGCTGTTTGGCGGGGAAGTAGATTTACTAGAAATACGGAACTGTTACTTTGAGAACCTAACTGGCAACGCATTGAATTTCTCGGCAGCCTACCCGCATAAGAACGTGACCATCGACAACAACTGGTTCAACAACGTGGCGACCCTTTTCAACGGGGTTCAGATGGGTAGTGGAAGCACTTGGGGTCGTGGCAATCAAGTTAACCCAAGCAACACATGGGTGACTGGAACCATATATAGTGTAAGCCAGATGGTATTTGCCAATGGGTCAAACTGGGTTTGTACTACTATGCATACCGCTGGGACTTTCGCAACTGACCTAGCAGCAGGTAAATGGACTACAGGTGCCTCAGTCTACCTTGGTGATGACATATATAATTATATGGATGTGACAATCCCAGATGCTATAGCCCAGGATGTTAATCACACTATGTTCAGTGGGACTATTTCAGGCAATTTACTTACAGTAGGGACCTTCTTTGTTGGAACCACAATTACTGTTAATGGCACTTTATCTGGTCCTGGTATTGCTGCTGGAGTAACTATTACTGGGTTTAATAGTGGAACTGGTGGAGTGGGAACAGTAGCTACTCTGTCAGCATCACCTGGAAACTTGTCTGGTGTTCAGATGGGTTGTGCTCCTTTACCTGTAGCTAATCCAAGTTTCACATTCAGTGCCACAGGTGGGCAATACGCCAAGGTGAACGTCCATGGGCGCATGGTCATCAACTCAAACAGTAATGGCCTCGCCTTGGTGGTTGCGGAAGGTGCAGCGTTCACCTACAACCCAAAGCCATTCTGCTACTTCGGTGTGAGCGGCTATATCCCCAACCAAGTGGCGTTCTGCACTGAGTATTACTCTGGAACCGGTACCGCCACTATCCTGGTCATCGATACACGGATTGTCTATGACCCCTACGTAATGGGGGTTTTCGCTCTCAAGATCATCGCTGTCGGTGTCAACACCTACGCCCTGTGTGGCAAGTTCTACGGGCTTGCGGTGGCCGTTGATATAAATGGAGGCTCTTTCACTGTTGCTGCTTCGAACAATACTGGATCTATCCGGTTCACAATCTCAGGCGCAACCGGCTTTACCGCAGCAACTAGCGGGGCTGCGGCTGAAGGCATTATAAGATTGGTATGATACTTATCTGTGGGTAAAATGGCGCATGGAGGGCCGGATGTCACCTGATTTTGAGGCGTGGTTGATGCGGAGTGATAAATATAGTAATTTTATTATTAATTAAAATATAATTTACTATAGATAATGAAATCAAAAAATATCTAAATTTTCATGATAATTCTGTGTTAAAATAATAAAAAGGAGTGACGCTATGCCAACTTTATCCAAAGCCTCTACAGTGGCTTTATATGCTAGTTATTTTACTAGATTAAATAATCTTCCAGCCACAATTAAGCGAGATACTACAGCCAGTCCATTAGTAAGATCTATTCTTGCTGATGAATTATCTTTACTTCAGGCAATTAGTACTGATAATACTTATAGTATTAATTTTGTAGAACCTCGTGTAACTATTACTCCATATAGTTCTGGAACTAGACCTTATAAAATTGAAACTGGTACAGCAATTTCATATTCTATTGGAACTACTGGTGGTGAGACTAGTTCTACTAACGTGTTTAGCGCAAAGATACTTCCGGCGTGGCTTACTTTAAATAGCTCTACCGGTGCTTTAACTGGAACCGCACCAGCTATTACAAGTACTCATTATAACGCAAAAACTGGTGGAACTGTTGCTAATTTATCTGATGAATATCCTACATCTTTAGTAAGTGTAAATAATGATTTTGGTCAAGCTGTAAATGGTCCTTATCCATTTACGTTTACTGTAGTTTCAGCTAGCACACCTACGGTTACTAGTGCATCTACTATCAATACTACCCCTGGAAATGCATTCACTTATACAATTACCGCTAATAATACTCCTACTTCATTTGTTGCTTATGATATTACTACTTTAGGAGCATTAACCACTGTAGCTTCAACCGGAGTAATATCTGGAACAGTCTCTGCTTCTTTAGCAACTGGAACTTATAATATTTATGTTGCCGGTGTTAATGCAAGTGGAGAAGGTATTGATCAGGCAGTAGTTGTTACAGTTGGAAATGTTCCTGTAGTTTCTAGTGCTGCTACTTATACTACGGTTCATAATACTGCATTTAGTTATAGTATTACCGCTTCTAATACTCCAACTTCTTACTCTGCAACTGGTTTAGCTGCATTAACTGGAGTTTCACTTAATGCTTCAACTGGTGCTATTACCGGAACCGTTACTGCCGTAGCTGGAACTTATGTAATTACAGTTACCGCTACTAATGCTTATGGTTCTAGCGTTGCTGAGACCGTTACAGTTACTTTAACCTAATAAGTTAAATAGCTAAAAAGTAAAAGGCCCCTTTCGGGGCCTTTTCTTTATCTTAACACTGACGTTCGGGTGGCCATATGCCAAAATGCAAATCTCGTTTCAGTTTCGCAACCATTTCGATTGTCTTTTTTGGCATATCTGGTTCATTGATATATTCTGGACGAGTCCAAAAATCAGAACCAAATTTTGCATCAAGTTTATTACCAAGACCTTTATTATTGGGTAAAGTTAAATCTTGAATCAAATAATCTCGATTTGAACTATTAACTCTTGCTCCAATAATTCCATTACTGTCGATGACTACACCCCAATAGCGATTTTTCCAGATACCGATTGGACATGCGAATAGACGGGTCTTTCCCTGCGTAGATTTAATCGGAATAAAGACAAGATTACCTTTCTCCGTTATTACAGCGCTCATTATGTCTCCATCTTTAACATTAAATTCAGACGGAAGTGTAATGCGCCGACTCTTTCCTACGCGAACTTCAACGATTCCAGACATATGGCCACCTACAGGAGAAGCACTTGGAAGTGCTTAGTTAAAAGAAAATACGCCATGTATTTTCTTTGAATAAACTGGATGAGGTCTAGGGACTCGAACCCTAATCTGCTCCGTCAAAGGGAGCGGTCCTACCGTTGAACGAAACCCCAAATGTTCGGATTTAACCACTAATCTAATACTCTTCCTCTTATCCGAAAGGTAGAAGAGATTGGTCGGAATGACTGGATTTGAACCAGCGTTATGCTTGCTCCCAAAGCAAGTGGAAAACCAGACTTTCCTACATTCCGATTGGTAGTCACGAGGAATTTTGAAATCCTGACCCTCGGTGTGTAAAACCGATGCTCTGCCTCTGAGCTACGCGACTATTTATAAGTCTCCAATTATGCCAAATTGGAAAACGATTTTCGCCGCAACGAATTTTAATCTCAATCATTAAGGTCTTCTAGAATCCCAAAATGATTTTACTGGATTCGCACCAGATTTTTAGATCTCTATTCCAGATCGTCTACTATCATCCTGTACATGACGAAGTGCAATCTGTTTGTTGCGGTTTATTATATGCGCCTCGGAGGAGTAACCCAACACTTATACAATTCCCGATATTTTAGAACGGCGCATTAGATTGGAGCGGATAGCCAGACTTGAACTGGTCTTCTTCAGCTTGGAAGGCTGAGGCACAAACCCTTATACCATACCCGCAAAAACTGTTTCATCTACTAGCCATCATCTCCGGACCTTTCGGAACTATTGAGATTTAGGTTACGGTTAATTTGTAGACTTTCGATTGGTACCCCCTACAGGATTCGAACCTGTGCTACTCGCTAATCTGGCGATCCGGGGTTATAAGGCCCGTGTGCTAACCACTACACCAAAGGGGCATTTAAAATATGAGAGTTATTCGATACTCACAAACGCTTTTCTAGTGCATTATCAAGCCCGAAAGTTGAGCAAGATAGGGAACGGTCTTAAAGTCACCGCCAAACTATCGCAGATAAGTCAAGGGACTAAATCTGCAATCTTATCGATTCCCGCGTTCCTTGCTCCCGCGGGAATTGGCCTTGGGCGGCGTCATATAGCGAGCCGCTTTATTAGCGACCTTCTTGTTGCTCATGGGATTGGCCGGAACGTTGTTCTTGTTCCAGGAAGTTCCGATGGCGTTTTTCCATTCGATCTTCTGAACGAAAACGAATCCACCTTTCTTGATAGCTTCTTCGGCCCGTTCATTGGAGACGCGGGTAACTTCATTGGTCTTGGTATTACAGATGCACTTCATGGGATTTCTCCTCCATGCGGTTGGTTGAAAAGAAAGTTAAGGTTCATGTTACCTTTAGTGGGTGATCAAACCCATTAAGCCAAGTGTGGTGGCCTACCTTAACATAACATCCTATAGGTTTTCTAAGATGTTGCCTAGATTATGCTATTATTATTCCGATAGGCAACGAATCGGTAATAGGCATTGGATTTACCTATACTATATTCTCAACTGCAATACATTCCGCTTAGTAACGGTTTCGTTGAGACTCGCTAAAGTTTGGTTCTCATACTATACCAAGTATGAAAACGATTGGTGGACCCACCCGAACTCGAATCGGGAACAACCACATTAAAAGTGTGGGGCTCTAACCAGTTGAGCTATAGGTCCAATTTTTACTAAGATTTTCGTTGATGTGTTTTTCTGTATTCTTTCACATAATCTGCTTGAGCTTTCCTACATAATTCACAGTGACAATACCTATACGACGATAATGTTCCGTGATTTATTTTTGCATCTTTTTGGTTTAGGTCAATTAATGTTTTCTTTTGATGACATTTTTGGCAAAGTAATTGACATTTATTAATCTCTGTCCAAAATTTTATTTCACTCATAGATGACATTTTTGCAATGGAAGTAATTTTTGTTGATCTGTCAATATGATCAAATTGTAAATCTTCAGTTGAATTACATTCTTTGCATTTACCTCCAAGTTTTTCAACAGCAACCAATCTTCGTTTTTGCCATCTATTTTTCATATAATTATTCATATATTCGTTACTACTTCCGGTCATAAAATCCTTTCTTTAAAATTTACCGATATCACTTTTATAATCGGCTGTTACAGAATTAACCGGTAGTGATTTCTCGTTGAAATCTACTATCTGCATCTAAAGGTTCATCTCCCCAGATTAACCTTTATTGGTAGAGATAACGGGATTCGAACCCGTGTTAATGCCGTGAAGGGGCAACGTCCTAAACCACTAGACGATATCTCTATTGTAAACGACCAGTTTAGGGGCATGTATTTATTATATCACGCAAGCGTGACAATTAGCCAGCCAAGATAACTGGAAACTCAGTTTTACATCATGAATATTATCGTTTATTCCTCATGATAACCATTTACTATTAGAAATGGTAAGAATTGGTGCTCCCAGTGGGTCACGATCCCACAATCCCTTTCGGGCGTCAGATTTTACTTACCACTATAGTTTTCACTACCAGACATTATCTGTTTGTGGTCTGGACTATCCCTTCACCATAACATATCTGTTTTAGGTGGGTGATTATAGTCTCTGCACGTTCCGATTTCTCGGCTTCGCTCAGGATTGGCATCGGCATTATCCGTTAAGCGTTCCCTGAATTTACACCTTACTAACATACCGTTTCCAATATGCCGACCCATTTTATCGAGTCTGATGCGTATACCAATTCCGCCATGGGAGCGACGGTAAATCAATTTTAAAAAATTAACTCTCATCCTTTTAGCAACCATATAAGATGAAAGCACTTGTGATTTCGATATTTGAGATTATGACATCCTCATATACTGGTTCCAAGTTGCCCGGCTTCCAGTAATATCCCCCATCACTCCAATTTAGCGCGCTAATAAAAACTATCAGCCCTTGCTTGGCTCCCATTTATTTATAGTAGGGAATCACTTTTAAAATACTAGGACTCATTTTGAGGACTAACTTCAGTCAACTCAGCCAAGTCTGATGGCCTATCCCAGCTTAACGTCGGAGCCGATCCCGTTTATTCTTGGCAATTAAAATACGGTTTCTGGATAACCGAAAACCCAAAGTCCTCATAAGAGGCTATCTGATAAATCCCCAATCTTATCTTTGATTCGATTGGTTCCCATTACTCCATCTACAGATTGTGACTCTGTTTGATGTTTCTTGGCAATTAGATATGTCTGCGAGACATTATCTAATCGAGCGCTGAATAAGACCGCAAGGTTGCACCTTGGTATTAGACGGTTTATTCAAATTACGCTGTTATGTATTAACGGGAATTCTAATTACCCGTAGCGTAGAGGTTTGCCTTTGATGCCCTCACCGCGCCAACCGCCTAACCGGTTTTAACACTTCGGCTAATAGCGCGTCAATTAAATCAATTGACCCTTGCAGCCGCTCCCTCTTATTTGTAAGTGGGGAATCACTTTTATTGAGTTGGAGTATTTGCTTTTGCTCCAACCTATCTTCGGGTGATCGTTGCAACGATCAAGCAGTTACCCTATCGGTTTTCTATTATGACCGAAAACATACCCAATCAATTCTTATCACCGTTCTGATTGGGTAAGAACAGGTGAATGCAGGAGACTTCTACATGCTGCCTACGTCAAAGGCAATAAGCCAATGATATCAACAGTTTCCGCTGCAAACGGCGAATGATTATAGAACATGTCTTTGCAGGACAAGTCTTTTATCATTCCTTAAACATGTAGAAGTCTCCATATATCTTATAACAGAATTTACTCAGTTTTTGCAGAATCCTTGAGGAAATACTTTTCGGATCGCCTCAAAAACCTTTTAAAGTGCTTCTGAACGGATTCGGGAATCTTATAAGCTCCTTCATTCATTCTGTCAATGGCCCTAGACTCAGCTTCCTTCTTTGTATATCGATCACGCTTATTGCAGAGAGAGAAGCCAACAACTACCTGACCATTAACCTTATCAGAAATAAGAACTCCAATAGGATTGCGATTGTAAAGACAATTCAGAATATCTTTGAGATCAGCCTGAATCTCATTAATTTGTGCAGCATTATCAACATTAAGTACTGGCAGATCATCGATCAATGCCATAATATCGACGACCTTTCTTTCAATCACTTCAGGATTGAAGTTCTTCTTGTTATGACGGACGTATTCCTTGAGCATTATCTCTCCTATGAGATTGGTTGATTGGTCTTCCCACCGTGGCTCGAACACGGGTCTAGAACTTAGAAGGTTCTTGCTAAATCCAACTCAGCTATGGGAAGAAAGTGAATTATCGTTTTAAATTATTCCAAGCAGTTACAGTATCTTCCCATTCTTTATCAAAAGGTCCTAAATAGTGACAATCTGTACATTCAACATATCTTAATTTAAGTTTACCATTATAAACAACATTGAGTGATTTTTGTAAATCTCCATTTGGATCTATAAATGCTTCATTACCTGTATTTTTACATCTAGGACATGGTTTGAAATTCATTCATCCTCTCCAATCAATTATCTTATGAGAAAAGTCAGTGTCATAATGATCAAAATCTTCAATAGTATTTACCAATTTAATATCAGGAAATTTATCCTTTAAATCATTAACTCCATTTGGAGATTTAGAAACCAAAGTATAGTTTGTATCAGTAGGAATATAACGAATATATCCACCATATTCCTGATCTGCCATAATTTGAGAATAATATAAATAAGATTTCATATTATCTCCAAAATTAAATTGGTGGAGTTTACGAGACTCGAACTCGTGTTTGAAACTTGCAAAGCTACCGTTCTCCCACTGAACTAAAACCCCAATTGGCGTCCTCTGTTAGATTCGAACTAACGACCATCCGGTTAACAGCCGGAAGCTCTGCCATTGAGCTAAGAGGACATTTTATGAAATGGCGGTAGATGAAAGATTCGAACTTTCGGACCCTTTTAAAGGTCGCCGCATTAGTAGGGCGGTGCTATAGACCACTCAGCCAATCTACCGATTATTGGGAGAATAAATATTCTCCCTAGCAAACTGTCATTATGGCCATCCGGTCATGGTATAGTTTGCTAATTTCCATCTTACATAACGAGGCCACATTCAATTCTGTGTGGATTAGTTATGCTATGATGGTGTTTATTTGGCATTCACATTTGATGCCTACTCCATAGTATTGTGACGTAGCCCTCGATCGACACCAATTACATTGTGAGGACTTCAACGGGACGTAACTATGCAAGCTGAACTATTCAGAATTGATTGTCACGCTGAATAGTTCTTTGTTGGCGGAAAGCGAGAGATTCGAACTCCCGGTGAGCGTAAACCCACGATAGTTTTCAAGACTATTGCCTTAAACCACTCAGCCAGCTTTCCAGTTATTAATCTAATCCAAAATTTTCACGGTAATTTGCTTCTTCTTCAGTTGGAGGATCAAGAATTTCCGGTTGATAATATTCTGAATAAATAATTTCCATAGCTTTATCGCCATCTGCATAAAATAAATTTGGATTCGTTATGTTAAATCTATTACAAAAAGATTGACCAATTCTTATATCTTTATAGATTTGAACTTCTTTATTATATTCTTTTAAAAAATCGGTAATCTGTTCATGATTTAAATGACAGTATGTAGCTTGTTTTGAAGGGAATTTTTCACCAAACGCAATCCTTAATTGATAAATCCTTAAAGCACCTTTATTTTTACAAGTTCCCATATAATTAGGAATTTCTTCTTTAGGTTGTGCATTAAAAAATTCCTGCATTTCCCACAATGCTTTTTCTACATTCTCAATTAGAGTATTAAGATCTTGCATTGTAATCTCCTTTCTGTTTTTCCAATCTATAAAAAACTTCTTCGAGTAAAATAGGTTTAAAATCAGTCCATTCTACACAAACATTTAAATATCTATTATCCATGATTTTATTACTATGCAAGTGACCATGAATATTTCCACCACACCATCTAGCTAAACTATCAGGATGAATGGGGATATGGGATAATAAATATTTATCAAGTTTATGTGATCCACGAATATCTTTAAAATATTTAGCATATTCTTTTAAATCAAAGATATCATGATTACCACGAATTAAAACTTTTCTACCATTTAATTTTTCAAAAATAACTAGATCTCTTTTATGAAAAACAACATCACCTAAATGATAGATTTTATCTTCAGGTTTCACTATATCATTCCAATTTTGAACTAAAGCTTCATCCATATCTTTTACATTATTCCAGGGGCGAACTTTAATTCCATCTTCTTTTAAAAAATTACAAATATTCTCTTGACCAAAATGAGTATCGCTTATTAAATAGACTTTCATAAATACCTATTTTTCTGTTTAGCCCAATATCCTCGTGGTGGTTTTTCTATTCCATATTTTTTACACCACTTACCAATCATCCTACCACTTACATTATAAAATTTACCTATTTCTTCAGAAGGAATTTTCCAAATGATTTTTTCTAAATCTTCTTTAGATGCAATGTCTTTTTCTTGATCTATTCTATAACATTCCACAGAACAATATTGCTTTTCAATAGAATCAGGTTGGAATTCTTTTTTACAATATCTACAAATTTTTAATTCTAAATAAACTGGATGATGAAGTTTACAATGTTCAGATGATGTTAATATTTCTAAATTTTCTGGATCATTATTTAATCTATTTTCGTCTATATGATGTACATGTTCAAAGTCTTCTAAATATCTATTTAATTTATTTTCCATAACTAATCTATGAAAATAAACAGATTTTGAATTTTTCCATGCATTTGGATGTGTTGGATAATATACCGTTATGTAACCTAAAGGATGAAGTGTTTGTGTAAATGATTTTAAATCATGTAACATATTTTCCTTTATAAATTGGAGCCAAGAACAGGATTCGAACCTGCGATGGATTATTAGTCGGCAGCTTACAAGGCTGTTCCCTTCGACCGCTTGGGCATCTTGGCAAATGGCAGTTTATGGATATCTGCCAACCAACTACTTTCATTTTTGTATAGCAAACAGGAGTTTTACCACTCACCATATATAGTAAGTCTTATCGGAGGAACTGGAAATATCTTTGCGATATCGATGGCTTACAATCGATAACGTTTAAGTTTATCTCATCGTTATAGTCATAACGCTCATCCCCCGTTAACGCGACGGTTAGTAATATGAGTCGTATAGGGTTGGATACCTATTTTCCCGCATTCCGCTAAGACAGTCCTAAAACTGTCCTAGTCAGACGATTAATTATTTCATTATAAAACCAAGTAGCATCACTACTCAGATTATCAATTAGAAGTTTTCAGCCTCGCAAGGCATGTTGTAATTGTAACACACGGTCGAAACCTGTCAACAAGATATTTAAAGAATATGTCGTGGCTCGCTCCAAATCACGATTATTAAAAGTTTTATCTTTTAATAAAGGTGATTTGATATAATAATCTCTCCATATATATTATAACAAAAAAATGGTGTTTTTTGCGAACATGTGTTATCATAGAACTTATGTCGAACGAACTGATTCTACAATACCAGAAAGATCCAACGAATAAAGAAATCGAACAGAAATTACTCGATATGCATGGATCTTATATTAAAGCCAACATTAATAAATGGGCCGGGATAGTCCCTGATATAATCATTCATTCATATGGTAAGAAATATGCGTTAGATGCTTTCAAGACTTATAATCCAATTAAAGGATCCATTAACACCCATCTATATAACAATATCTCCCAACTCTCCAGACTAATCTATCAACACCAAAATGCAATTCGCTTACCAGAGCAACAGATACAGTTAATCGGAAAAGTTAATGCATCTAGAGATATTCTAACTGATGAATTGGGCCGTGAGCCAACCACAGAAGAAATAGCTGATAATTTATCTTTACCAAAAGCACATATAGCTAAAGTAATTAGAAATCAAAGAGCAGATTTTCTAAATGATTCTGATACAGATATGCAACATGCTTATGGTGATCATGATAATGAGATAGGAAATAAGATATTTCAATTTAGACAGACTCTGAATGATACAAGAAAAGATCAATTTGATAGTTTTACAGGATATAACAACGTAACTCCATTAAGTCCTCAACAATTTGGTTTAAAATTTAAACTTAAACCTTACGAAGTATCAAGACTTAAAACATTATTTGCTAAAGGGTTAAAATAATGGCAACTCAAATTACTCGTACCCAGATATTAACTGATAGAGTTATTACTGTTACTATTAGCTTAACAGCTAAAGATGCTACAGATGATGCGTTGGTTAAAAAGTTTGGTGATATTCAAATTATGCCTAGTGGATATTTTAATGATCCAGCAGATTCTACCTATCCTCAGTTTATGGTAAACGCGGGAACAGAACCTATCGATTTTTTTACAGCAGGATCTATCGTTGCTACATTCGCTAATGATACATTAGCTCTTGCAGATCTTCAGAGACGTGCTTTATTATGGGGTAACGCTATCCAGTTAACTATACAGAATGCCATGATAGCTTTACGTGCTTTAGTTGATTCTACTACCTCTACTAGTGTGGTGACAATATGAGTTTGGTTAAATTAGCTTGGGATTCTAAAATGGATGAATTTGAAAATATTTTTAAATCAAAAACTCTAAAACAAATGCAACCATATAAATATTTTGAAGATAAACATAAACAAAAAGCTAAAGAATGGATTAAATACTATCAGTTAGAACCTAATGATCCATTAACACATACCGTAGGAAAAGAACAAAGAAAATGGACTAATGCAGTCTATGATAGATATAATAAATATAAATCTCATATTAGAAATAGAAATATGAAACGTGGATTAGCTGGACTTGCTGCCGTTACTGTTTTGGGCGGAATTGTAAAAAACAGTTTAAATAAAGATAAAAAATAACAATATGGCCTATTTAAATTATTTAGCTCAGATTAAAACATTCCTAACTAACTGGTCATCTTGTATGGCTGGTAATGGAAGTACTAATACTTTTGATTATAAAATTAGTACGGCAAAAGAATTAAATAATTTGAAGAATGCAGTTACTGTAAATGATATGGTTCAGATGGGTAATGCCTATTATGATCAGGTTGGAATAGGTAGAGCAATGACTGAATTATATAAAAAACCTAAAGATTATTTTGCTGATTTTGTAGCATTTAATACTACTCAATTAGCTGATTTAACTAATTTAGGTAACGAAGTAACAAATTCATATACTAATATTTCAGATACTAGTTTAAGTAATAAGTCAATTAAATCTATTTCAGCTAAATTACAATTAAAACTTTCCTTAATAAGTTCACCATATGACAACAATTAATTTAGATATTACAAATAGAGATTTATACGGAAATGTGACTTTTTTATTAAAGTCTGCTAGAGTTTATGGTATCGAAAATGTAATTCAGAAAGTAACTACTTGTTTGTTATCATCCAAGAAAACTACTTATTTTGGTAATATATATGGCAGCGATGCATTACAGGCTGGTAAATATAATTTTAATGCAGATGGAGTTACAGATTTTAAATTACAAATTACAGATGATTTAGTAAATATTAAAAGTTCTATTCAAACTGATGAAACTACATATAACATTCCCGTAGCAGATAGATTAAAAGATATAGCTATTCAAGACGTAGTATTTGATAATACAACTTTAACAGTAAGTTTATCATTGTTAATTTCTACTAATTCTGCTTCCACTATTATTCAATTGCCGGTGAAATCGTGAATTCAACAGATCTGATTAAATTTTCAACTGATGTATTACAAGCAGATTCTAATTATGCTAATGTAGATTTATCTACATCAGGTGCATTTTACAATTTAACCATTCTACCATTTTCGGTTTTAACAAAGCCATTAAGAGATTTGATTAATTCAAATATGAACGCATTAGCATTAGGAACTATGACTAGTGCTCAATTAGATAGTTGGGCTACTAATTTATTTCTTACACGTAGAACTAATAATTTAATGACCGTAGCTATTACAATTTATTTAACAAATAGTACAGAAACGATAGAACCTTTAATGGTCTATACTACTGATACTTTTACTACAAATCAGAATAAGATTTTTTATCCAATTCAAGATTATATTTTTATATTTAGTTCATTACCGGTAGATTCAACAGGTAATTATAGATATGCTACCATTATTGCATCTTCAACTCAGGATTATACAGTTACAGCAGCTAATACAATTAAATCAACTTCTTTAACTCATCCATCACTTTCTTATGTTACAAATGCGGCAGCCTCTTCAACTCCAATTGAGGCTCAAACAGATACAGACTTTATAACAAGTATTCAGTCTGCAATATCCGCACGAAATAATACTACCGCAAATGCAATTTACACTAATTTAGAAGCTGCATATACTTCAATAACAGATATTTTAGCTATTGGATATAATGATCCTGAAATGCAGAGAGATATCGCTGTTGCAGCGCGTGATTGGTCGGGTCACTTTGGTGGAATGACAGATATTTACGTTCGCACTCCACTGACTGCTGTGACGGCTACGGTTACGGGCACTAGAAATTCTACCAACAATGGCTACACTTTTATTCTTCGTAAATACGCAGGTTATGATTGGGATTCTATTGATGACTCATCACCCACCCCTCTCTCATTAACCCCCTGGATTGCTGTAACTTCTACTAATCCATTACCTTCAATGCCTATAGTATTATTTGACTGGGCAGATACAACAATAACTAACACAACTATAACTACAGCGACCAATGGATTACCAAATGTATTAGTTGAAGTAATGCCAGATCCAGAATTAAATGCATATGGTAAAAATTATCGTTATTCAATATATGAAAATCTTAGAATAACGGTTTATACAAACACAGCAGTAAATTCTTCTGAAACAATTGTATTAGCCTATTCTACTTTATCAAATATTGAAGATATGCAAACATATATGAACTCTTCAGTTGCTAGAGTTTTAACTTCTAATAATTTAGTAAAATCTTTCCTTCCAGTTGAGATAAAGGATTTGACTATTGTTTATGATTCTAGTTATACTGTAGATACGACAACGTGGGCAACTACTCTTGCTGATTTAATTAATAGCTGGTCATCAACTCAACCAATTAGATTATCTACATTATTAACCGATTTCGTAGCTCCAGTTCGTTTGGATGAAGTGTGGAGTGATACAACTTCTTCATTACCATATACTTTTGATAGTAATGGCAATATTACTGGAACTAATGTTTCAACATCTTTTCCTTCTTACATAACTATGTCATTAAATAATATAGATGGTTCTTTTCAATATTATATTTCTACTAGACAGATTTATCCAATGGTCAAAACTGGATTATCTTCAACTTATAGAACTTGTCGTTATTTTGTAGATTCTTCAAATATTCATTTTGTAGCGGGGACATGGTAATATGAAAGCTTCTGAATTTTTAATGGCAAAAGCATTAGAACATGATGATTTTCAATTAACTAAAATTGCTCAGGATTTATATGGTACTGAGGAAGATATTGATTATATCGATAAAGAAGCTGGAATTGCATCAGGTTTATTAGCTGCTGGTTCGCAATTACTTAAAAGTAACGTAATTAGAAATGCTGCTATTGGTGCAGGGGTAGGTAGTTTAACTGGCGCTGCTTCTGCACAGTCAGGTAATAGATTGGCCGGAGCATTTAAAGGTGGATTAATTGGTGCTGTTACTGGTGGTATTGGAAGTGCTAGTACTAATATTTTAAAGACTATGAAAACTCCAGGAGTTACGTTCAATAGGGCTTTAGCTCAAGAAGGTAATAATATTACCGCAGTAGGAACTAAGGCTAGTAGAGCATTCGATATTGGTCGTTCAAATAGAACTTTCTTAAATAGACCTACTCCAATGGGAACTTCAATTCCAGAATCTGCTCCAAAAGTTATATTACCAACTCCAACTAAAGATGAGGCAATAAAGGCTGGATTTGGTAGTCCTATCGAACCTCCATTACCCGCTGCTGGAGCAACTACTTTACAACAGCCAGCTACTAAAAATTCTATCTTTAAACCAAAACCATTACTGAGAAGTTAAATATGTCATTAGTTAAGTTAGCAGCAATGCCGCTTTTAGTAATAAATAATTCGGATCCTAATGCTGGATCTTCTAAAACGTTTAATGGCAAAAATGTTGCTGCTGCTGCGGTTGGTGGAACAACAGGTTTTGCATTAAGCGATGCCATTGAACATACTAAAGGTTTTGATGAAACTAAATTATTACATAGATATGGTAAAAGAATGGGTTCTATTGTTGGTGGTTTTGCTGGTGCTGCTGGAACTTATACTCTTTTACATAAAAAGCAGAAAGAACAAGAACCTAAATTCTATATGCTTTAATTAAGGGTCGTGATGAATCATCAGATAACTAAAGAAAATACTCAACCAATTATTGATGTTATTCATAATAACATTAAAGAGATTTTTCCTTTAACTGTAGGTAATAAAACTATAGAAGTAAAGAATATAGAGACAGTTGGTTGGGATAAGGCTGATCCAACCAACTATTATGATATTGCTAATGCAAAAGCACACGATAAGACTTACGGGGTAAATCTAGTCGCAGATGTAGAGTTATCCCAAGATGGTAAAGTAATAGATAAAAAGAAAATGAAATTAGCTACAGCACCGGTAATGGCTGGTGATGGAACTTTCATTGTTGGTGGATCACAGTATCAAGTTGATCATCAGTTAAGATTGCGGCCCGGTATTTATTCTCGTATTAAACAGAATGGCGAAATTGAAGCACATGTAAATCCAAATGGTTTTAAAAATTTACGTTTAGCCGTAGACCCCGCTACAAAGAAATTAACTGTAAATGTAAATCAGGCAAATATTAATGCTATTCCAGTATTAAGAATTCTTGGTATTTCTGATACTGAAATTAAAAAATCATTTGGTGATGATGTATATGATGCTAATATTAAAATTCTTGGCAAGAAGGGTGATGAAGAAATTAAACGTTTCTTTAAATCCGTTCATCCTTATGATGAATTACCGGAGACTAATAAGTTAATAGCAGAACATTTATCTCTCTCACTAAGAGAAGCTAAACTAGATCCTAAAGTAACTAAAATTACATTAGGTCAAGAATATGATCACGTTAATGGAAATGCTTTATTAAGAGGATTTCAGAAAGTAATTAATGTTTCTCGTGGAACTGAACAACCTGATGATCGTGATGCATTAGCATTTAAAACTATTCATTCAGTTGAAGATTTTGTTAATGAACGATTAAAGAAAAATAAGAAATCAATTCAATTTGCTATTCAGAATAGAATGCGTAAAAATGATAAACTTGATCAGATTATGAATTCTGGTCATATTAATCAGCATGTATTCTCATTTTTTAATTCTGCTGCACTTTCAGAAATTCCTTCACAGATTAATCCATTATCAGTAATTAATAGTTCATTTAAAACTACTATTACTGGTGAAGGTGGTATTGAAAATGCAGAATCAATTATGCCAGAATCTCAAGCCTTACATCCTAGTCATTTAGGATATCTTGATCCAATCAATACTCCTGAGTCAAAAAAGATTGGTGTTACTTTAAATTTAGCTATTGGAACTACTAAAAAAGGAAATGAACTTCTCAGTAAATTTAGAAACATAAAAACTGGTAAAGAAGAAGATATTTCAACTATCGATGCTTATCATAAAGTTATTGCTTTACCCGGTCAAGAATTAAAAGGTCAAGTAACTGCTATTAAACATGGCAAACAAGTAGAAGTTGATGCTAGTGAAGTTACTCATGAGCTTCCTAATGCCTATTCGGCCTTTACTATGGCTTCTCAGGCATTACCTGCAATGAATCATAATCAGGGTAATAGAGCTGGAATGGCCTCTAGACATATTAATCAGGCTATCTCACTTAAACATCGTGAAGCACCTTTAGTTCAAGTTCAATCACCACTTTCCAAAGACATGAGTACTGAAGAATTTTTTGGTAAAAAATTCCAAATTGCGCTTCATGCTAGAAATGAAGATGGAATTATTCAAGATATTACTAAATCACATATTATCTTTAAAGGTGATAGTGGTAAGGTATATGAATATCCTATTTTTAATAATTTTGATCTACAAAATAAATCTTATTTACATCATGAAATTGAAAATCTTAAAATAGGCGATAGATTTAAAAAGGGTGATCTTATTGCCGATTCTAATTTTAGTAAAGGTGGCGTATTGTCACTCGGAACTAATCTTCGAACTGCTTATATGCCATGGAAAGGTTTAAATTTTGAAGATGGCATTGTAGTATCCGAATCAGCAGCTAAAAAATTAACTTCAAATCATTTATTTCAAGATAATATCGATAAAGATAATGATTCGGTATTAGTTAATAAAAGAAAATTTGTAACCTTATATCCATCTAAATATACAAAAGCTCAATTAGATAAAATTAGTGATAATGGAATAGTAAAGGAAGAAGTTACTTTACAACCAGGGGATCCTTATGCTTTAGTATTACATAAGGCTCAGGGGACTCAAGAAGATCTTATGTTAAATAGATTACATAAATCTCTTGTACAACCTTATAAAGATATGTCTAAAACTTGGGAACAGTTAACTCCCGGAAAAATTACTAGATCAGTAGAAAATACCAGAAATGTAAAGATTCATGCTAAATATGAAGCACCTGCAATTATAGGTGATAAACTTGCATTAAGACATGGTAATAAGGGAGTCATTACCTCAATAGTTGCAGATAAAGAAATGCCTACTACTAAAGAGGGTAGATCTACCGAGGTATTAATTAGTCCCTTAAGTATTGTTACTCGTATGAGTCTTGGTCAAATGTTGGAAAATTCTGCAAGTAAAATTGCAGAAAAAACTGGTAAACCTTATATTATTGAAAATTTTTCAAAAGATAATCAATTAGAAAAAATTAAAAATGATTTAAAGAAACATAATATATCGGATACGGAAGAATTATTTGATGAACATGGAAATTCTTTTGGACAAGTGTTAGTAGGAAGTCCATTAATTGAAAAATTATTTAAGACTGCAAAAGCTAACGTTTCCGCTAGAGACAGTGGTGCCTATGATATAGATAATAAGCCAATTAAGGGTGGTGAGGATGGTTCGAAGGCTATCGACCAATTGACTCTTTATGGCTTATTATCGCACGGTGCGCGAGGCATTATTAATGAGGTTAGCACGGTCAAGGGTGATGGAAACGCCCAGTTTTGGCAGAATCTCCAAAATGGCTTACCCATACCTAAACCTCAAGTTCCATTTGTATATAAGAAATTTGAAGCAATGCTTCATGCTGCTGGTATTAATGTTAGACATGATGGTTCTAGAAAAATATTATTACCTCTAATTGATTCTCAAATAGATGAATTAGCTGGAGATAACGAAATTGAATCTTTTGGTATGTTAGATCATAATTTTGAACCAATCAAAGATGGGTTGTTTGATCGTCATACAACTGGTGGTTCAAATGGTGATAAATGGGCAAAAATTACATTAGCTCATCCATTAGTTAATCCAATGTATGAAAATGCTGTCAAAACCATCTTAGGTCTTAAGGACTCTGAATTTAAAACAATTATAAAATTGGAAGGTGGTCATGATAAAATTAAAGGAATGTTGGCTAATCTCAATGTTCATGAGCAGATTGATAATCTTACGGCAGGTATCAAGACTGCGCCGAAAACTAAAAAAGATAAGCTGGTTAAACAACTTAAAATTTTCAAGTCACTTGATTCACTCAAGCTCTCTCCCGTTAACGCTTATATTACTTCCGTGGTTCCGGTTGTCCCTCCTACTTTCAGACCTATCTTTGAAATTCCCGGTGGGCATGTACAAACACATAGTTTAAATAATTTATATAGAGATTTGGGTTTAATTAATAATACTATCAAAGAGCTTGGACGTACTCCTGAATTGACAGATGCACTTTATAATTCTCTGGGTGCAATTCAGGGTGTAAATAATCCAATTACTAAACAAAATGAAATTAAAGGTGTTAAGGGTGCCATTCAAATTATCACAGGATCTGGTTCACCTAAATATGGGTTCTTTCAAAATAAAACATTACGTAAACAACAGGATTTATCAGGAAGAGCAACTGCTGTATTAAATAATAATCTTAATATGGATCAAATTGCTATTCCTGAAAAAATTGCTAAAGTAATTTACAAGCCATTTGCTATTAAAGAATTAATTAAAAATGGTTATAGTTATCAAGAATCTGTAGATCATATAGATCATTTAGATAATATTGGAAAAAAGGCTGTTCAAGCTGCGATGTCAGATCGTCCAGTGTTAATGAATCGCGCTCCATCATTACATAAATTTTCAATTATGGCATTTCAGCCAACATTAACTAAAAATCTTTCTATTGAAGTTCCAGGGCTTATCGTTAAACCTTTTTCATTAGATTTTGATGGAGATACATTAGTTCTGCATGTGCCAGCTACCGAAAAAGCACGTAAAGAATCTTTTGGATTAATGCCAAGTAAGAATTTATATAATCCTAGAATGCGTACTTTAAATTATGCTCCAGATCAGGGAGCTATTCTAGGATTGCATTTACTTTCTCAAACTGAAGAAGGTTTAGTTAAGATAAATGATTTATTTCCAAAAGATATTTTGCCTATTGGTTCAAAAATTACTAAAAAGATGGTGGATAAAATACTTGCAAATTTAGCAGAAAAGTATCCAGAAAAATATAATGAAATTACTACCAAATTAAAACAAATGGGCGATACTTATGCTACTAAAGCAGGATTTTCTTTATCCTTAGCAGATCTTCCTAATAATTCTAAAGAAGTTAATAAAGAATATAAATCTGCTGTAGGTTTATTAAAATCAAAATCATTAAGCGATGAAATTAAACTAAACGCTTTACTTAAAGCTGATAAATTTATTAAAGATAATGCATTAAATGACAAAACTAATAATTTTGTGACTATTGTAGCTTCTGGTTCTAGAGGATCGTCTGAACAGATAAAACAGATGTTATTTGCCCCTGGAGTTATGAGTGATCATAATGGAGATCCATTACTTCATCCAGTTTTAACTAATTATTCACAAGGTATGCCCTTTAACGATTATTGGACTACTTTATATTCTGCACGTAAAGCTGCTTTAGATAAACAGTTAATGACTGCTAAACCTGGCGCTTTAAATAAAGAGGTAGTAAATACTACAATGAGTATTGTAATATCGGAAAATGATTGTGGAACTAAATTAGGTATTCCTATGAATACCGATGATAATAATCTTGTAGGAAGATATTTAACGAATGGCACATTAGTGAATAAAAGTAATATAGAATCTATACGTGATAAACATAAAGAAGTAATAGTTAGATCACCTACCACCTGTAGGGCATCACATGGGATTTGTCAGAAATGCTTTGGTATTGATGAATATGGTAAACTTCCAGATATTGGTCATAATGTTGGAATTAAATCAGCTCAAGCAGCAACAGAACCTTTAACTCAGGCAGCTATGAAAACTTTCCATATGGGTGGAACGGTTTCTGGTGGTGGTGGTGTATTTGGTGGTTTTGAACATGTCAATAATTTTCTCGTTTCTCCAGAAACTTTTAAAGATCGAGCTACGTTATCAAAATTAGATGGAAAGATTACAAGTATAACTCCAGGGTCTGCCGGTGGTTTCCATGTTAATGTAAATGAACAAGATCATTTTATAACTCCTGGCTCTGGTAGTCTTAAAGTTAAAGAAGGTGATAAAGTAAAGAAAGGCGATTTATTAAATAATGGTATTCCTCATCCTAAAGAAGCTATACATCTTTTAGGTGAATTAGGTGGGCTTCATAAAATTACAGAGACTCTTCATAATATTTATAAAAATTCTGGCATTTCTATTGATAGAAGAAATTTAGAGACAATTGTTAGAGGTATGACAGGATTTGGAATAGTAGAAGATGAAGGAACTCATAAACATTTCGTAAAGGGAGATGTAGTACCTTTAAGTCAAATTTATGAATTTAATACAACAACTAATAAATCCTATAAATTACCTTTAAATGATGCTTTTGGAAAAAGTTTAGATGAAAATATCGGATCTTTTAAAATTGGAAATATAGTTAATTCTAATATGATTAAATCTTTACAAAAAACACATAAAGAAATTACTGTAAAGGAAAATCCTGTAACTTATGAACGTACCTTACTGGGAGTACAGCAAGCACCACTTAAGTCTCACGACTGGGCTAATCAGCTTGCTTTCCGATATCTCAAACGTGGTTTGCAGGAAGGATCAACTTATGGTTATTCTTCAGATGTTCATGGATATTCTCCTATAGCTCCATTTGTTACTGGTCAAATGGAAGATGGACCAGAAGGAAGATATTAAAATTTGGAATTCGTCATATTTTATGCGATAATGACTATACACGTAATTCTCAAATAGTTAAAGAAAAGCGTGTATAGTTCACACGCTTTTCTATTCACTAATCAAACATTCGATCTAAAATATAGACAACAATCTTACAACTTAAATCTTCTTCAACGTCCAATATTTTATTCAACTCTAATTCTCTATATAATCCTAATATTAAATTCTTTAACATTTAATTCTCGTGTAGCCAATTTCTCTAAGACATTAAATCGGAGTAGAAAGCAATGTCCTTAAACGAATTATTCGTCTTAAATTCATCCATTCGTTTATCGGCTGATATGAATAGTTGGGGCGATCAAGTTATAAGCCAACTTATTAAATCATATCCGTCGCTCTCAAGTTTGGTGGGAGAAGTTGTTTTCGCCAAGACCGATACCGTAAAAGGTAATGCATTGGGATACATTACTTTAATCGGTAAAGTTCAGAGGATTCCATTTATTGTCGATGAATATGATCTAAATCCATTAGACATATATATAGACAATGGTAAATATCTACCTCTTTCAGAAAGAGCAGTTAATAGTTTAAATTCTAGAACTTGGCCCTTTCGTCTTATATCCCAAACAGAAAGAAATGGAATTCTTAAGACTGCTTCGTTATTCGAGAATAATGGCATTTTGAAGGCAGAGTTTGTAAAAAAGAATAAAGAAACTTTTGAAAAAATTGCTGCTGAGTTTCCAGAAATTTTAGATAACTTTACTATCCGCAATACTCAGAAGGCCAATTCTGAATTTGCAGTACGTTGTTTTATTAAAGAAGCCGCAGATGCAAAACCAATTGTGGTCCGCGATCTTATTGCTGAAGATAAAGATTATAAAATTTCAGAATTTGCTGATAAATTCGGAAAAGATTTTCTTTCTGAATTAATGAGTAAGGGTGAAGCTATTGTTTCAAATATGCCTCCTAAAGTTAGATTAGCAATTGATAGTATGGAAATTAAGGGACTTTATAAAACTTCTGAAAATAGAGAAGGTTATCTTTGGCATAATGGAACTCCAATCGTAGCCAAGAGATTTGATCATTATCGTATGTCTGATTTAAAACGATCATCTATAGCTCCCTCTATTATTATAACAGAATGTGGCAAGTATTTTCAAAATGGAACATTAACAACTAAAGATGCCGGCAACGTTCCTAAGCATAAAGATAAGGTAGCTCCACAAAATGGTGATTATGCAGTAATTACCATTGGAGATAGTTGCTTTGGTCCATTTTTTATTAATAGTATTACAAAAATGGGTGCTGATAAAATTTACAATATTACTACTGATGAATTAAAAGTAGTAAATCTTAAGACTAGTGAAGATATTAAAACTATAGTACAGTTAGATGAGAATAATTATTTATTCTCACAGAATGCTCAGATTTTTAAAATTCATGTATCTGATATTGAGAATCCAAAAGATTTTGTTAAATCTGCTGGTTTGAAAGTTTCAGTATCAAAGCAGTTAGATGGTAACTTCTTAATTAGTGATTCTGGAATTTCTGGAATAGATTCTAATAAACTGAAAAATTTAAAGAAGGGTGATGCTACGGTAGTTTTAATGCATTGTGGCTTATCTGAGACAGATGCTAAATATGCCCTGATGCGGGCATTAACTAATAATACTTATTCTTTTGATGCACCAGAAAAACAGAAAGTTTCCTCAGATAAAGATGTAACCTTAGAAAAGAAGGCTGAGGAAATTGTAAGTTACTGTAATGAAAATGAAGTATTAAAAATGGCCGCTGTGAGTGGCGATAAATCTAACGTGGATTTAGCCTTGGGACTTAATTTAATTAATTATAGTAATATTAAACGATTTAAATTAATAGTTCCAGAAATTTATACTATGTTAGATAAATTATGTAAATTACTAATTATTAAGCGCATTAATCGTAATTTATTTAACTTAGATGATACTCAACTTTCTCAAGCCATTCGCGCTTTGGACGAGATTTCGTTTGCCCTTAATTCCTTGTGATAAATTATCCTTTCCATAAACTGCTTTTCTATCTTCTGGTAATTGCAAAATTCCGTAGGGTAGAGTATGCCAGTTTATTGAATACATACTTACCATCTATTAAATTTGATTTCGAAGATCCTTTTGAATATATTCAGAAAATAGTCAAGGAAATTCCCTTACCTGCTGGAGTATATTCAAACAAAGAAGATCCTTCTAGTTTAATTATTTACTTAAGTAGATTTAAACTAAGAGAATTACATACAGTCTTCAATCAGGAACAATTCGAAGATATAATTTTCGATACAGATCTGAGACGTAAAATAGATGCAATGGCACTGTCTCCATCTTTTCGAAAAATTGATATTATAAGAGAATTCCCTTCTATCAATCATGAATATATTGAAATTTATTTAGATTGTTTTGCTAATTTCGACCAGATAGATAGTCGAAATATATATGTATCTAAATATATTGGTGATCCATCAGAAAGATCTTTATTAATTAAAGTATTGACTACCACATCACGAATTCACTTAAAAACCATTTTAGGTATTAGAACTAATTTAGATCCAAAGACAATTATTGAGAAATCATTAAGCGTTATGGATATGAAATCTGATTTAGCTTTAATTAATGAAGATGATGACAAATTAGAAAGATGGACTAAATTAAGAATATCTATTGCAGAGAAATTAATTAAAATGGGCGCTGGTAGTAAGACAGACCTCGATAATCTCATGGAAGCTTTAAAGGCCGAACCTGATTTTAAAGATCCAGTAATCTATACTAAAGAAGATTTAGAAAATGAATTTAGTCAAGCTAAAGATGAGTTACCTTCATAGTGCTTGACATTCGGTTGCACGTCTGCTAGACTTAAAAACATCAGCCCCATCGAGTTTGAATAAACGATGGGGCTGAAATAACTATACTCAAAAATAAGTTGGAGGATGTTAATGTCTGAATTTTTCGTAAGAGATTTAGATCCAGAAATGGGTACCGCAGTAGCAAATCGCACCTATTTACGCCGAGGGGAAAACTGGGGAGATTTGGCTAAGCGAGTTGCATTAGGTAACTCTTTACTAGACCCATCAGGAGAAAATGATAGATTGGATTTAGAAAAAGCTATTTGCAATGCATCATTTCTTACTGCGGGTCGGCATCTTCAACATGGGGATGCAGACCAACCTAATCGAAACATAGAAGTTTTCACAAATTGTTCAACAGCTTGCACTTCTTTTATGGAATTTTTGTTACTTTTAAATGGTTCAGGTGTTGGACGTAATTATAGTGATGAATTTATGGTAACTGACTGGCGGAACATGCCGCATCTTTATTGCGTATTAAGTGCGGATCATCCTGATTTTGAAAGACAATATTTTAAAGATTATACTCCTAAAGTTAATGTAATTGCTTTAGAAGATGTTGAAGCTTATCCACAGAATCCAGATCTATTTCATGAAGTAGAAGATAGCCGTGAAGGATGGGCTAAAGCTTTAGAAATTTTAGAAGTTGCTGCATTTGAAAAACATCCTCATGATCATTATGTTTTTGATTTTAGTAAAATTCGTAAATACGGATCACCTATTAAAGGTATGCAGAATAGACCTGCTTCAGGACCATTACCTTTAATTTACGCTTTTAAACAAGTTGCTAAAGTTAAATATAATCAAGGAATGATGCCATGGATGCAGACAATAGTTATAGATCATTATTTCTCAGAGGCAGTAGCGAACGGCGGAGCAAGAAGGTCTGCACGAATCGCAGTTAAATACTGGAGAGATAAAGAAATAATGAAATTTATTCATCTTAAGAGAGATAGACCAGAACTTTGGTCATCGAACGATTCTGTAGGAGTAGAAAATTTATTCTGGAAAGAAGCAAAAATTCTAGGATCAACTGCTAATAATCTTTACTTAGAAATTACCAAAAGTGTATTTCAAGATCTTACTGGTGAACCAGGTCTTATCGCGCTTGATCAATTGACCATCAAATAAAAGGAATAATCAATATGATTGGATCTACTAAATATCAATTATCAGAAGGTGCAAAAAAGCTTCATGAATATACATCTAATATAATTAATAAATCCAAATATCCTCATATTACTAATCCATGCGTAACTAAAGATACTCAGATTACAACTACTGATGGAATTAAATTAGTTTCTGAATTAATTGGAATCCCATTTTCCGTGAAATTTAATGGTAAAATTTATCAATCATTAAAAGGATTCTGGTCAACAGGTAAAAGAGATATTTATAATATAACTACGAAAAATAAATCAATTAAAGCTACACCTAATCATAAATTTGGAACACATGGATATACTGGATTAGTTTGGAAAAGATTAGATGCATTTAAGGTTGGTGACTTCATTGCAACTGATGGATTAGATGAAAAAATAGTTTCAATTACTAAATGTGATAGTGAGGAAGCTTTTGACTGTACCATTGAAGATATTCATTGCTATGTTTCTAATGGATTCTTGAGCCATAATTGTGGTGAGATCACATTGAAATCTGATGGCGGCTATTGTGTCATAGGGGATATCGTACCTTTTTTCTGTTCTACTTTAGATGAAGTTAAATCAACGGCAGAATTAGCTACTCGATTTTTAATTAGAACAAATCTTATGAGTGCAATTTATTCTGATGAAGTAAAACGGACTAATCGTATCGGAATTGGAATGACATCAATTCACGAGTTTGCCTGGAAATTCTTTGGCTATGGTTTTCGTGATTTAATTGATGAGAATCTATCTCAACCATTCTGGAATTTTATTGACGAGCTACGGCAGACGGCAGAAAATGAAGCGGCCAGATACTCGCTGTCACTTAGTTTAAATATCCCACATACCGTAACCACCTTGAAGCCGAGCGGATCTATAAGTAAGCTATATAATTTAACTGAGGCAGCTCACCTTCCCTATAAACGTTATTATTTACGATGGGTTCAATTCCAAAAAGATGATCCTCTTTTAGAACAATATAAAAAAGATGGATATCCAGTAAGAGAATTAACTAGTATAGCTTCTACTAGTATTGTTGGATTTCCAACTCGTCCTCTTATTACTACTTTAGGAATGGGAGATAAATTAGTTACCGCTGCTGAAGCTACTCCAGAAGAACAGTATAAGTGGTTGATGTTATTAGAGAAATATTGGTTAGGAGAAGGAAAAAACAATCAGGTGAGCTATACTCTTTCCATACCTACTGATAAATTCACATTAGAAGACTTTAGGGAAACGTATATTAAATATCAATCTCAAATTCGTTGTTGTACAGTATTACCAATTATTAGTGATGATACTCTTAAAACGTTATATGAATATCTTCCTAATGAGGATATATCTGAAGAAGAATTTATTGCTATTCAAAATCATATTCAGAAGAAACGGGATGTGGAATTTAGTATGGATGAGTTACAGTGTAGTTCTGGTGCATGTCCTCTCTGAATAAGATAATAGATAAAAGAAAAGCCCCATTACTGGGGCTTTATTTATTTCTGGACTTTTACGAGATGATGGTCTGGATAATCAGGATCATATCCGATTCCATCATAGTATTTAAATACAGCTTCTGCTTCTTGTTCGTATTCTTGTTGTACTTCTCCTTCATACTTTAACTGATCGGAGTCTAAGCATCCTGTTCTTTTATCCCGCTCCCAATTCTCCTTTGCTAAAAGAGCGATAGCTTCCTTTAATGGAAGAATAATCTCTTTCATTTTCTTCTCCTATGAGAAATTAATCCCACAAACTCTGCCAATGACGAGCCAAAAGAATTTTAGCTCGAAATGCCTTCTTGTTTAGTGGAGCAGCCCATGCATCATAAAGTTCTTTATTGAATCTAGGAGTTTCAGTTTCTTTCATTTGAAAACAACCTTCATGATCAGGAGAAGGAATCCATTCAATAGGTTCTTTACTGAAGGTACCTTCAGGAACAGTGTCTTTGTCCCGCAGTTCTTGTGAAGCTTCCAATCCATCAATAATTTCTTGAAGGATAGAATCCCATTTTTCCATACTTAAACCATTAGGATATCCATTCGTGTATTTCTTAAGATTTCGAATCATTCCCAATATTACAGATTCGAGATAAGAATCCATATCCCAACGATCACAAGAGGCGTATCCTCTATAACCTCTTTGACAAAAATACTTAATAGTTCTCCAGTAAGTATTGGGGTTAATCCAATGCCACCAGAAACGCCAAACTGGATGATGCCAATTAATGAAAGCCCTATAACCACTAGAGCGAAGTGGGTAAAAACCTAGAGAGTAGTGCATTTAAAATTCCTTATGAAGATGAATTCTTGTTTTGAGAAGATTTTTCAAACCAATTTTAAAAGAATTATATTTGAAATGACAAATCCAATCCTGCCAATTATAGTTATATTGGCCACAACCACACTTGAAACGAATAAACATTTCATCTCCTCAAATTGTAGCATGTTTGAAAAGAAACTTTCTATCCGCATCGGTCATCCGAAAATGAATTTTCTTTGTCATTTCGAATGCATGATCCAAAATGATCTTTCTATCCAAAGAACCGTAATGCTTTTTGCAAAAATTCATTGCACCGATAAAGTCAGGTAGATATACCTGTCCGCGATAAATGTCATTTGACATATATTACCTCCATATATATTATAACAAAATAACATCAATTATTGCATATTCAAAAAATGTGTCACACGTAACTTTCCTGTTACCACTATCTTGACGTAAACATTCGTGCTACAATACTTATGATCGTAGGAGAACCAATGGTAATTAAGAGTAAAATTAAAGATCCAGAATTAGCTAATCGTGATGAGAAAATACGTCTACTTAATCTTGATCTTAAGAAGCTACAGCGCGAAGCAGTAAATGATAGAACTATAAGATCTGAAATATTTAAATTATCTAATGTAAAATATAAAACTCCAAAATGGCTCAATGATAAAAAGGAAATTAATAGGAACTCATCACCAGGGGTTCCTATTTTAATATTATCTGATTGGCATGGTGGTGAGGTTGTCAATCCTAAAGAAATCTATAATGTCAATAAATATAATTTAGAAATAATGGAAAAACGTGCTAAGACCTTAATTGAAACTACAGTTAACCTTTTAAAATATAGTAACTCACTAGCACCAATCTACCCTGGAATAGTAGTTCCAATTTTAGGTGATATGATTAGTGGAGATATTCACGAAGAACTTCGAGAAAGTAATGAACTTCCCAGTATTCCAACCGTAGTATACATGTCAAATATTTTAATAAAATGTTTAGATATTTTAATCAAAGAGTTTAATTATGTATTCGTGCCATGCGTTACGGGAAACCATGGACGTAATACATTGAAAATGCGTGCCAAACAACGTGCATATACTAGTTACGATTGGCTTCTTTATCAAATGTTAGAAAGTCATTATTCTCTAAAATATAAAGATACAGAATCTCCAATTCAGTTTATGATTCCTCTTTCTCCAGATCAATCATTTAAAGTATATAATACAAAATTTCTTATTACTCATGGGGATACATTAGGTAAGGGTGGTGATGGGATCATCGGTGCTATGGGACCTATTATAAGGGGAGACCAAAAAACTAGAGCCCGCAATTTACAAATTGGTATACCTTATGATATTATGTTATTGGGGCATTATCATCAATTAGTTTGGCATTCTAGATTTATTTCAAATGGATCACTTGTAGGATATAATTGTTATGCTTCAAATGTTTTACGTGCTCCATTTGAACCTCCTAAGCAGGCATTATTTATTGTCCATCCGGATCATAATGTCACAATGAAAATGGATGTATTAGTAGAACATGAAATAAAAAAGAAGACAGAATGGGTTTCCATAGCTAAATAAAAATTGCCCCTTAATGGGGCATTTTTATTATTCCTGAGTAAAGATAACTTTATAGTTCTTAGGAAGAATTTCCCAGTATTCACTATCAGTTACATTTATCCAATCAGTACTAAATTTACCAACTTCCCAAGTCTCATCTTCATCAGACAAAACAAGACCAGCATTCATATTTGTAAACAATACAATATTTCCATGCTTCTTAAGACGAGCTAAAAGAGGAAACTTAATAGGTTCAACTTGAATATCATTATTTTTAAATTCAATCTTCATTTTTAGGCTTCTCCTCAGATTCAAGAATATGTTCAGCGGTTTTTACGATAATTTCAGCCCATCTTTTAATTTCAGTTACTATTTCAGGAAAGTCCATATTACCATCCTTGAACATAAATCATGGTAAGTTCGTCTTTATCTTCCATAAATTCTTCTAGAAGATTAAGTAAACTTTTTTCGAAATTACGTTCTTCATCAAGTTCTGATCTACTTTTAAGGCATTGTATAATATTCTTTAAATAAATAAGACTATATTCCATACCTGCTGTACAATTATCTAAATCATCGCATATAATTTCATCACATAAATATTTAAAATATTCATCTCCTATTTCGTAAGATGAAGCAAGTTCTCCACATAAATCTTCTAAACTATAAACTTCAAAATTAACTGGTTGTAACATCTGCGCATTTCTCCGAACAACAGTTCTCATCATTCTTACCATAAACTACTTCATTTTCATTTACCTTTTTTCCACAAATTTCACAATCAACTCCAGCCTCTTTATAACAAGATGGGCAAAGCCATTGATTTTCAAATTCTTGTAATTCTGTATTTCTATAGTCTTCTTCACAACTTTCGCAATGGCTAATTATATTATTCATACAAGTTTCACAAAATACTTTATCCATATTTTGAATATAGAAAGTTTCATCTTCATGAAATAATCCACCGCATTCATCACATTCTTGATATTTATTAAAACAAGTTTGACACATTAACTTTCCATCAATTCTGGCCCAATCAGATTCTAATTTTATATAAGATTCAATATCTGAAGATTCATTTAAACAATAAAATCCTAAATCACCATAGATAATCTTTTCTTTTCCAGAATAATAAATTTTATTTACATCAATGGAATATTTTTCACCGCATTCTTCACAATGACAAATTTCTACATAATCTGTTTCTGGGCCGTAAGATTTATTTGATTCAATAATAATATTACCTTCTAAGGAAGTTTCATTGTCCATATGTTCCATAATGGACAATTCATTTTTCTTCTCGCCTAAGCAAGCAGGGCAACCGATTCCCTGCTTGATTGAGTCGGCTTCCCAAGCTGCTACGTCGCCATGGTTTAATCCATATACATCCCATGGTTCACCACACTTGATACATTTAATATCCATTAGTCATATTCCATAAAAAGATCAGAAACAACAATCTTCATATTTTTAGTTTGCATGAAACAATGAGGACCAAAATCAAGTTTAAATCTAATCTTACTAAAATAATCAAATGTTAAAATTTCTTGTACAATTCTATCTTTAATCCAAACTTTTTCATTGATAGCATTTTTAATAATTTCCAATCGCGTAATCTTTTTAACATCAACTATAGGATACAATTCTTCACGTCTAATAATATAAATTTTATTAATCACATCTTCTACGAGATCATAAATCTTTGGAATATGTTGATATTTACCATTTTCTAACGCATGTTTATAATATAAATATTTAGGATATTCTTTAGTTACTACAATTACCTTATTGTTATTACAATCATATATTCGTGTCTTAGGACTTTCGTAGATACATCCATAATCGCAATCAAGACTGTTTGTTAGATTCTGTAAAATACCGTTCTTGAGCTTCATGAATTTCTTCCTTAATAGTTTCTACTAGTTGATCATATTCCCAAAAATAATCTGTAGATGCATCAAGTCTAACTTTAGGTTTAGATTCACAAGCCTCATAATAATGAAGAAGTTCTCGTAATGCCAAATATCCATCTTCGACAAAACTTTGCTGATCTTCAGGTGAATGTAATTTCCAATCCCATTCACCATAACCATCCATTCCTGCACCGATTTGAGATTTAAGATTATCAGATTCAAGTGTGAATTCTACATTATAATAATTATGATTAGTAATTTTTAAAGTAATTGAATCATCAAATAATCTACTTACTTCATTATAAAAAAATGATTCAATTTCATCTAAAATATATTCGTAAACATCTTTTCCAGATTTAATATGTTTTTCAATAATGTCTCTAGCTATATCTTGACATTCGTAACTATCATCACTTAATTCATCTTTAAAATAAAGCCATTCAGTTTGACCTTCATCATCCATTATAGCTTCATCTATTCGTTCAATTATATCTTTATCAATATTAAATAATTGAATAAAATTTTCAAAGGATTCCTTGTAATTATAGATCATTATTAATAACCCGCTTCTTCTGCACGATAATCTCTTTTACAACTACGTTTATTAGTATTGATAGACCATGGAGAACTATATTTTAAATCTTGTTCGTAGTATTCATCAGAATAACTTTGAGTGTAATTTACTTTGCAAACTTCTTTATCTGCATAATCACCATAACTCATATAGAAATTATGATATTCAATTGGTCCATCACAATCACTTCCACCAGTTTCATTGGTAATTTCCCAATAAGGAAATCCTTGTTCATCTAATACTAATTCAATATATAAATGTCCATAATCATGACCTTCATCAGTACGTTCATAGTAATTAATTTGCGCACTACCATGAACAAGTTCAAGAATAAAATATTGTCTATAAGCTGGAATTTTAAGAACTTCACCAGTATTCTGGTCAAAAAGAAAACGACCTTCATTATCTTGAATTGATTCATTTTCAAGATTAGTATTAAAGAAAACTTTACCATAACCATCAATGATATTAAAATGTCTATTTTCTACTGGTTCACGAATATAGAAAGATTTTGGAAATTTAAATTCAACAATTTCATATTTATCTTTTTCATTAGGAAATTCTTTTTCAAGTATCTTTTCTGTATATTCTTTATTATTGGCAAAATAATAATATCCAGCAAGACTCTCGTATAAATTATTACCAGTAGTGAATGGAAATTCTTTTTCTCCAGAATATTCGGTTGGAAATAATTTTGTTTCTTTATTGCGAATGATGTACATCATGGAATATATTCAAATTTAAGTTTACCTTCTTCGGCTAGAATATTATAAATCTCTTCATTATTTTCTACATTATCAATTTCTTCACTATACATTTCCTTAAAAGTTTCACATTTTGGATAACTTTCTGGATCTAATTCAAATTCTTTAACTAGCATTACTTTGATTTTTGGCATATCTATTTATTCCTTTTATGACGATTAATAGAAGCTAACTTACGACGTTCATGTCGATTATAACTATTAAATTCAGATTGAGTCATTTCTTTACGACGAATAACCACTTCACCCTCACGCAATTCAGAGATCATTTTATTTCGAATCTCATCTTCATCTTTACCAGTATAAACTTTTTGAACAATTTCATCTTTATAGCGAGTTTCTTGCATATTAGTTTCCTCGAATTTTAATTGCGCCAGCATGACGCGGGATCCCATACTTACTTAATATCTGATAAGTAAATTCTAGACTTAATCCAATATAATCTTGCTTATTATTCCAAATTTCTTGACGCTTTTCATGAGAAAGTTTTCCGGGTGCAATTTCAAAAGTTTTATCAAGCCATTTAACCATGAACTTTCCAACCATACCTTGATGACTAGCTTCCCCCTCTAAAATATCTACAATCTTACCTTCTGTTGATTCTTGAGGTTTAATCTTAATCCAATCATCACTTCTCTTAGTCCCAACAGAAGGACTATAGATATGATCAATTGTTTTCAATACCGCACCCTCATACTTTTGTTCTAGAAATTGTTGATAATAACCATCAATTAAAGTATAGAATTGATCTTCGTTAGAAGGAGTAATTTTAAAAGATGGAATAACTCTAAAATTAATTAATGAAGGTGTATTATTAATTAACATACAAGTTCTTTCATAAACACTTTCGTACGTTTCGGTATGATTTTTACTTAACCATTGAGTTAATTTATAACTTCCAAAGAGAGTTAAGATAGAATCTTCAACTTGTTCAGTTTTACGTCGAATAGCTCCAACCTCTTCTAAACAAGCTCCAGATTCTACTTCACCATCCATAACAAAACAACTATCCCAAAATGCATCATTAACTTGTTTTTCAAGAATTTGCAAGGATGTAATATCTTTTCCAGTACGTGTATAAAATTTAATTCCTTGATTTGGATATTTAATTCCAATACATCTCATACCATCAATTTTTGGCTGAATAACATATGAGTTATTAAATTTAATATTCTTTACTTTATCTAATCTTTTAGCAAACATTACTTCAAATTGTTTAATATTTAACTTCTTACAATACTTATTCACATCTGTAGCATTAATACCAAGACGTAACTTATTGTCGAGAATATTAAGAAACATCTCAACTTCATCAGAACCATTTAATTGATTAGCAAAATCAATACATTTCTGATTAGCTGCATTACCTCTAAGCTCTTCTGAAGATAGGATATTTAATAGGCTAAAAAGTTCTTCGTCTAACTCTTGGTTAGATTTAAATGACAATAGACCAATATCAGAAAGTCCAGAATTAATTTTATCTACAACAGCAAAAAACCTCACATCTTTATCAAAAATAATATTAAGTAATTTTGGATAAAAATCTCCTTGATTGGCAATTTCATCTAATAAATAAGCTTTATCAATCTTCTTCCCAACTTGACCGATCTGTACTAATTGTTTCAAGATCATCTATGTAAACTCCACAGATAGAACATCTCTCATTGAGGAAGTTCTTATCATTATTCATTATAGGAAGGTGATTACTACGCGCATGTTTAGCGCAATAGCAGTCACCGTATTCAGGATCGTAATATCCAATTACTTTAAGTGCAATGTTTTGAGGCATTTCTCAAACTCGTTATACGATTCAAACTTGAGGATTTCTGGACGATCAGGGCATTCAAAGAAAGTCTTCACGACTGTCCACTGTCCATCCGTTTCTTTGGAGATAGTAACTTTATTACTAAGATATCGTTTATTCTTTCCAATAATAATATTTTTACCCTTAACGTTTGCGATCTTAATCTCTACATCGATAATTCCAGTATTAATATGATCATAAAGATCCTTTTTGTATAACTGATTTTCTACTTTCTGCCTATATTCAAAAGTATGAACTTCCTTAAGTTTATGCTCCGAAGATAGAATCCTCTCAATTTTTTCTTTAGTAGTACATCCACTAATATCAATAACACCTTCAAGTAGATTTTCTTCGGATAACTTTTTAACCCCAGTAGGATGATTTGGAATTTCAATATTAATCAAATAATATTTAACCCCACGACCCTTACCACCCTTCTTAACTTCCTGAAGATCTAATGCTGCATTAACTAACCTCTTAATATCATTAAGATTATCATCTCCAAATTCATTTCTCAGATCATCTACACTGGCTCCAGATGTTCCATGTTTACCAAGACTTTTCAAAAGATCAGCTAACCGCATTAAATTTCTCCAGAAAAAAGAATTCTTAGATATTCCCTCATATCTTCATAATCATTAAAAGTCTCTACTTCAAATGATTCAGTATGAGTATTATATTTATTAATAATAAACTTTCTTCCAATTTGTTTAATTCCCATCTTATTATAAACTGTGCGAGAGATCTTTTGACCAATTACATTCTTCTTTTTTACCTTATCATATCTTACAAAATTCTGTTCTATAACAGATCCAGATTTGAAGAATGAAACTAAATCTTTATCATCTTTTCCAAACTTCATAATATTACAAAATACACCTTCTCCAGAAACTGGTTTATCTGATTTCAAAATAGATTCCAATTCTGAATGATCTAATGAATCTGCAAATTCTTCAACTTCCGATTCTTTCTTTGGTTCTGGTTTTACGGGCTCTATACCTTTAGCATAATATCTAGTTCCGCGCTTTTTACCTTCTGTAAAAATTTCATCATTATTAAGTCCAGATTTAATATATTGTTTCAATAAAGATTCATCTTCGAATAATTCTTTTAACTCTCCCATTGAAGCGCCAGTTGGTTGAGTTTTCAAATATGTTACTAACTCTCTAAGACTATCCATTTTTGACATTTGTTAGCCCATATATGAAACTAATACCATCTTTTATATTTTCAAATTTCTTAAGTTGATTTATAGTTCCATTTTTCATAAATTTAATTTGAAAAATATCATTTCTATCTAAACCAACACTAATTGCAGTTGCTTCATCGGAAATAAGAAAATTACTTAATTCATCGATACGTTCTTCTACTCTTCGTTCTTTACTTAACTCTTCCATAATACTTTCAACTTCACTACAAGATACTGTTTTATAAATATATTTAGAAGACTTTCTAACGCCTTCGTGATAAATCTCTTCTTCATTACAAAGTTTATTTAATACATCAATAATATCACTTCTACTTAATTCTAATTCTTCAATTATCATTGGAATTGTTACTACTTTACGCTTTTTAATAAAATCTAAAATATCACTATAATTATTACTTGGTGTATCATTCTTATTTTCTTTAACTTCTTCAGATTCAGAATCACCTTTACCAACTAATCTATATTTGGTCCAACGTAAAGATCCTTGTGATTCCACTTTCTTTTCTTCAATCAATTCCTTAACTGATGACAAGATGTTAGGAACTGAAACATCATCAATTCCCAACTCAGTTCTAGCCCACCACCCTGGAAACTTTTCTGACAGGTCTAGGATGCGTTGCTTTAAATCAGAATTAGAGGTATTGAAAGTTTCAGATACTTCTACTTCTTCTTTTAAATTCATATTAGATGTATAATAGGCTCCTTTTTTATTACCGATCATTTGAATTCTATTTTCGATACGCAAATTATTTAAGGCATAGCGCAAAACAAATTCAGGGTTATTTGGATACTTCTCAAACAAATCTTTTGTTGTAAAAGTTTCTTTTGTAGAAGCAAATTTTAATATCTTTTCTTCTAACTCAATTGGAATGTCTTTCTTTTCGATTCCCAACTTTACAATTCCTCAGGAATTAATTCCTCTTCAGTATAATATTTACCATCAACTTCATAATTAATGCTTAATACTTCGCCACAGACTTCTTCTGTTTTAGCATCTTGTTTACTAATTAAATTCCATAATTTTTCATTATCTTCATTTAATTCTTTCAAATGATCTAAATTTTCTATTTCAAATTCAATATTTTCCGTAACATTATGCTCAAGAATCATTGTTACTTTCATTATACTTCTCCAAGAATTAATTCCTTAAAATAAGGAAGTTGTTCGATTGCAGGGCAGATAACTTCACGCCATTCTGGCATTCTGTGATTAAGTCTGTCTCTATGTATGGACGCAAGACATTCATAACTAAATGATCTATTACGAGCCTGTAACCAACCTTCCGGTAAACATGACTTCAGAATTTCAATTGGAATTTCTTGTCGAGAACCATATTGAAGAACTAATGAATCAATATTCCATTTAAATTGATTAATTACATATTCGGGAGTATAATCTACAAACATATCTTTAGTAATTTCTTTAACTTCTTTTAAAAGTGTATACATGGTACTTTCAGAAGAGATATTACCCACACCAACACTATAAGTATCCAGTTCAGCCCATATAGAACGTGGCATATTAATGTGGAACCAAGCCGTAATACCTCTACGAAATTTACTATGCACAGGACCTTGTTTAATTAATTTAGATGCAAGAGCGGCATCTTTAGGACCAAGAATTAAGTTAGTGTCATAAGGAAATTTTGCTTTTAATTCAATTCGAGAATCACCTTTTGATTTAGTTGGAAATCTCATTCCAGCGGTAGATGCTATAAAACCAGCAACTTCAATTAATTTAAATTCTACATTCATATCATATCCTTATGACAGACCAATTAAGTTATCAACTAAAATTTCTTCAAGTTCAATATTATATAAATAATGTTCAATACAATTAATATTTTCTGTTAATAAAATTTCAGTAGGAATATTAAAATGTAATTGTAGATTACACTTAATAGATCTATTAATATTTATAGTTTCAAGTTTATCAATTTCATATTTGATAGAATGCATATTAAAGATTTGGATTAAGTGAAATCTTATAATTCATAGCTTTATCAAATGCTGTGAAGATAGGTTCCATACAAGCACTCCAGTCAAATTCTTCAGATTGGTCTGTGTATGTATTCCCACTATCTTCATCCATATATTCATAATTAGAACATTCAATTTGCTCCGCGACAACCCCATCTAACAAAATTAATTTTTCCAAATCATTATTACCTAAAGATCCAACCACGGGAAATCGAAAACTACAATATCGATTCTTGCCATATTCATCAGGATTATTGAATCTGATATAGCAAAAATCATGATCAATTCTACTAGTCCATTTCCAGGTGTGGCCGTAGAGATTGGCACACAATACCTGAAGTGAACCTAATGAAATAATTCTAACTTTATTTACTAACCAAGTGATCATTCTACTTTCCTTCCATCAATTTCAATCACTTTACTTATACCAGTTTTTTCATCTAATTCAAGTGTTAATTCGAATTCATCACAAGTATGACTAAACATTTTAGTAGCTTCATAAGATAAACCTATTTCAACTCCTTTATCCCATAAAGAATCATCATTACCATGAACGTAAACCTTAACTATCTTCATTATCCTCTCCATAAGTTTCATCTAAATATTCTTTAGTTTCTTCTTCAGTTTTAAATGGACCTGACCAATCTGTACTATCAAGATAACCGGGCATTGTCAAACGACCAAACCATCCCTGTTTTGATTGATAAAGACCTAATTCTTTTGCATATTCTATAGTAAATGGATGATAAGGATCATTATCTTCTGGACAAATCTCTTCTACAATATCCTCAAAAGACAATATACCTTGAGGTACACAAGTAATACCATTTTTACTTTCAATAATATCAAACCAATCAAATACAATTTCTGGTATCATTTACCTCTCCATGTCCCCGCAGCCTTCTGAGCCAATTCGTCAACAATTTCATTTAGAGTATTTCCATTATGTCCACGAACCCAAGTAGCTTTAACACTTTTATGTCGCTTAATTGCAGCATGTAACAATACCATTAAATCATGATTTAAACGCTTAGGATCTTTAATAAAAGAATTAATCCAGATATTAACCGAGTTGACGAGATAGGTAGCATCGGAAATAATCTCCACATGACATGGATGTTTTAGATAATTCAAACCATCGATAGCACCTTGTAGCTCCATTCGATTATTAGTTGTATTAATTATCTGTTTTGAAAAACTACTTTCTTTTTTTAATTCATAAAGTTCATATTCTGTATTATAAACTAAGTATTGAACTAAAAATGCATATCCACCTACATTACGTTTTCTAGAATATGCTCCATCTGTTATTAGTAATACTTTACTATTCATATTATTCCTAAATAGGTGTGTGACTTTTTAGATCACACACCTTTAGTTATTTATACTTCCTTCAGACAATTATCGTAGCGTTCGAGAATTTCCTTAAGAAGTCCTTCAGTATCTTCTAAAGCAACATTCTCATAATGCCAATCGAGAATATCCTTCTGCTTAGCAATAAGATAAAACAGGATATTTTCATGATCACATTCATAATTATGAAGAACATTAATAAATGCTTCAAGTCCAACGCGAATGCGATAATTATCTAATTCGAAATCTGCAATTACACTATTCTCACGAATATTTACTTTATAATTTTCAGTTACAAAAATATACTTATAAAGAAAACTATTACCAAAACTCTTATTAATAGCAAGAATTCGAGTAGCTTCAGGAATTTTCTTAAGACGATCTAACTGTTCAATGCAAGTGAGAATTTCATCAGTAGAACCAATATGTTTACCTTTAAGTTCAAGAGCAAGAAAAATATTATCTTCATTAATAAAACCAGTAGTAGCAAAACTTTCATTCTTCTTAATGCGCTGTTCTAACTTGCGGTAATCGAAAGACATTATTATACCTCGAACCAATCATCAGCAAGGATATCAGAAATAGAAGGAACCCAAGGAACACAAGATTCATCAACGGACTTAAGCTTGACATCCTCCCCACGGCTAAAGCCGGGGGATTCCCTTAATTAGAGTCTTATGTCCAAGACCGACATTGAGAATATTAATAGCTGCATTCACGTCACGATCATGAAGTGTATGACAACTTTCACATTCCCATTGCCTTACGGATAAGCCGCTTAGACCTTGATGTTCGCCGATTTCTCCACAAACATTACAAGTGCGACTTGTCCAACTCTCGTTAACCTCTTTAAACTCAATACCAAGCTTAATAGCTTTATATGCAAGCATTGAGCGTAGCTGGGACCATCCAGCATCGAGGACAGATTTAGCCATTTTAGTTTTCGTTAACTTAGATGAAGATACATCTCCAACTATTACCAATTTAGAATCTTTTAATATATTGTTGGCAGTTTTATGATTCCAATCTTTTCTAATATTTTTGATTTTAGCATATATTTTAGTTACTTGATGCTTCTTGTTAGCTCGTTGAGCCATTGCTAATTGTTTTTCATAATATTTAGTAATATTTTCTCTATTATATTTACGACCATCTGAAAGAGTGGCATTTGTAGATAATCCTAAATCTATACCAATTTCAGAATTACCAGTTTGTTTTTTAAAATCTACTTCAACCGCAAAGTTAATATACCAATGTCCACGAGAATCTTCATTTAAGGATATTGTGCGAATATCTTTAGGAATCTCTCTTGTTTTCCAAAATTTAAATGTCTTACCACTAAATGTAAAAAATGCATCTTTATTAAGTTTAATGTTTTGATTTGTACATGGAATCCATCCAAGAGATCTCCTTGATCCTTTTGAAGTTCTCCAATTAAGTTTTTGTTTTTTAAATTGATAACGTTTTGTGGTATATTCTTTACAAATCTGTTGTATAGTGGCTGAGTTTAGATTTAATTCTTTACTAGATCCTTTAGTTAAATTATTTAAATCATAATAATTTAACCATTTAGAATATTTCTTTAATTGATTGTACGAGGCTTCATTACAGTAATTCCAAACTGTATTTACTGTATTAGCCCATCTTTTTAGATGGTGACTCTTAGAGCCACCATCTTTAATTCTGAACTTATAAGTGAGTAACAATATATCCTCTCTTGGCACCGTCCAAATAGGACATTAATGGTAGTGCCTTACCATGATTTATTTTAACACCCTTATGAGAGAAAATGATAGTGGGCAATTTATGCCTTGTATCCCCATAGCTAAAGCTAGGGGTTTTACGGCACTATTTGATAAGGACGGAATTTTACAATAGTTCCAGCAGGCATATTTAATGCCTTCTGAGTATTTTCATTAATAGAAATACCATCTGGATATCCTAGTTGATAAAAAGCAAATTGACCAGAACCATTCCAACCAGAACGAGACATTCGTTTACCTTCTTTTAATAAACAAAGAGCCGTACTAAACGTCAAACAATCCATTATTCATATTCTCCGAGTAAAAGCTTCGAGTAGACGAAGGCCATAGTCTCAGTGTCACTCAATGCTCTATGGGCATTAGTATTAATGAAATTAAAATATTCAGCTAATACCTTAAGTGAATCTCCCTTAGTAGGAAGATTACTACGTCGAGATAATTGCATAGAACATTCAAATGGTGGAAGAATCATTCCATGTCCAGTTCGGATTAGGTTGAACTCCAACATCCGCTTATCGAATGCGGAGTTATGTGCCACGCATTTAATTGGTTTTACTTCTTCAACCCAATTACAGAAATCATTATATACTTCATCTCCACGGGCATTTGCCAGTTCAGAATTAGTAATACTCGTAATTTCAGTAATCTTTTCGCTAACTGGAAAACCCGGATTAATTAATTCTTCAAAAGTTTTAAACTCAATATTAAATCCATCATAGATTGTGGCAATGGCTCCAATCTCAATGATATGTTCTTGTTTACCAAGCCCGGTCGTTTCAGTATCAATAAATAGAAGATTTCCTGTATATGGATATTTTTCATATAGCTTTTCAATAATTCCTTCGATACGTAATTCCATTCTCTTAACCCTTTATAAGCAGCTAAAAAAAAGGGGAAATTACTTTCCCCTTTTTTCTTAGATATTTAAATAATTAAGCGTCTTCCGCAACCGCTTCATCCTCGGGTTCGGCAGTATCAGTGGCGCTATCGAAATCACGAACGTATTCCAGCTTGTAATACGCATCGCCATTAGGACCATCCTTGAGGGGAACAGCCTCGCCACTCTTCAGCTTAACGAGCCAGTTGGTTCCGGGCTCACGACCAGTATTCGAAATAGCCTCATACTGGAAATCCTTACGCAACTTATCAGCCTTAGCGGTCAGAGTATCGTCAAGCTTAACAACTCCACCAAGAATAGCCTCGATGAGCTGCTTGGAACGAATACTAACCACACCAGAACTCTGGCCGGCCTTACGCACTACAGAACTAATAGAACTCTGCACCTTTTCGCTGTCAGACTCATTAATGGCCTGTCCAACGATAATAGCAAGCTTGGCTGGGTTAACGGAACCGACGAATCCACGGAAGGACTGGCCAAACTCAGTAGCGGGCTTGCGGGGGGCGCGGGTCTTAGCTTCAGACATTTTTCTCTCCTAGAGACGGTCAACAACGGTGCTGCCGTATGGTGTATTAGAAGTATCACACGTTTCGGATGTGACTTCAAGAAATTTCGAAAAAAAACGTATGGTGAAAATTTTTTCTGAAAAAGCGACTAATCACTTGTTAATAGAAAGTTTTGAAAATCTTCTTTTGATGATGGTATTAAGTTAACCGTTATTTCTTTATATGAAGTTTTCAACCAGTCATTATTTTTATCCTTTTCGAAATAGTTAAGAAATGATTTAATTTTATCCCGTGAAGTAGCTGACGAACTGCTAATTAACTTCACATATGTATTATAACAAAAACTAGGCTCTTTTTGCAACTTGATAATTTTATACTTAATATTAGTAATAGCTTTTAATTTATCAATTAGATTTTCTTCAAATATAGTAGAACTATAATTATGAACTAAAATTTGCTTTGGTTTATATCTATAAATAATAATAATGTGTCCGTCTCTAAAAACTTTAATAGATTTTTGATTTAAGGAAAGTTGAAGCAATTTCTTAAACTGGTCAATCTTTTCTTTCACTTAGAAAGTCCTCCAACAAAAGTTAATTGAGGACTTTTCCTCGCTACAAACATCTGATTATTTTTAGCTAACAAAATTTCAATGTAAGGAGTATTTTTAGTAAACTCTGTAGATGTAATTACACCTAGATGATCAAAAGGAATTTTAATAGAAATACTATCTTCATTATTAAATTTAACATCTCCAACTAAGAATTCTGCACTTTGTAAATATATAAGTTTTAATGTATTTTTATCAAAAATCATTTCTACAGATCTTACATCAACATCACTCTTTTTATGTAAACTTTGAATAATATTAAAAATAGAATTTAATTCACTAGTATTAATCTCTGCTATAATTTTATGAAATTCATTTACTTTATCTGAAATTGGTTTAATAATTGCAGACTTAGAGTTTGTTTGTGGAATATATATTTCACAATTATCATTTGAGAAAAAGATGTGATTTTCGTTCGCATCCATTTTATCAAATGTATCAACAAATATTTTTGGAGCTACTTTAAGATTGATTTTGAAATTTGGAAGATTAGAATTTAATGGAACATAAACTACTTCATGAGGACTTGCATAGTAGATTAAATTTCCATCAAATACAATTGGATAGTTTTCAACTAAACATAATGGAACTACTGACTTTAATCTATCAAAGAAAACTTGTTCTACATTATTCCAATTATTATGATCTTTCATTTGATAAACTTTGTCAGGAGAATCTGCTACAATTGTAAATTTATGTAAATCAGTTTTTACATTTAATCTATAATTATCAGTATTTAGATTAAATTTAATATCTACATCTTTTGGCATACTACTGATGATAGTATAGAATTTAAATACATCTACACAAAATTCTCCTAACAATGGTGATCCGTGGTTATTTAAACTAATTTGTTTAATACCAGAATCACCATCGCAGCACCAATAAGTTATTTGCTTTTCAGTTCCCTTTATTTTTACATTTTTACATAATTCATAAGATGATTTCTCATTTGCAAATTCTTTTACTTTTTTTAAATATTTAGTTAATACACTAGCGATCATAAATATTGATCCACTAACTGATCTTGAATTTCTTCTTCTAATTCTTCTACATCTTCTTCAGTTAACTTAATTGAATTAAATTTAGTATATTGAGAATTGGTTGCAATTTTAGCAATCTTCTTTTGAACATCTTCAGATAAGTTAAATTTCTTCACAATCTTCTTAACTTTAGTATTTGACATATTTAATTGTTCAAAGATTGCACCTTCAGGAACTTCAGCTTCTTTTAAAATATCAATTAATTTTAATGTATCTTCAAATTCGATTTTATCATAACTTTGGGGACCATATTGCTCATCCTTAAATTTAATTGGACTATTATTATCAATCCAAAGTTTTAAAATCTCTTCCATATTTTTAATGCGAATAGAAGCTAGTTTATAAGCTCCAAATAATTTAACTGCATCTTCTTCAGTATTAATTTGTTCAATCTTAGCAAAAGCATTTTTATATGCAGGACAAGTAGCTCGACTTTCGCAAAGAATACAATGTCCCCCAGCACTAGGTTCTGGAGGATTTTCTTGACTAAGAAGATTATTAAGAGCTTCAATCTCTTCAACAATCATTGGAGCGAGAGTATCTAATTCTTCTCGATAAATATCAAAATAATCTGAAATGAATCCATAACGAATAAAGTTAAATCTAAACTTAATTACATTCAATTCAGGATATTTCATCAAAAGAAGCAATGAGTAAATCTTACGCTGCAAAGATTTACTCATATAATCTTTAGTATAAATAGTTCTTACACTTTTATAATCATCAACATAACCAATATCACCGTCAGCATAAAAAAGATCCACACCACCAGAAAGATATGGATTAGGATCTTCGGTAATATTTAAATCTTTATCAATTGCATATCGTGCTTCAATATCAATAAGTTCAAATTCTTTCAGAGCAGACCAGTTAAAATTAGTCTTAATATTATCTAAAATTAAAAGAGCTTCTGCAATTTGATCTTCTTGAAGTACATTAAGATATTTATATTTAATTTTATCAAATTCAGTATAATCAGTATCAACTTTATTCTTAATACAATATTTTCCATATTCTTCTAATACATCATGAAGAACGGTTCCTAACTTTGCAAATTTATTTTTATAACCGGGAAGCTTGAGACGATAAGTATTATAGCACCACAAGCGACATTGATGCATTGCATTAATAGCCGAATACCTAGCTCCGATTACTGCCAGATTCGAGTTGTTTGCCATTTAAATATTGCTCCACGACAGACTTCAGACCAATGATATCAAATTTATTCAGATAAAAGAATATCACAATAGCTTCTTCAAAATTATAATCTACATGGTTATGGCACTCTAAACGAGCTATTCTCGTATAGGTGCCATATTTAGATCTTAATTTATTAACCTGTACAGTTAATCTTTTTTCTAAAGCTAATAGCTCATTAGATGGATAATGAGATTTATAACAAGTGGTAGTCTCATCTACCATAAAGAATCCGGGATATTCCTGAGACATTCTTTCTAAGCAATACTCTTCATCACAATCATAATCCGCATTTACAGCATCGATAAGATGCTGGTTTTTACTAAATCTATGAATCCAATCTAATTTTTCTTTTTTATAGATTAATTCTATATCTTCTTCAAGATCCATTTTTTCAATTATATTATATTGAGGAAATGGATCTTCTAATTCTATATCTTCTTGATATTCTTCTAATACTACTTTTTCTTTTTTAACTTTAGGTTTAACTTCTACATAAATTAAAGTATCACAATAACATATAACTTTACCTTTATGTATACTATAAGATGGATTTACTAAATTTGAAATAAGTATTCTTTCAGGTACCTTTAATGGAGTAATTTTTCGAAATACAATACTACATTCTTTAAAGGCTATATTATTGCATTTTATTTTTAGATTATTGAAGGCAATGAATTTAGCCATAATAATTTATCTTTCTCTAAAAAGAAAATTCATCAGAATCTTCAGTAATTGCTTCTTTAGGTTCATCTACAATTTCAACATCGATTGGCTTTTCACTCTTTGTAGTAGGTGGAATTTCATCATTAGAACCATCATAAGCTTCCTTTTCAGCAGCCGTAGAAAGTTCTTTCATAACCTCCTTATTTGGAAGCGCACCCATAGAAAGATGCTTTGCTTGAGCCTCCATTAAAGTTCCGATTGTGGTTCCAGCACCTTCTGCAATCTCATTATAACTAAATGGAATCTCAAGTTCTACAGTAGGAACATTTGTGTTCTTACCACCTACACTTACCTGAACCATTACAACATGCAATCTTACTTTAAGACCAAAGAGAGTTTTACGAATTGCATAGATGTTTTGTAATGCATCGTTGATTTTGCCTATAGTCATGATGGAATGAGTGGTAAATTTAATAATTCCACCAGAGATTTTCATTTCTGGGATTATTACACTTAGCACTCCAGTTGGTTTGCAAGTATTAATGATTCCTTTATTTGTTTTAGTTAATCGAAACTCACAAGTTTTATAATTACATTCAATTTCTTTCTTATTTCCATCAGAATCAGTCCTAATTGCAGTTTCGCCATTACCACGACAATTGCATGTTGTCCCAGGATAGTTGAAAAAATCCGTGTAGAAAACTTCTTCAGGATGATGATCAATCAATACGACATCGACTAGCTTAGGCTCAATTGTACCATATTTCGCTTTGAAATATTCTTCTAATTTCTTAAATCTTGGAGCAGTTTTAGTTTTTGGATCAAATGGATGCGTAATAATAAAATGATCTAATTTGATTGGGTAGTTTTTCTCTGCATGTCTCTCGCCTATAGCCAAACGAGCTTGGATGGTATGTTGATATATGTTAAGAGTCAATCTATTCTCCTTCTATGATTAGTTGATTTATATAACTTTCTAGATTTTTATATTCAGTATAAGGAATTATTAACAATCTAATATCTCTTTCAGCACAATATTGTTCCTTAAGATCATCGCGTTTTAACTGAGCATTAAAGGCTTCTATAGTTTTATAAAAAGTATTAGGATAAATATAATGATAATTTTGACATATTTCAATATTAGTTCTCTTGCTTAATCCAAGTTTCGTATGAGCGCATTTATCACACCAGCTATGCATATTTCTAATAGAATGTAAATTAGCTTGCCATTTATGACCTTCTTTACATCTCCAAGACATTTTACTAATAGCATCTTTATATTCTGTAGAATCACAAAATCCATTATTTGCTTTTGCGGCTTTTTGACAATCCAATAAAGTTAATTTTTTACTCATTTCTCTAATAACCACCTTAAAGAAGTCTGTCTGGATTTCTGTTTATTTTGTATCGCTTCTTGTAGGACATTTTCTGATGGAGCTATAATAAGAATTTTATTTTTAGCTCTTGTAATAGCTGTATAAATTAAATTTCTATTCAAAATACTGCTCTCATTCACAAATAGAACAACTTTATTATACTCTGAGCCCTGTGATTTGTGAACCGTAATCGCATAAGATAATTCAAGCTGCCATAATAAAGAATGTGAATATTCAATAATTTTATCTTTATATTCAACTCTAATTATACTTAAATTACTATTAATAATTACACCACATTCTCCATTAGATATACCCAAATCTTTATTATTTTTTACATGAATAACATGATCTCCGGTATGAAATCCATCAATCTTACTAGGATTTAAAATGTTCTGAGCTATCTTATTTATGATAGTCGAACCTTTTTCCTTAAGCACAGAAAGATACTGGGCATCACGCCATTCTGGGTGTTGGCAAATTTTAGATGCTATTCTTTCTAGATCCCATCTTTTAGGAAAATAAGATAATACCTGATGGTCACTTCCGTAGACGAGATTATTACCAGCGTGAATATTATGTGCTGACTTAATGATCGATCCAGGTGATTGCCTCATGATTATATCTAAATGGTAACTCAATCCGATCCTTGAGTCAAGAACACACTTAAGAACCTCACCTGGACCAATTGAAGGCAACTGATTTGGATCTCCGACAAGCAAAAGACAACATCCTTCACCTATTCCATTAGAAACCCATCCTGCAATCTCAGCATCAAGCATCGATGTTTCATCAATAATAACAATCTTATTTTCAATAATATTAACATAACCATTAGGATTAAAGAAAAAACTATGTAGAGTAGATGCGGGTATTCCACATAGTTCAGACATTCGAGAGGCCGCCTTACCAGTAGGAGCTAGTAAAACTACATTGTCAGAGCCGAAAGATTCGACTATTGCTCTAACCGTTGTAGTTTTACCAGTTCCCGGTAAGCCAGTTAAAATTACAAGTTTATTATACTCAAGTGCATCAACGACGTTCTTTTGGTCATTATTTAATTCTTCATATAAAAATGAATAGTCTTTCCTAAATCCTGTAAAATAACCATTTTGTTTTGCCAAGTTCTTTAACAACTCTGCAAAACTTCTCTCAGAATTATAATATTTCGAAAGAAAGTAATTGCCTTTATCGCTTACAAAAAGCAGTCCCTCATTTTGTAATGAATTGATTGCTTTTTGTTTTACATAGTCTGTGAAGTTGCAGCTTTTAATAAATGAATTTATTTGCCATTCTTTTCCATAAGTATGTCCCTGACTAGCAATACGATCGAGAGCAGCTTGTAAATAAGTTTTACCTTTTTCTACTTCATCATCTATATGAAATTTTTCTGCAAGTTGTTCACATAGCTTTAAACTAAATCCATTTTCAATATTATAGAGACACCATGGATTCATTTTAACTAATATTAACATTCTTTCTAATTGAAGTTCGTCATAATTATCTAAAACATATAGTGGAATTCCTAATTCTCGAAGTTGTAATTGATAATTAAATAACTTAGTCTTTAATGCTGCAATCATTAGTCTTTCTTAGTTCTATTTGATCCTTGATTAGATTGTAGAGGATTTTCCAAGATTCTTTATCTAGATCAGCGTTTGATATAAGTTTTTCACATTTTTTACAACCTTCTATATTGATAGCAAGTCTTCCTATTTCTTTCCAATCATACATTTTACTAAAGTCCTAAATCCTTATACTTCTTAGCTGCTTCCATAACTCTCATAGGATAAGCAAGATTAGGAACTCCAACTCGCTTATCCTTTTTACCGTAAAGTTCATCCGTGTTCTCCTTTCCCCAGAAGTAAGAATGTAAAGTCATAGTCCAATCATCAATCTTTTCCATACCCGCTTCTATATGTCCAGCATGAAGATCTGTAAGAATAGAAATACCAATAATCGAATTCACAATAGGATCATATAGAATATTGGGATTATATTCAATACGTTCATTTCGTAAATAAGGACGAGCATATTGAGGGAGAATTTGCATTAATCCCTTAGCATTACAACTAGAAGTAATAGAAGTGGTCCATTGACTTTCCACTTCAATCAATCCACAAATCATAGATAATTGAATATTCCTAAGATAACATAAATCATAAATAGTATCTCGCAGTTTTACTTTCTGCTCTACAGGAATATTCATATTAGAATCAATAACTTTCAATAATACATTCTTGCGATTACTTTCAGTATAATTAGCAAGAACCAATTGATTATTCTTATCGATCCTTTCCATTTTATTATATAGTTTCAGGCCGCCAAATACCGCTGTCCCAGCAATGGCCAGTACGATTATCGTATTAGAAATATATGGAATAAGATGATTACCAATATTAATTATTTTCTGATCAGTCATTCACTATCCTCCTTAACCTTAATAAATGACTGCCCTTCAGAAAGTAAAGGGCAGTCACTAAAACGGTTATCATAAATAATTACGGATCCGCCGGGAGAGCGCATCCAAACTTTTCCTTCTTTTTTGAATACTACGTATTCAAAACTACCTGTCTTCTCCATTACAACTCTCCAATTTAAATTTGTTCATATTAAAAATATTTAAGTTAGGAATTTTTAATTGACCAAGATCACCAACATAAGAACCGAAATACTGTATTACATTACTTTCGGCTGCATAGAAAGTAATATACTTCTCCAATTCATTCTTATCAATAATCTCCATGCGATCTAATGTGAATAGATTGCAATTTGTAAACATATCTTTAAGAATAGCGGTGCAGATTCGGAGCTTCATACTGTCTGCTAATCTACGAATCGGCAAACCCTGAAAGAATAGGCCATCCTTAGATAATGATATTCCCTTTAATCCTATTGTCAACCTTCCAGGGATTACCTCTTTCAATAACTTATTCAGTTTCTCAAGAGAAAGATTTAATTCCTCTTGACGCTTTCTAGCTTCATCAACTCCTGTGATAGTTCCAATATCTTTAGCTAACCTAGCCTTATATAATTCATCTTTCATCTGAACTAACTTGGCTTCAGTTTCAGTAATATCAATTGGATCTGCTTCGAAAATCTCAAGTTCCTTCAAAATACTTTCAGCTCTATCAAGTTCAAGTTGTTTTCGCTTTAAGTCTTTGGCAGTTTCAATATCTTGCTTAAGCTTTTCAGATTTAGTTTTTAATTCAGTAACATTAGTAAATTTAATTTTACCATTATCAGTTAAAGTCTTTTCGGACTTTTCAAGCTTTTGTTTATAAGGTTTCATATCTGTAGTGCATTTAATCAATCCACTGATGGGACAATTAATTTCGCCACTACTGAGTTTACTTAAAGTTGCCTTGATATTAGAAACTTCACTCCTATCCTTAGCCAGTTCTACCTCTAACGTAGAAACTTGTTTATTAATCTCTTCTAATTCTTTAATAGAATTATCAAGATTTTCTAATACACTCTTACCATCTTCTAATTCTTTCTTAATAATTTTTACGTTTTCTTCAGTCTTAGTTTTAATATCAATATTTTTCTTACCAATATCAATTCGAATGTTTGTATCTTTAGCTTTTCGTAAATCTGCCTCGGTATTATTAACGAGATCTTCCATAAACTTTAATTCTTCTTCGGTTACTTGTTTAATAATTTGAGCCCCAGCAGTTTTAGCATCAAAATCTTTTACAATAGCATTAACACCAGTACGTTCTTTATATAATCCATCGTAATGTTTTTGGATTGCATTAACTGGATTTTCCGCTAAATCCACTTTTTCCAATCCATATAATTTAATTTCTTCGCTAGTTAACTTCACTCGTTTACTAATAGTAGAAGAGATAAATTCGTTCAAATCTTTAGGTTTCATATTAATCATATCTGTTGGGCTAAATAGAAATGGATTATAAGTTTTATTTAAAACATCTTGAGGTTTATTAAGCGGCTTCTCATCGGGTCCATACAAATAAAGCTTACTGGATCCACCACGAGTTAAACGGCGCTCGATTCGTGACTGGTTATTTGATACCAAAATAACCTCACAGGTAGCGGTTCCATTTCTCACAAGAAACTCATCATTTCCACCAATCACAGCCCACTGAATGGCCTGTAGAATACTGCTCTTGCCCTGATGAGATTTACCCTGAAACATGTTAAATTTCTTACAATCAAACTGAATATTTTCAATTGGTCCGAAGTTATTAATAATGACTGACTTAATCATTTTTTATCCTATCATATGTATCCATTAGTTTCTCATAGTCTATAGCTATAGCGGTAATTGGTTTATTCCAATCAATTTTATTTTTATCGTTTGGAATTGGATAATGTTTAAGTTTACCATCTGAGGTAGTTTCAATAATTCCACTTTCTTTTAAATCTTCTGTAAATTTTCCAATAATAATAGGAAGACTATTATCAATCTGCATATTCATACATTTAATAACTGAATTAGCAGAAACAATTAAAAGTTTACGTCCACCGGGACCATTTTGAGTTGGTGGGTAAGTAATATCCTTAATTGGATAGTTTGGAAAATTACGTTTAGGATCTTGCCATCTTTCATTATTATAAACTCTAATTCCAATAGTTTCGCTATTAATAATCTGACACAACATGTCAATAACTTTATAAGTTGAAGATTGTTTTTCAATACGCACAATTTGATTTTTAATCTGAGTCTTCCAATATTTTACGAATTTCTCAAAAGTTTCATCAATTTCAATACTAGTAGCAACTCCCTCGGTTTTCATAAATTCACAAATTTGTTCGAATGAACTTACTAATCTAGAAACCATATCTGATGGTCGTTCAGCATTATTTTTATTATCTTTAAGAATTTCTACAAATACATTTTTCCATTTTCTTAAAGATGTTGAATAAGGAACAATTCCACGTTTCTGAGCCCAAGCAATTAACCGTGGAGTAATACCTCTCATCAGATCTAGATTAATAATGCTATCATTATAAAAATTAATCATTTTACGATAATGAACTTCTCGTTCTGCCGATATTTCTTTTGTGCATCTACGAATACGTAAAGTAAGCATTCGAGCGGCAATGGATTCTGGAACATTTTCATTTTCTGATTCTGAAGTAATAATGGCAGAACAAGTTAACTTATTTCCACCCTTAATCTTCGTAGCAGAAGAATCCATTCTAGTTCTAGTAGTTCCACCATAAAGTTTATGAATGAATTTATCAAATTCATCACTTGCCATTTCTTCAAGTTTTAAATCATCAATACAATGAGTCATATTTCCAATTTTCATTAATTGATGTTCGAGAGATAATGAAGTTCCATTCCATCCAAGTAAATCATTGCCAGCTTTAAATTTACCGAGTAAAGACATAGCCATAATAGCTGCGGTAGTTTTATATGCTCCACTCTGGCCAGCAAGATAAATTGGAAATCCATGATCGTTTTCAACAATACCAATACCTTGTAATTCTCTGGTACAGGAATCGAAAACTAAACTAATTAAACTATCAATAACATTAGAATCATGAACATGACGTAAATCATACCAAAAAATATCTAATGCTCTCTTGTAATCTTCCTCATTTAAAACTTCTAATTCAAATGGAAGATTATTAACCACAGCATCTCTACCGAACAAATTAACATCAAAATTTTCATTTTGTTTAATTATTCCATTAATAATAGATACTTTAGGAAATAAACAAAATAATTCAGTTTTAAAATAAGTCATACAAAAATCTTGAAATGGTCTACCTAAACATGGAAATACATAAGATTTATTACCTACAGGAATACTACTCATTAAACTTGTAATTTTATCAAACTTACCATTTCTAAGATCGTTGTTGTAATAAACCAAATCTGTTAAACTAGCCTTAGTAGCTAGAAAAGCTTTCATTTTCTTAAGATCAACAATATCATCTGATATTATTTCACCAGATCCTGCACTTTTACCATTAATAACAATTTCTACGGTATAGTACTTTTCAGACGTATTATCATTATAATTGTAATAAGTTATTTCATCATTAATTCTCATATAAAAATTAGTAGCTTTGTAATTTACTTTTGACCCATCATCATTAATTTTAGTTTCTATAATATGCCCTAAAGCATCAATTGAGAAATTCTCAATCATAACCTCTCTTTGATGAGAGGTAATATTATTTTCAATATCTTCACTGATTGCGAACTCTCTCTTAACTAATTCTTTAAAAACTTCTCTTTGTGAATATTGTAGAATTTCAGAAATGAATAATACATATTTAACCTGAACCTCTCGTCTATTATCTTCATTTTTAATACTAGCACAAAACTTTTTAATAGCTTCAATCGCATATCTTGAGAGACTAATTTGTTCAATCGAAGATATAGTTTCCAATTGATAATCATTATATTTAAGATAATCTTCCAAATCAAATTTAGCTTTTACGTATGAGAGTTTACCCCAATCCGTAATTAATAAATCATCTGAATTCATTTCCCTAGCTACTCTAGCGCAGGTTCTTACGATCGGATGATTTTTAGGAGCTACGTCTTCATCTACCTCAGAAATATCATAATCAGGTAGATATAAAACCTTATTGATCTGATCCTTAAAGATAGTTGCAGAACCACCTTTAGATCCCATTGCAAAAATAATATTTAATGAGTCATTAAATTTCTTTTCGAAATCAGGATCGTTACATTTTTTTAAATGTCTATATACTGCTATAGCATAAGCTACGAGATTCATTTCTCCTTCAACTAGTATGTTTCTACGAGTTTGTGGACGAAATTTAAATCTCTGACCATTATAAAAACAAACGTGACCTACAGGAATCCATTCAGCAAAATCCTTTACATCTAATTGACGAAAACGTAAACCACATAATGCTCCGTCAACATTATATAAAGGATATACTAAACCATTATCCTCTAGATCTTTTCTATATATATTAAGTTCTTTATTATCATTTCCTTTTCTTAAAATTCCCTGACCTTTAAGAATATTAAATACTACATCATACTTTGGAACAATACCTAATTTCATAGGTTTAATAAAATCTGCTTCAAATGGAATATTTCTATTTTCAAAAAATTTTACAATTCCAATAGGACGCCTAGATGGATTATTAATTAAAAAATCCATATTATTTTCACAGGCTTCCCAGACTTCTTTAATTTTAGAACCAAGATTAAAAGGTGTATGTCCAAGTTTCTCAATACCTTTTTTCTTAATATTTTCTGGCCATTGTACTTGAGCAAGATCACATGCCATTTGCAAGGCATGAGCAAAATTAATAGCTCCACCACATTTCTGTAATATATCAAGGACATTATAAGACTTTCCAGCCTTTTCAGATCCTTCGTTTTTATCGGTGAAATCGGTGAGAAGATTTTTATCAGGAACATAACATAAACTTGGACTATTATCTTCGCGCCAAGAGATTTTAGCTCTCGGCCTTGACTCCACTCTTACAAATTCTTCTCCAGTTAATTTTGTGTAAAGTTGATCAATCGGAATTTTTGATTTTACACTTTCCACAAATTTATTAAATTCAGAAGTTACCTTATCTTCTTCGTCTGACACTAGGACTCCAATTAAAGTGATTTTGCTTTTTCTAGATAATAATCTTTTAGGAATTTATCAAGTTTCTTACGTGATTTTACTGCTGCCCATATTTTACTTTCAATAGTGTTTGATGTGACTAATTTATACTCAGTAACTTCTCTTGTTAAACCACGTCTATAGTTTCTATCATGCGACTGTGCATAAAACTCATAATTTTCAGTACATGAATAGTAGAATGATGCATTAGATTTTAACCACGTATGGCCGAACATGGCTGCTTGTGGCATGGCTACCATAATTCTACAACTTTTATCATTTAGCCATCTATCTAGTAATTCATTGCGTTTAGTATCATTTAAACCACCATAAATATAAGAAGCTATATCCTTATACTTATTATAGATTGTTTCGATTTCCCACCTAAAGGTTGCCCATACTATAATGTTATTGTCATCAGATTCAGCTAAGAACTTAGTAATAAAGTTATCTAATGCTTCTAGCTTAGCATTCCATGGTAAAGATACTCGATGTATCTTACCATTTTTATCTTCTACTACCGTGAACCCATTCATAATCTGCATTAAACGAATTCTGACCGCAACTTCATGTTGAATTCTTAATTTACCATCTATTATTTCTCCATCATCTCCAAAACCTTGTACGGCACTTATATAATCTTTCTCTATCTTTTTATAAAGCTTCATATGATCTTCATGAAGATCTACGTTTATAGTAACGAAGCTCCTAAGAGGGAGGTCGTAAACGTCTGAGCGTTTAATAAAGTAAGAAACAAGATCTATGCGCTTACGAATTTCTTGTTCTGCGTTATATCTTGGGAAATATTTCATAACTGGACCAATTGATCTTTGAGCACCATATCTAGATTCAAATTGACTATATGAATCTCCTAGAACTGATCCTAAAGCCTTCATTTGTCCCCAGATTTGGAAAATTGAATTTGGAGCAACAGTTCCTGATGCTAGAGATATATATTTTGCATATTTACTTATTTTTATAAATGCACGAGTTCTATAAGATGAATGTCCTTTTAATGAAGAAGATTCATCATAGTAAATTGCATCAAATTTTTGCATTTCGAAAAAATTATCTTTGATATAACTATGTTCTCCAGTTTTAGTTTTTTCAAAACACCAATTTTGCAGTTTATCATAATTAATGAATGATATTTGACCATCGCAAAATAAATTGTCAGGATCTCGTAGATTGAATGGTTTAAAATCGGAAAATTGACGCAAATCTTTAAACCATACATTATCATTTAATAACGATAAAGGTGCAAATACTATTGGTTTACGAATTAAACCATCATGTAATAATTTACCTAAAATGAATATACCTATTGGAGTTTTACCAGTACCTTGCTCAGCAAAACATCCAACCTTCTTTGCTTTTAATGCCCAAAGCACCATACGTTTCTGGTGCATATCAGCTTCGATTTTAGGAAATAAATAAGGGAAGCTTTGTTCCTCCCACATATCATTAATATCATCTATAGGTAAATTTTTAATACTTGCTGCATCTTTGTACAATTTAATTTCATTACGTAGATTTTCGATAATTGGTAAAACTCTGTCATCATAAATAATAGTGTGTCCAAGTTTTGTCTTATTAGTCGTAAATAAATCCGATAAATTCCATGGGGACATGTTCATATAATAGGAACAGAATTTAGATTTAGTTTCCCATCCAAATAATGAAACGTCCGCATCGGTTTCTATTAAAAATTGATCTGGACGTTTTTCATCCATGGATATATTTATTTTAGACATTCAATCCATTTCTCCCGTAAGCCTTCCCAACTAAATGGAATTGCTTTATTCCAATCTACAAATTCCTCTAAATCATAATACATTAAATATCTTATCTGTTTTTCTAAATAAAGTAACCCAATACACATAGCTCCACTTTTAGCTCGCTCCTCTAAGGTATCTAGCTGTAATTCCTTAAATGGATAAAGGTTCCGATAGCTAAAAGTATTAATTAATTTAGCTTCAGCATATACGGGCATTGATTTATATATCGCAAAGATATCCGGCTCACCCTTCATATCGGGTTTTATTACTTTTTCTATAAACAGTAATTTTCCATACTTATCTTTTTGTTCTTTTATAAATATTTGTGATCCATTAGATTCGCTCATATACACAGTTAAAAAATAAAGGGTGCGTGATTGCACCCTTTATTGTAGCACGATTCTAGTTCTCAGGAAACAGCTACTTCCTGAAGCTCTCGGTTATTCGGTCGTTCTTCAACTTCCTTACCGAGTTTCTTATCGAACCACTTCTTTTCAATGGGAGCAACATCCGTAGCCTGCTTCCCATAATAAAGCTTGTCGGGACGATATACCGAAGTTCGATCAAGACCGGCACAGAAAGCGTTGAACAGAATTCCATTCAACAGTTCCTTTGCGCTTTCGGAATTCTCCATTTCTGAAGATTCCACAAATTGGGCGATATTGGTCTTTTGATTATACAGAAATCCAATTTCGAACATTTGGACTTCCATATTGATCGCATCGACCCGCTTCACCCTGATCGTTCCACCACTCATTGTAGTAGTATTGCGAACAATCTTTAATTCAAAAATTACTTCCTTGTCATTAATGTCACTGGAGCTATACTTATCGATACGTTCCTTAAGAGGTACGATGGTAAGCTGACCGCCAATGGACTTATTCGGGGTAATGACGGTTCGCAGCGTTACCGGTTCCCCATTGGGGCCAGCAATGATAACTGCTTCTCCGTGCTTCGAAGTTCCGAAGCCCCGTTCAGTAAGAAAAATGTTTTTAGAAGCCATTACAACTTCCTTTCCAAACTACTCTCAAACGAGAGATATTATGGTGAATAGCGATATGCATTCACTCCATATATATTATAACAAAAAAGTGGCTTGTTTTGCGCGGTTATTTAAATAATCTTCAATCCATGGTTCAATTATATTTTTAACTATTTGATCATATTCTTCTTGAATATCTTTTGGAACATAACGCATTGATGTTAAGAGCTGTAATTCTTTTTGAACTTCTTTATTCAGTTCACATCTACCATTTCCATTATGGGCATCTTTCCTATGGCATTCTTCACATAATGTAATTAAATTATTAATATCATAAACCGAATAAAAATCTTCTTTTTTATCAAATTTAAAATCAGAGTTTAATTTTATTGGAACTATATGATGCATGTTAAAATACATATTTTTATTACCATAACATAAATTACATGTATAATTATCTAATTTAAAAATTAATTGTTTAATAGGATTACATATACCCATTCTCAAAGAGTTATTTAAATCGGTTAATCTTATTCCTCCATTTTCTAAACGAATTCTTTCATCTCTTGCTTTTTTAGCGGCAATCATATTGTTATATTGAGAACATTTACATGATTTAGTTTTACTATTAATTACATCTCGTGGTTTTGTTTGAAATATTTGATTACATTTTGGACATAATACATTCCAATAATCCATACCAGAATCTTTTTCTGGAATAACCGGATCAATTATTTTAAGATTATTTTCAGATATATAATTTCTATAATTTATTTTTTTAGTTCCTATACTAAGACCATTATTATTTTCAATTTGTTTATTCATTCTTATAGTTGATGCTTCTCGTCTATAACATCCACAAGAAACAGTTTTTCCTCGTTTAACTTCAGAAGGTTGAGTGATAAAAATTTTTCCACAAAAACATTTAAGATACCACATATCGTGGCCTCCAAGTTTTGTTTCATCATAAGGTTTTATTACTTCACAATTATGATATACTTGACCCTGCCAATCGTTGGGATGTCTAGACATTTTTCACTCTCCATAAAAAATGGTATCATAAGGAATGACACGTGTCAATTAAAATTTCAAATTCAGACTTCATACAAAAAGTTATGAGACTTGATGGAAGGTTATGGAGATTTGTAGATAGACCATATATTTTTCCAATTATAAATAATCAAGCCAAAAGAACTCTTCTGCTTGCAGCTAGACAGACTGAAAAATCTACTACAATGAGTGGAAATCAAATTGCTAATGCATGTTTAAATCCATATACTAGTTCATTGTATGTTGCACCTACATTCAAGCAAAGTGGGGTCTACTCACGTAAGAAAATAGATGAAATATTTGAAACATCTCAACTTTTAAATAAAACTTTTTATCCGGGAGTCAAAGGTTTTAGAATAGAAGAAAAGCGTTTAAAAAACCTATCCACTTTATATTTTCGATCTGCATTTCACGATGCAGATAGCATTCGGGGATTGACGATCGATTATCAGTATCATGATGAGATACAAGACCAGTTAGAAAATGTGGCACCGATAATCGAAGCTTGTTCTCAGAAACGTAAAAATGCCAAATATATGTATGCTGGAACTCCTAAAACTCTAGATAATAATATACAAAAAAAATGGGAAAAATCTTCACAGAATGAATGGCATGTAAAATGTATGCATTGTGGATATTATAATAAATTAGGAATAGAAGTTGTATTATTAGACAAGCCAGGTTTATGGTGTAGAAAATGTAAAAAAGAAATTCATACCAGATATGGATGTTGGGTATCTGCACAACAGTCTGAAATTCAAGGGTTTAGGTTACCTTATATTATTCTTCCAACTGAAGATATTGATTGGAGGGATTTGTATTTTAAAATGCGCAATTTTGACACAGGCGCATTAATGAATGAAACTTTTGGCGAATCCTACGACAACGGCCAAAAACCCCTATCCAGAGATCAGTTAATATCATCTTGCAGTCTAGATAGACCCATGTGGAACATAATGCCAACCAGTATTTCAGGTGTAGAATTATATGCTGGAATAGATTGGGGTGGTGGTAATACTGGATTTACAATTTTAACAATTGGATATTTTGATACCATTGCTAATAAATTTAAAATTATCTTTGCCAAAAGATATATTGGTAGAGAAGCAGAACCTGAGAACTTAGTATTTTCTATTACTAAAACTTTAATGGATTTTCATGTTTCATTTGTTGGAGCAGACTTTGGATTTGGTTTTGATTTAAATTCGAGAATGCGTGGATTATTACCTAAGCATGTTGTATATGTAACCTATAGACATAGTATTATTAAAAAAGCTTTAGCATGGGATGACCAAGGTAATACTTATGTGACTAATAGAACTGAAGTTATGACAGATTTATTTAATGCTATTAAAAGTAAAAAAGTAGAACCTTATCAATGGTCAGAATTCGAAGATATTGGAAAAGATTATTGTAATATTAATTCTGAATATTCTGATAGATTAAGACAGATGAGATATATTCATAGTCAACCCGATGATGCGTTTCATAGTCTTTTATATGCACGACTCACCTGGATGAAACGTACTGATCAGATAATTAGTACGCGATTGGATCCAGGTGACTCTGATGTTAGTGTGAATATGAACGAAAATGATTGACACTAGACGAATTTGTTGAGACAATAAAAGTATCTTGAATTGGACCCTCCTATGGATTTAGAACTTACAGCAAATAAAATAGCTTCGAAATATCTCAAGTCAAACGTAGATATGAATGAATCTATAGCTAAGTATGCTGCTGAAAATAAGTTAAATATTGAGCAAACTAAAAGATTAGTAGAAGAGTCCAATAAAACTTGTTATTTACAGAAATTTGCATCTACTGGTGATCAGATTTTTGATGTAGCACAATTTAATATAGTTAAAGAAAAAATCGGTTTATTAGATAAAGTAGAAAAAACTGCTGCTATTAAATTTACGGAATATAGTGATTTAGAAAAAGTAGCAGAAGAAAATCAGGTTGATACTCTTGAATATCAACTTGCTATTGATAAATGTAGAAAAGAAATTGGAGAAGAATTAACTAAAGTAGCTTCTTATTATAGACGTTTAGTTTATGAAAATCCTTCTTTAGAAAAGTTAGCTTATAGTGAAGTTCCCGCATTAAAGAAAGATATGGATAAAATTGCTCATAAAGAAAAAGTAATTGACTATTTAGTTGAAAAACGTGCGGGAATCATTTCTGGTTTAGCTGGTGGAGCATTAAAAGGTTCTGCTAAAGTAGTTGGTAAGGTTGGTGGTTATGTTGCCGAAGCTCCAATTAAAAGAGGCTTAATGCCGGCTAGTTATATTGGATCATTTAAGGAGGGGATGAAAAAAGTGCCTGATAGTACTGGTAAATTTATTATGAATAAAGCCGCTGAAGTTACTAAAGAAGCTGGCGTATTTGATAAGGTTATACAAGCATTAGGTGAAAATTTAGTTCCAGCTTTAGCGTTAGGTTCTGTTGGAGTAGGTATTGCTGCTGCTAGAGGCGCTGGTGGTATCGTTTCAAGAATGATGCAGGAACGACAGTTAAATGATTCATTTAATACAATTGCTAAAGCTAATGCTGATATTCGTAATATTCCTAATGCTAGAGATTATTTTGATGTAATTGCGCGGCATAGTCCTTCTTTAGCTTTAGATCCAATGGTTGCCCCATCATTAATTCGTCAATTCGATACATTTAATGGAGTTGATGTTAATACAGTTGGTAAACTTCGTGAAATTCAGGATCGTGGCAGTAGAAATGATAGTCCTTCTATTTTAGACATGGCTGGTAGTTTCACTAAGGGATTTGATGCATTTAAAAAGAAAGATGTTAAACCCGTTGTAGTAAATACTTATTATAATGGCAAACCTGAATAGTAACCAAACTCACACATAGGAGACATTTAAATGTCGAAGCTTTTAATTGATAAACTCACTGAAGAAGTAGAAAAGACAGCTTCTGAAGTTGAAAAGACTGCCGAGGAACAGGCCCTTGAAAAGGTAGCTGGTGAAATTGGCGTTCTGGATGATTCGCGTTCTCTGATTGCTATTGGCGAGGAAATGTATAAGATCGCTGAAGAGTTAGAGAATGATAATCTGAAAGCTCTTGCTGCTGATACTTATCAGCTTGGCGAAAGAATGGGAGCTTGCCTTACCAAGACTGCTTCTGAAGATGGTTCAGCTTTAGAAGAAGCTCTTGACATTGCTGAAGATATGAATAAGATCGCTTCAGTTTATGCTGAGATTGCTGATGAGGTTAAGGAAGACGAAACTCTTAATAAGATGGCTGAAACTCTTATTAATATTTCCAATGAACTTACTGAAGAGGCCAATGAGGTTCATACTCAGTTAGATAAGATGGCTGAGGAAGAAGTAGAGAAGGATGCTAGTGCTAAAGATAAGGCTAAGGAATATGCTGAGAAAGCCAAAGAAGCTGGTAAGAAAGCCGGTGATTATGCTGGTCAGAAAGCTAGTGCTTTAAAGGCTTTAATTAAAGCTCATCCTAAAGCCGCAATGGGTGCTGGCGGTGCCGCTGCCGCTTTAGCTGCTCTTGGTTATGGAGCTAAGAAACTTCACGATAAGTAATAATTACGGAAATGCCTAGTCTATTTGATAGGCATTTCAGCAATTATTATCTAGAGGATCACATGAGTTTAATTAAATTAGCTATGCGAACTGGTAAAGCTATTAGAGGTTTATTTAGTGCCGTAGAAGCTGATGTTAAAAATTCTAGAAATGCAACTAAAAAAGCTATTCAGGGCGCTTATGAAGGTGCCAAGAATGGTGATTTAGGTGCTGCTTATTTAAAACAACGTAAAATGAATAGTGATTTAGGTAAGAAGATTCGTAAATTAAGAGATCAGATTAAAGGTCATGAATCTGAAATTAAATCTCATAAATTAAAAGAAAAGATTATCGGTGGAGTTGGATTAGGAACTACCATTGGCGCTGGAAGTCTAGCTTTTCGTCATAAAAAGAATGTGGAGAAATTATAATGTCTATCGTAAAACTTGCTTTTAATCTTTCAGGGATTAAAGATGCAGTAGTTAATGCTGCTAAAGGTACTGCTATTAAATCTGAGGCTCATCGCCTTGAGAATAGTACCTTAACTTCATTACGCAGACTTCCTACTGCTGCTGATAAACTTAAACATTTTGCTACTACTAAATCTGGCTTAAAATCTTTAGCTCCTAGTGCTGCTCTTTATGGAGGGGCTGCTTTAGGTGTTGGCGCTGCGGCAAAAGCTTTAACTGGCAAAAAGAATGATTAAAGAAATTGCATTAAAATATGATGATTTAGGATTATTTAAACTTGCATCTATTCTTGAAAAAGATGGTGCGGTTAATCCTATGCAGATGGCCATTAGTAAGACTATGAATCCTGAACAGGGATTACATTATAATCTTGCTACCGATGCTGCCGCTGCTGCTAAAAAAGATCCTTCTAAATTAGGATTAATGAGACAGCGTTTACAGGGATTAAAAAAGACTGGACCGTTAAGATTAGATGATGCTGTTAAATCTGGCATTGTTAATTCCTTAAAGAAACCTACTCCTATAGCAGAAGTTATTCCATTTGCTAATAAACTTAAATCTATGGCTTTAAAAGTGAAATAATATGAGTTTAATTAAATTAGCATTTAAAGACTCAAAAGAATTAGATAGTGAATATATAGATAATAGATGGCTTGGAAGACGGGCAAGAGGTAAGTTATTAACTTATCCATTAGCTGCATTTGGAATGTTACCTGCTCCATTACTTGGACATTACTTAGATCATAGACGTAAAGAGAAAGATTTTATGAATCATCCTGAAAAATTTAAAAAGAAATAATAATGTATAAATTAATAGAATCATCAAATATTCCAGAAGATCAACAAATATCTATCTCATTAGAAGATAGATATGAAAATGATTTTATTAAAACTGCTTCTAAAAGAGATTTACCAAAAGAAGTTGATGAGGCTATTAAAAATTTAAAACGTAAAAAAGATCATAGCTATATGTTAGTAACTGCTATGGGTGATGGTGAAACATGGTCTGATAATAAAAATCATGATTATTTTCCATATGATTCATTGTTAGGATTACAAAATACTCCTGTTTGGAATGAAGTCTCACCTAAAGATGAAAGATTAAATAATAGAATAAAAGCTAAGTTACGTTATCAAACATTTAGTGACGCTGGCTGGTTTCATCATCATCATAACAAACCAGAGCGTGGAGATCAAATTTATGGTGAGGTTCCAAATGCTATTTGGAATCCAAAAATGCATACAGTACTTCTTATTATTGGAGTAGATAATAAAAAAGATCCTGAAACTGCTGAAATGATTAAAAGAAATCAATTAGTTGCAGTTTCTATGGGAGCTAAACTTCCATGGGATCGTTGTTCTATTTGTCATCAACATAATACTTCTATTATGAAATATTGTCCTCATCTTAAATTTCAAATGGGTAAAATTTTAGATGATGGTCGTAAAATTTATGCTGAAAATTTATTTCCTAGATTTTTTGATATTAGTAAAGTAAATCGACCTGCATTTTTAGCCGGTATGCAATTAGAAAAAGTTGCTAGTACAGATTTTGAATTTAGTTTAGATCTTGCTGATTATTATGATATTGGACAATTTGATAAAGAGGCAGAAGAAATAGAAAAACATTCTACCATTTACAAAGAAATGCCAACTCATATTGAAGGTGCAATAGCTAAAGTATGTAATACTGAAAGAGATCTTCCACATAAATTAATGGAAGAATTAGCTAAACTTAAACCTTCTGAAGCTTGGGGTGCTTTAACTCATGCCGGTATTATTGCTAAGCCAAATGAGTTTGCTTATATTTTATTAAAGAATTCTAATCGTGATGATTTAGCTCAAGAATTTTATCATACTAAAGCAGTAATTAAAAATCCTGACGTAAAAGGATTAGATGAAGAATTGCATTCTTTAGCTGATATTGATATTACACATAAAGCCGTTAAATTATCTAATGAAATTCCTACTCATATATTAGATGAAAGATCTATTGGATGTGTTGGAGATAGAATTTACAATACTGAAAAAGGTTTACGTAAAGAAGCCGAAATAACTAGAACTATAGGTCTTGGATCTATTCTTTCTGCATTATATTTATTATATCGTAATAACGCTGAAAGTAAATTTAGCGCTTATGGTTTATTAGGTTCTGGTATTTCTCAAATGATTAGAGACAATAAAGAGTCTGATAAATATATTAGTAATAATCCATTTACTAATGAAGAGTTAAATAAACAAGCTGCCGCAGTTCCTGGTTTCTGGAATTCAGGCAAAGGATTATTAACTAAAGGAGCTATTGGTTTTGCAGCTCCATATATTGCTAGTGCCCACTACCAAAATAAAATGCAACAAGGATATCCTGTTGGAGTTTTAGGTAGAACTATTGCTAACAACCCTGGTAAAATGGGAATTGTTGGTGCCGCAATGGGAATGGCTGGTGCAAAGAATAGTTATAAAGCTATTAAGAATGTATCTAATGATTTAACAACTGGCGTAAGCAAAATTTTTAAGGATAAAAAATAATGGATCTCAAAGAATTTATAGAAAAAACAGAGCCAGAGGTCTTGCAAAAACTCGCGTCTGAAGCTCAAGATGAAATGGTTAATAAAGTAATAGATGCTATCTTTCCTTTGTTAGAAAAGACCGCAAATTATACAGCACAGCTTGTCTTAGAAAAGATTGCCGAAGAATTATCTGAAAAGAAAGAACCTAAAGAAGAAAAGGAAGAGGTTGAAAATACCGATAATCCTAATGAGGAAAGTGCAGAACAAGCTGCTGTAGAAGATGAAAATGTTAAAATAGATAGTACTCCTGCTACTGGTAATAAAACTAATGAAACTATGGACCCAACTAATACTCCAGGTGGTATGCGGGCTCAGGATATTAAAAATGCGGTAAGTGAAGCTTGCGAGGCTGGTCAATCTAATAAAATTATTCCATTTGTTAAAGCTGTAGGTGAACAATATCCTGATGCTATTCAGGAATTAATTAAAATGGTTAAAGTAGAATTACAAGCTGCTTTTTTAAATAAATCTATTGATGAGGAAACTGCTACTGCTCTTTCCGATGAATTAAATGCGATGGTGGGAGCTTAAATGAGTGATAGTTTTATTGATAAACTTTTAGCAGAAGCCGAATCTGAGATTGGTTCGGATTTAGAAAAGTCAGCTAATGATGAAAATGGTGCGCCCGATGCTCCATCTAATCAGGAACAGGGTGGTGGTGATATTTTAACTACTGCTCAAGCCTTTTTACAGAAAGTAGAACAGTTTAAAGCTGCTTTATCTCAGGGTGGGACTCCAGCAGAAGGTGATCCTAATGCGCAGCCTAATCAGGAAGATCAACCTGCCGAAGCTGCCGCTGCTCAAGCTGTAGGAGCTACTACTTCTGGTAATAGCACAGTAATGATTCAAAGACCTGATGGAACGCAAATTAAATTAGCCTCTTTAGCTTCGTTAGTTTCGGCTAGAGGATCTAAACTTTTTAAAGAGGTAAATTAAAATGGACCCAGTTCAGCAAGGTCAATCAGATCCGCTTCAGGATGCTTTACAGCTTTTAGATGAATCTGCTGCTATTATTCAAGAATTAACTGCTCAGATTCAGTCTAAGGGAAAAGACGAAGATATGTCCAAGAAAGCGGAGGAAGTGGCCGTTAAATTAGGCGTGTCTTTTAATCAGGCTTCTGATATGATTAAGACTGCGAGCGAATCAGGTGAAAGTATCGATGCCATGGTAAAAATGGCCTCTATTATGAGACAGAATAGATCTTTTGGTTCCGTATATACAGAAGAAAAAGTAATTCCAATTTCAGGCTCTAAAGCAATTGATTCATTCATGGAAAAGCAAGCTGCGTTAATGGGTGAATTAGGACTTGACGAAAATTAACCATTATATCAAGGAGATATAAAATATGTTTAACATTCTCAGTGGCCTTCAGGAAGGTTCTCACTCAGTAATGATCACTAGCCGTTCTGGCCCCGCCGGACTGGTTAAAGGTACGGTTGTTCAGTTAACTGGTACTTCTAATACTATTGCTAAATCTGATAATAGCACCGTAGGTCTTGGATCTTCAATTGGTTTCATCTTTGAAGATCTGTTAAGTCAGACTTCCGGTTCTTATACCGTAGTTTATGGTGTCATGGAAGCTGAAACTGATCAGGTTTCTGGATCACCTGCCATTGGTTCTTATCTTAAGCCTGGCACTGGTGCTACTGCCGGTTTACTTATTGCAGCTAGTCTTCCTGGCGATGCTAATTTGGTTAAAGGTCAGGTAGCTGATAGTTACAGCATTGCTAATGATGCTCAGGGTATTAGCACTTCGGTTTATCGTATCGTAACCTTTTAAGATAAATTAAAAATTAAATAGGAGATTTTAATTATGAGTAATATGATGGCTTCCCAGCTTTGGGATGTATTTACCGGAAAATCAGCTTCCGGTATGGAGAAGGTAGCCGCTCTTACTGAGGATTTTATTCGTGATCGCCTTCGTGAGACTAGCGTATTAAATCGCGCTATTCCTCCTGTAGTACTTACCGAAGCACAGATTGAACGTAATACTACTAATGACTGGCCTCTGAAGCGCGTTGAGATTGAGCCCGATTCTAAGGCTTTCACTCTTGGCTTCCGTGGTAAGGGTTCTGCTAACTTTATGGAAGGCAGAAAGTATGAAGTTTACTTTACCAAGATTGAAACTCAGCACTTTAAGAAGACCCGTGAAGAATTAATGACAATGCGTTATCCTCTTATGGATGTTGTGAATAACAACTTCGTACTGGATATGCAGGAACAGCTTGATGCTCTCTTTAAGATTAGACTTGATGCTTCCGTAGCCGCTTCCGGTAATACCTCTGCTGCTACTGCTGGTGCCGTAAAAGATAACTTTAAGAATGCAGTTATTACAGCGGTTCGTCAGGTGCTTGGTAAACGGCGTAGAGTTGCTCGCCTTATTATGACAGAATCAACTTGGCTGGACCTGGCTAAGCTCGAACCTGATAAGATTGGTTATGAGAATGTTGGACGTATTGCGCTGAATGGCGTTGCTGCGGAAAAGACATTCTTAGGTTATGAAGTTATCACTTCGATTAACTCCACTACCGCTAATAGCGTATGGCCTGATGATAGTATCTATGCCATTGCAATGCCTGAATTTTTAGGTTCTAACTTTATCCTGGGTGATGTTCAACAGGAAATGAAGCGTGAAGCTAATATTCTCGAATGGTATTCATGGGCTGATCAGGGTGCTGAAATTGGTAACGTTGCCTCAGTTGCTAAGGTTACTGGTATTGCCTCTCTCACTTAAATAGGAGTTACATATGTCGTATGTCAAAGCTTTGTTTGGTCATATTACTGGAGAAGGTCTTTCGTTAAAAGAGGGGCAGATTGGATTTATTGAAGATAGTAAAAAGCATATCTTAAATGATCTAGTTAAACGCGGTCTCGTTATTGTTAAAGATTCTCATGAAGAGGCTGAAGCTTTTAAGTTTATTTCTCGTCAGGAATTATTTAATAAAAGTTACAAATCTTTAAATCCTCCTGAAGGCGAAAATGCTCCTGTTAGTTTAATTGATTGGGAAAATACTCAACCTACTATTATTAATGGAATCCCATCTAATTATATTGTTGAAGAGCCTAAGAAAGAAGTTAAAAAAGTAGTAACTCCTCCTTCTTCAGATGATAAAAAGTAAATTGTTATAATATGAAACAACTAAAAACCGCTTCTAGCGGTTTTTGTTGTTTTATGATATAATCAGATAGAGGTAACTCACATGATTAATCCACCCCAGACCTTTCCAAATGGTCAAATGACTCCACAAATTTTAATTAATCTTATTCGCATGTTTCTTCGAGATAAACCTAAATTAAATGCTTTAATTAAAAAAGAAGAAACAGATGATGATGAAATTAAATTAGCTATTAATATGGCTATTAGTGATTGGAATAGCACTCCACCACTTTTAACTCACGTTGGATTAACTAATTTTCCAGTTATGGATTGGTTAATTGTGGCAAGTGCTATGTTTATTTTGCAGTCTGCTGGTGTATTACAATATAGAAATGAATTGCAATTTAATGATAGTGGTATTACTACTAGTCCATGGACGAAGGGTCCAGCTTATATGGGCGTAGCTGGTATGTGGGCTCAATTAGTAGAAAAGAAAAAATATGAATTTAAACTTGCAATTAATTATGGTCGTACATTTGGTATTGTTAAAAGTGCTGAATATATGCTTTGGGATTACTCAGGACTTTATACTGGTCCAGACTATTTAACCGCTACAGGAACCTCCTCTATGTCTGCCGTCCCTGGTGGTATTCTAGGCCCGAATGGTCCCAGCGGTAGACCCCAGACCCCCCAGAAAACCGACCCATTTGTATTTGTAATGAGCAATTGGACCCTCGATCCGGTGAATAATCGTTACGTGATAAATTTCTATCACAATTTAAATTCAGATGTAGATGTTAGAATTACAGATCCAGTTACCGGAACTGATTTACGAAATAAAGTTAATATTGTTTTTCAGAATAAGAATGTATTATTTATTTGGGTTCCGATAGTACCTGATACTCGAATGGAAGGCCAGATGATTGCATTTAAACTTTAATTAATAGTTAAAAAATAAAGCCCCGGTTAAGGGGCTTTTTATTATTTAGTTTCTAAAAGAACTGAATCTAAATCTGGCCATATCTTATCTGGGCGTTTACTCAATTCAATTAATATATCATGGGATATTTTAGGTCTTTTAAAAATAACTAATTCTTTTCTATTAATCCAATAAATTCTACCAAAAATTAATACTAAAGAAGAAAACCAGATTATTATAATTATATACCACATATTATATTACTTCCATTTATATTATAACAAAATTATTCTAATAATTGCAGATAATAAAAAAGACCTCAATAAGAGGTCTTTTATATTTAAGATATAATCTATAATTAAGATGAAGAAGTTCCCGTACCCTTTACCGGAACTAAACGATCGAATGCAAAACTAATACCTTCAACCATAATCAACTGTCCAGCAGATTGATTAAAGTTATGAGAATTGATTTTAACTCCTTCTGCATAAATTCCACCTACTGCATGATTAGCTATGTCTTGCATATAAATACAGATTCCGAAGGGTGTGCGAAGCCTAATGTCCCACATTGACATCCACAAATTCGTATTTGAATCTGCCTGCATTACCTTATCAGGATTGCTAGTAATATTACTCCATGCATTAGCAACGTACGTCTGTGCAGTTCCTGAGTCAGTCATCATACCAGTAATACCAATTGATGTTAAGTTTCCATTATCATCATAGATATTACCATAACAAGAACGAGCTAATGATGGTCCGTTATATACAAGACGTGACATTGAGCCACCACCAACTGGAGTGCCATTTAAAATATGCACTCTCATTGATCCAATCTCAGGTAATCGTTGCTGTGGAATCTGTTGACTAATTGCAATATTTGGAGTTAAACCAATTCTAACTACATCAAAAGCGGCAGTAGCCTTAGCTGGTCCAAAAGCAATAAGTGTAGATTCAGCAGCAATAAACAATCCAGGGGTGGCCATATTTTCATCTAACTGGACGAAGTTCTCTTTCCAACTCCAAGTTGAAGTGCCATCCCCAGATCCTAAAACATCAGCAATAGAAAGAGTCATATCTAATCCTTTTTAATTAACGTAAAGCAGAATATTTACAAAGTTTGCAGGATATCCAATTTCGACAGTTACGGAAATTTCAATAGTACCTACAGTAAGATCGGTATTAGCACCATCTAAATTAGCGCGAAGAGTTGGCGTAGCATAACTAATAATCAAAGCACCACAATAAGCAGATTTATTAGACTGAGCACTATACATATATAAATCAAGTACTGAAGCTATCTGGGTAAGTAAGTCCTGATTAATATTATACTTACCGATATAAGGTTTGGTAGATGAGTATAAGTCTAACGAAAGTTTATCTACTGCTTTAGTAATACTGAATTCTTGTTCCTGAATAGAAACCGTACTAGTTGTTTTCTGATGACGACTATAGATATTGCCACCTGGAGTATCTTGTACTAAAACGAAAACTCCATTTTCGCTAAGTTTATTTAACTGAGTAGGTGTAAAATAAGTATTTGAATAAAGTAATTTATAAGGTCCACCAAAACCTAAATTGGTAAATGATTGCTGTGCGGGGTAAGTTGCCATAGCAGCAGCGGTACAAGCAGCAAGAGCAGATCCGTTCACGGTTTCAGTTAAAGCTGAATCCCAATATGCTTCTGGAGGCCAAATATAAAGAACGCGTTTTGAAGCATAAGAAGAAGCTGTAGCTGCAATAGAAGTTACTTGTTCATCTTTGGTAAGATAATGTATAACTTGATAAGTGAAAGTATCACCAGTTCCTAATGCTAAATTATACTGGGCAGACTGTGAAGAATCTGTAATTCCAACTCCATTTACATATGGAATGGCCTTTAAAGAAGTCTCACTTGTAACTTCGCTTACTAAAATAGAATCGTAAGCAAAAACTGCTACATTTGGTGTAGCTCCTACTGATAATAATTTACCACTAACTAATGGATTTCCTGAATTAGTAGTAGTGTAGGCAGTATTAGTTACACTTATCGTAGCTACGGTATCGCCAATCTTAACACCAGCAGTGAGAAATCCTGTTCCAGTTATAACTAATGGTTGTAATGCAGTCATTTATGTATCTCCTAATTTAGCTATGAGTATAAGTTTCTGAAACCAATATAGAAGATACTGGTAAAGTTGCATTAAGTAAGGTCGCTCTAAAATAACTAGAAGCTGGTTCTGACATTGTAGTAACATGAGCGGCATAGGCTTCTGCTACATTTGTACTATTACTTAAAGGAACTAGTAAATAGATATCCTGTCTAGTAGATAAGTCACTTAATGCCGTTATGTAAGAAGTGTCAGTTTCGTCAGTTAAGATATAAGCTAAAGTTTCTGATCCACCATTAGCGGTAGGAGCAACGGTTCCTAAATAGAAACCCAATGGATTACTAATCGTTACATCCATATCTACTTTTAAATCATCAAGATTAGTTACATCGTAAAAACCAGTAAGATCTTTTCTAAGGGCTATATAAGAAATATAAGGTGTTCCAGCTATAATATTATAAGTACCATATTCAAGAGAAGTAAAAGTAAATGAAGATGAGGCATAAGAAGCTCCTCCAATTATAGCAGTTACATTTCCAACACTTCTTTGAATTGTAAAGGCGTCAGCTATTGCAGCGGGATATGAAATAATTTCATTAATAGTAGCCACATCGCCATTGATTGATTTAATTGTATAACTACCATGAGTAAGAGTATTAAATATGATGGAATCACCAGCTACGGCATTTAAGAACGAACCTGTCGTTCCCTGAATAATATTTCCACTAGCAACTAAGGCCGATCCAGTAACGGCACTTGTTCCGATCTGCACATATGCATTATTAATAGTAATTGCAATACTGGAAGTTTTAATAATAGCAGATAAAGCTAACCCTGGATAAACTATAGTTGCACTAGTTATTGGAAAAGTTAAATTAATAGGTGAGTTAGTTACTACCTGATTAATTGATCCAACGAAACAAGGTAACATAGAACTATTAGCCAGATTCTGACTAGAACGAAGTAAAATCTGAGTAACAGAAACGCCGGGTAATGTATAAGTCATATTAAAATCCTATTCAATATTTAAAGCAGTTGAGCCATTAAGTTTAAGTTGAATGTTAGTTAATTTATCTTTACTCAGCAATCTAGCAATGTAAGATCTTTCCATTTGAATCTGTAATATAGTAGAAGCTGTAAAAGATGTGTTACCCTTCTCAAATATTTGCGGTGCAGTATTTGTTACAGTTCCCTGCACTTGAAGTCCCAAATCTCTATAAGATCTAAGATCTAAAGAAATAAAAGAAGTTACCATTGCACTTAAAGCTTCTGCTTCCAAATCACTCTCTGATATACATTCTACCACAATTGGGAAAGAAACATAATCCTTATATGCAGTTTTTTCATTAGTTCTACTTACCGAAAAAACTCTACCTTGACCCAAAGTACCATTTGCTCCATTTATTAAATTTCCTCTATATATTAATGCTGCTGGTCTTTTATTTCTATATTTTTCTTCCCATTGAAATTTAGTTCCAATCCATAAAGATTGATATGACTCTTCTTTATTGGTATCGTCACTATATAATATATAACCTAAATCTTTATTTATAGAAAACATCTCTTGTAAATAAAGAATAGTAGCAGTTACACCATAATAACCCGGATTAAAATTCTTACTATATAAAAATTGTTTATAATCCACAGGAGATTCTCCAGTCTCTTCTAAAGATATTAAATTCATCTAATGTATAAGCTGTAATATCTATAGGAAGTAATTGAGCTGGATTATCTGCTCTTAATTGTGTCATGTTTAATATTTGACGTACCGTATTACTACTGATAGATGTAGGAACTATTCTATCAATTTTATATCGCTGAGAAGGTTTCTTTAAAAATGCCAAAATATCATCAGCAGCAATTAATACTTCGTTAGATGTCCATGCCGATAAAGCTACAGCTTCAGATACTCCATAATCGGTTTTATCTATTTGAATTGGTTGCTGATCGGTATTTATATATATTTTTACTGGAGCAAAATAACCTCCAACAAACGTTGTACCGAAACAAACAGGACATTTTGGAAGAATTGATTTTTTCTGAACTTTATCATAGCATAAAGTACAACGATCACCAAATTTTCTTCTAGCAAAATGTAAACATTCTTGACCAAATCTTTTTAAATATAATATTTCTTGTTCAGAAATGTAATCGCTAATAAAATTATCAGCTTCATTAAATAAACAAAGATTATCAGAATAAAATACAGCATCTGAATCTATATCTACCGCTTTTACTCTATAAAAAATTCTTTGATCTATCATACCTCTTTGCGTTACTGTGTCTACAAATCCAAAAGCATAAATTGGATCTGTATATAAATCAGTCCATGGACCTAATTCGCCTTCCGAAATCTGAACTATATATCCAAAATGAGATACGGTTTCCTTACTCTCTGGTTCTATATTCCAATAAAGAGTTGTTGCTGCATATGTTAAATTTTTGCATTCAAGATATATGAGCATCTAATTCTCTTACTAAAAGATCATTCAACTGCTTTCCAACTTTAGCAGTATGTTGCTTAATAAAATCCATATCACCCATTAAAGCTGGATAATACTTAGTAAACATTAAATCTAAACTATTAAGTTTATTAGCTGAATCTAGTTCACCAATAAAACTTGCATTAAGTGATTCGAATTTACCAATACGATCTCTGATAAATTCTGTAGCAAAATCAAAAAATCTAGGATTACGAAACGCGGGAGGAAGATGTTTTAAATGAATAACCAAAGCATTATCCAATGGTCTGATTACTGATTCAAATAAAAAACAAGTCATTTGATCTGAAAATAATTCTGGCATACTATTTGAATCAATTGGATTTTCTGTAAACTTCTTCATTAATTCTTGGTCACGTTCTGTAATTTTATTCTGACCAGCTTTTAATCTTAGATCTGACAATGACGACATTTCATTCTCCTATTTCTTTACATTCTTATCGTTAGGCATATATTGATTTAATAAAGAACCATCTAATACATTCTTATCATTTATTTTATAATAAATGACTATACGATAAAACATTGGATTTTCTTTATCTTTAGTTGTAAATTCTCCAATATAACATAACTTAATTTCTTTAGCCCAATCCTTATTTATTAAATCATCATATTCGTCTAAGTGAATTCTAGAAATAATCTCACCAAAAAAACTAAATTTCTTTTTTAATTTCTTTTCTTCTAAATCAGTAATATCGCTATACTGAAAAATAATAAAAGGATTGCCAAACATATCTAATCTAATATCATTATCAACTATATGATATTTATGATTATTATTAGCAATCTTATCTAAAAGTAATACATATTCACCTAATTCATCAGTATTAGTTAATTCAAAATATTCGGAATGAGATTTTACGACTGGCGTTTTTTCCATGGACCCAAATCCCTTACGTTAGTATTCATTAACTTCTGCCAATTATCGAATCTGGCTATACGACGCGCTCTGGCTTCAGGAGTTGACATTAAGCGATCTGCTAATATATGTTTTCCAATTAATTTATTATAAAAAGGTTTATTAGCAGCCTCTAATTGAGATCTCCAATAATTATCTTTAAAATATTCTTTATGAATTTTAGGCATCATAGATAATTTACCATGTGTAAAATTCATCATTTTCTTAACAGATCCACCTAATGCGCCACCAATTAATCCACCTTTAGCCATACCTTTTAATTTTTCATGCTCATTATCTCCCTGAGTATATCCAATAGCGGCACCACTAATAGTTCCTAAATGAGCGGTTGGAACTTTCTTAGCTACACTTAAAAATTTATGAGCATCATTACCTAAATTAATCATTCCCTCAATATTTTTAATTTTAAATTGACCATCATCTGAAATGGAATGTTTTAATATACTTTTAGCAATTCTATTAGTTCCCGTGGGAACATTATGAATATCTTCTAATGCATTAATTCCCATACGTCCAAACTGTCCAAGTAATGCACCATCTATAAAAGCGCCTCTTAAAGTAGTTGAGTCTTGAACTAATCCTTTTCTTATATTAGCTTCAGCTTGTGCTACTCCAGCTAAAGCTGATCTTTGTATAATATTTTTTCTAATAGGACCATTAGTTCTAGACATCATAAATTTTAATGGATTCCCAGATCTAGCTGCTCTCATACTATAAAAACTAGGGAATAAACTACCCGGATTAAATGCTAATTTTATTAAACTCATACCTTCGCCTTTTCGGGAGTAGATTTTGGACCTTTAACTTCAGGTAATGGATCTGCTGAAACCCCATTTAATTCTGCCATAACTTTCATATAAACTTCTGGATCTTTAGCTTGCAAATTTCTTAATTCTTTTTGTCTATCAGCATAAGATAAATCTTTAAATTTATTCACAAATCCACGAGTAGTTGTAGCCATAAATCCATCACCTATATTAGATTGAGCAGATTGAGTTTCTTGACCTTGTAATAATTGTGTTCTTAAATTAACATCAACTTGACCTTCATTAGTAACTTGAGAAACTTCTTTATTAACTTCAGCAGCAGCCAATTGTCTAGCTGCTTGAATTCTCTCAAGGAAGGGTTTATCATCTTCCATTTGCTTAGCTTCATCGGCAATATTAATACCAACTTGAGCCAAAGCTGTACTTTCACTAATACGACCCTGCGCACCAAGATTTGAAAGCATTTGAATTTGCTGAATATCATCAGCCATTTTAAATGGTTTAAGTTTAACACTACTTGGAGCTTGCTTATTGGTCATACGTGCTAAATAACGTACTAAAAATCTAATAAATGTATTTTGTTTATTAATATAATATAAAAATAAATTCTCTAACATACGTAAAGAAATATTAGATCCGCTCCAAGTCATACCACCATAAATTAATTCTGGTGGAATTCCTAATTGAGTAAGAATTCTACGATCCTGTAATTCAATTTCTTCCCGTAAAGACATAGCTTTTCCTTGGCCACCCAAAGCCTGATAGCCAACAGGAAAAGGAACAACTCCAATTTCATTGGGATCATTTTGCTGTCTCTTTAATTGAGTAGCTACAATACCCATCCATGCAGCACCATCAATTTTACTTAACGGATCAGTGCCACTAGACGACGTTGGAAATATAAATCTATTAGGAAGAAAATGATCTGAAGCAATACATTCCTGAGCCTTACGTAAAATAAAACTCATAAATAAATCGTTCCATGCTGAGAAGAAAAATGGTTTTGATAATCCTTCCCATTCTGGTTCTGTAATGCCTTCATGCTGATAATGAAAAGTTAATTCAGCAGGTAATTCTATTACTGGATTAATTGGATTTTGTTTGCAAGCTAATATGAAAGTTTCTGGAACATTAGCTACTACAAATTTATCACCCTTCATAATTGGTTTAGAATATTTATCTTCGATACGATAATAAATTTTCTTTTTACCAGCAATACCTAAATCTCTTACTTTAATAAACTGAACAGGCCATCTCTGAATTCTAATATTTTTAATGAATTCATCGCCTTCTAACAATTCATCTTTAACCTTCATTACACCTTGAAATTTACAATTTTTATTAGAACATTTAGCTAGAAATTTATAATCCCTAAATTGCCATTCAAATTTACGATCTTCATCAGTAATACAATGTGCTTTATAAGTATTACAATCAGGACAAGCTAAATAACGTTTAAATGGAGGAACTATAGATACTATAGCATTTCCAAAAGTATAATAATCTTTTCCATTTTTAACTAATTCATCTTGAATACATAATTCATCATTAAGTAATTTAGACCAATAATTTTTATCTTCTCCAATATCATTATCTACTACCACGGGAGTAATAGGATATCGTGACATAGTATCGGTAATACGATCTAAAAGACCAGAAGATTCGTTTAAAACAATAGCCCATTTAAAAATTTCATTTAAAGTCTTTGGTCTTTGAAGATGTAATAAATTATAAAATCTTTGAGGATACTGCAAGCCGTTCATTGGATAACGACGACCAGTCTCCGGTGCTACTACTGATGTTGTAGATACATTAGTCATTTAAATATCTTTCAACAGCCTTATGTTTTAAATCTTGCATTTTTTGTTGATCTATATCTAATTTAACTTCGTTTGATATTTCATCTAATTCATCTTGTGCGAATTTTAAAATATCAGGAAGTTGGCACCAACCTTCTTCAAAAGCAATTTCTGCTATATACTTCTTTACTTCACGATGCCAGTTCTGTTCACCTAATAGTTTAACAGCTTTAGCTATGTGAAGTATAGTAGAAGGTTCGAGAATATCTATGTTGGGTTTAAATCCATTTAGTACATAAACTAATTTTTCAAAAGTAAATACATTACCTAATATTCCAGGGTTGGATTTAAGTGCTTGAAGTGCAAAAATCTTTTCAAGCTGATTTTCATATAACCGGCCATCATTAAGTAAGACGATTGTGTCATTCTCTAAGTTATTCATTTATCTTACGAATCACAATTACACGAATGTTAGGATTAATTTCACGTAAAGCATCCACTGGATTACTCTTTAATTTGTCCAAGACTTTATCTTCAAGAATATCTTTTAAAGAATTAAAGTCAAATTTATTTATTTTATGTAAAGGAAGTGATTCTTCTCCAATATTAACATTTTCATTAGCGTTAGTTTCAAATGGAGTCAATAAACCAGCGTAAGGATCTTCCAATTCGTTATCATAAAATTTATGTAAACCAGTTCTATGATCGAATATACCTAAAGCTTTAGCTACTAATTCTGGAATATGTGATTCTGATTCTTCCTGCATTTTAAGTAAGTGAGTCCGTTCTGGAGCATCGCTTTTAAAATATTTCATACGATCGGCAAATGCATGTCCATAATTTTTCTTAAAGTGATCGCCAGCATATCTATATACTGAATCATGCAAAGAAGACTGTTTACCTAACGAATGAGCATGATGTAAAATTTCTTTAGCCTTCTCCCTACGTTCCTCTATAGGATATCGTTTATGATTATCAATAAATTTGTTTAATTCAATAGATAAAGAATGTAAAGCATCTAAATCATCTTCCTCAGAAGCAGTTTTGGAAAATTCAACTTCTGGTAATTCAAAAGTTTTATAAGCATCACTAATTCGATCTCTAATTTCAGAAACTTCACGTTCGTCAAATTCATGTGCAAATTTTTCAAAATAAGCATTACTAAACCATGTATGTTCAGGAGTATGAATTGGAAAATATCTATTAATACCATCAGAGTAAGCAAAACAACCATCTGCTAATTTTTCTAAATTTTCAGATACAATATTATCTTCTGCTACCTTAATAAACTCTGGCATTGCTTCATTAATAGCACCAATTCTATATCTACCTAATTGATCATGAATATGGTCAGTAAACATTTTATGTCCTTTACAGAGAAACTACCGCTAAATCAAAACCATCATAAACTGGAGCGTTATATTGATTAGTATTAGTTGTATCTAATTTAACACTTATAATATCACCAGCATTTACATAAATAGGTGAACTTACTTGAATTCTAGGTTCTAAGGTCATATTCGTATTATCTGTATCTATTGAAATTTGAGTAGATTGAATGTATATAGAATTAATCTGTATACTAACCTTAATAGTTAAAAGACCAGAGTAATGTTTGGATAAGTTAATTCCAACACTTCCAAATGCTATACCTAAGAAACTTTTAACGGCCACAAAACCATTTGAAGTAACTGTTATATATTCTCCAGAATTAGCACTTTTTGATATAGATCCATCTAAATATATTGTACTATTTGTCAATCTTGCATAAAATTTATCAGTAGCAGTGGCAATAGCATTTGTTACATAATTTACATTTACAATATTATCGCCATTAGAAACTATACCATCATATCTAACATCTGTATTAGCGCCAAATGCCCATGTTAAATAATTAAAAGTATATGAATATTCAGATCCAAGGGTACCAGCTACTGAATCTCCATTACGTTGAATAGCATTCTGGGCTCGTACCATTACTGGATTAACTGATTTTTGAACAAATGATATATTTACAATATCATTTGGTTGAGACATTCTACCATAATGTTGAAATGTACTACCTTGAATTACTGAACCATTAAAAATATTACCATTTAAAATACCAAAATTAAAATCACCAGTTAGTACTTCTTTAGTGGCATTTTTTACTATAGCATAAATAACATTAGAGTAAGATCCAGTTAATGCTGGACTTACTGTAATAACCGTATCACTAGTGACTGCTGTAATATAAGTAGTTTCAGAACCTATTCTAATTCCGTTTCCAGTTTGAGTTTCGGCTGTAAATAAAGTACCAGTTCCAGTAACCGTAACTCCATCAGTTGAAACAGAACTAATAATACCAGATCCTACTTTAGTCACCACGGTAGAACCATCTTGCATGGCTGACGTAAGATCTACTTTCTCACTTAAGGCTTCATATATAGCTGTTATATTTTCTTTAATATTAGAAACTTGACTACATAAAAAATGCAATTGATCCATTGCAGATTTTATATCGCCAATCTTAATTTTTTCTATAGCTGATATTGACTTTAAATCCATGTTTTCGCTCTAAGCATATTGTAGCACTAAATTTTTACTTACACAAGCTTTTTGATTGTGATGTATCTAGGATATCCTATTGTACGAGTGTCGTTTCCAACAACTTCCATAATATTACTAGTTGCAGTTAATGATACGTTAGTACTAGTAATATCAAAAATCGTATTAGAATAAATAGGTAAACTATTTAAAGTAAATACTATTGTAGAATATCCAGTATAAGCAATTGGATATATACCACTATAATAAGAATAACCTACTATTTCATAAGTTCCCGTATTATTGAAAGTTATATTTCCATTACCTAATATAGTAACCCAACTTGTAGATCCGGAAGTTGATAATGTAGTTACTGTAGTTCCGTCTACTGAAACTGATATATATCCAGCATATGGAGAAGTTCCAGCAGCACCTTGAGGAATAGTAAAATTTAATACTGCTGCACTAGAAGATCCTGAATTAGTAATAATAACACTAGATCCTGCTGCACCAGTAGTTACAGTTCCTAAAGCTACCGTTGCTGCTGCACCATTTGTACCTTGAGGAATAGCAAAATTGAACACAGCCGCATTCGAAGTACCTGAATTAGTAACTGTTACCGAAGACCCAGCACTTAAAGTTGTTACGGTACCAATTCCAATAGTTGCCGCTGCACCAGGATCTCCTGCATACACTGTATTACTATTACTTAAATAATTAACCATTGTCTGGAAATTAACAACTTCAGTACCATCCGATTGATCAAATGGTAATGTTTTTAAATATTGTAATGTACAACCAGAATTAAAAACAAATTGTCTTACTTCCGTGTCTGTAGTATCTGAATTTCCAAAAGTTGTAGATATACTTATAATTTGAGATAAACGACTATCGGTCTCTTGATTAATGACTGAATAAGTATTAAATTTTGATAATAAATCTGCATATAAAAGATATGTAGATTCAGCAGAAGTATTAACGAATCTAACTGCATCGTAAATAGCTTTATAATATAATGTATTATTATCAAAACTTTTTATATCTGTCATGCTATTGTCCATCCAGTTATAGTATTTGTCTGATAATATTTATAATCAGATAAAATATTATCAGGATCAGTAGCTATAACATCTGAAGATAAAGTGCTATTATAATCTAAAAGATAAGGTATACTATAAATAGTAGGAGTTAAAGATCTATTTAATGTGATTGTTCCTAAATTATAAACAAGATTACCAGAACCATCTATAGCATTTACTGTAAAACCACTAATTAAACTAACCGTTTCTGTGGTTAAAGTTGTATAAATTCCACTTCTTAATTGCAATCTATTTAGTGTATAATTTGCATAAGTATAGGAAATAATAATATTCTGAGTTCTTGGTCTAGAAGTATTTCCGTATGTTGTAGTGATTGTTGCTACTTGACCGCTAGTATTATAAGTTACTGTAGAAGTAGATGATTCATAACTAGAACCTGCTGCTATAGCAAAATCAATAATATCATTCAGATATTTTTCTTTATATGAATAATATTTAATATAATTATAAGCTTGATTTAAACCTGTTAATGCAGATTGAAGTAATGATCTTAATTTATTATTTAAAGGAAGTGAACTAAGGCTTGACTTATTATCTAAGTCTGCTACTAATAAAGAAGAGTTTGTAGTATTAGTCCAATTAGTATCACTATAATTATTTGCATAATTTACTATTACTGACAATGTATAAGTGCTAGCATCAGCACCAGTAATGGTTAACGTATAGGTGTTACCAAAATGAACACTAGTAATTGGTTGATTAAATGTTAAAGTTAATACACAAACTTTACCATCTATACTAGTTGCTAATATTGGCGTAAATGGTAAAGTGGTATCAGTATTAGCAGATACCGTTACTGTAAAAGAAGTTAAAGCGGTAGAATTACTTCTTTGATCTATAGTTAAATTACTAGTAAGAGTATTATTACTACTTCCACCAATAGTTAAACCAGAAGCATCTAATAATAAACCAGTTTCTAAGAAAGCTAAGGACATACTTCAATCTCCACATAATAATCAGATTTATCGTCTATTTCTGTGTACATAGTATCCAGATCCTTCTAAGTAAAATTCAGTAATAAGAAATCTAGTTACTTCTTCATTTTTCATAATTCCAAATAATTCAAGATTTCTAATTCTTTCCTCATATGAAGGATTGAGTGTCATGTTAGCTGTATCTTCTTTTTTAAATTTAACTTCGATAATATAATTAGAATATTTATCTGGATTATCTGAAAATACTTTAATATCATTTGTGCTAAATTTTTTCTCTATTAAAACAGTTCCGTAACCTTCAGTTACAGCACAAATAAATTCGTTATATACGGTTAAGTCAATAGGATTTTTTTGTAAAATATTATCATATACTTTAAATCTAACTGACTTATCAGTTCCTTTAATTAATATCATATTAATATCTCGGAAGTAATCTTTTTAAAGTTACTAAGAAATTATCAAATTTAGAAAAATCACTAGTAGAGTATTTATGCAATAATTTCTTGTTTAATTCTTCTTCTATCTCAAAGTTGAAATTAAACTTTCCATCATTGGTTCTAGTGGGCGTATCTAATAGTTTATAATCTTTTAGCATTAGATATGCGGCATATCCTAAATTTGATACAATCATGATATCACCTACGATGGATTATATATTATGTATTTAGAAGTTAAAGGTTTAAATCTATTTAAAAAATTTGCTACATTAGTTATAGTTTGGGTGGATTGATTTGTTGTAAATTCTAATATAAATAAATTTCTAAACATTTCATATATTTTATTACTTTGAAATCTAGAATCATCATAAGAACTAAAATTAGTAATCAATCCAGCGCTAGGTAATGAATAAATGGTAGCATCTCCTGGTAATGTATGACTTACTCCAGTATTATCTCCCATATCCCAATAAAGATTTGCATCATCATAATAAAGATTACTATCAAAATCTAAATGTGCATATTTTTCTTGATCTGTTACGTCTATATTTAAAAGACTTAAAAGATATTGTGATCCATTAGCTAATATGAATTGAGTAAATCTTGCCGGATCTGCAAACTGATCATATAAATTAAAGTTCTTTGTTTCTAAAATTGTATATTTAGGAATGATGGTACCAACAGTTAAGGTAGAATCTATATTTCCAGTAATTGTAGTTAAAGTTCCATCAGAACTACTTTCCAGGGTTATGCTGGTTGTAGTAAGATTTCTTACTGTATCATTTATGGTTGAATATTGCAAATTTAAAAAGATGGACAATCCTATATTGATTGATTCTAACGTTTGTCCTTTAACGGAAGTGTATAGTAATCCCAATAACTGATTTTTATAATTCTGTTGTTGAGTTAGAAATTCTGTACCATATTGTAAAAAGGAAAATACTGGTTGATAGTTTAATAATTTACCAAAAATATTATATAATAAATTCTTCTGATGATAACAGGTTTTGGTAAATAAAGTTATTACTCTAGGATCAAAAGCTGCTGGAAAAGTAATATATCTTACACCTGTAACTGAATTATTATTGATAGTAAAATTAGAAGCTGAACATGCTAATGATGTTAAATTTCCATCATAATATAAATCTGAAAATCCAATAATACTAGATTCGATTGCATAATTATTTCCACCAATATTATTACCAACTGAAACATCAACTGTTTTGTAATATTCTTTAATAAATAATGGACATGTTTCTAAATAAGGTGCTTGGGATAATTGCTGAGTTTCATAGATCATACTTCCAATACAATTCGTGTATTGGTTAAAAAGAGGGATTAAAGTGTTATCTCCGTTAGAGTTTATTAAATTATCTTTATATGTTGAGGGAAGATAATCAAATAGAAAATCGACATTCATAATTAACCTTTTAAAACATTTGTAAATTGGTCATTTAATTGCTGTTTTTCCATGCTTCTATTGCGCATATATTCATCAATTCCAATTTTATGTATATTTGGATTAAAGTATCTCTTAATTTTTCCGAACATCCCAAGTCTAGGTTCTGAAAGATATTGTATAACTTTTAATTTTCTTTCTTCTTCGGGTAATGATTTATGAGAATCGTATCTAGCCGCTCTTCCAATGGCCTGTAAAGTTTTTTGAGGATTCCAGCTTTGGTCAACAATTCCCATCATCTTTGTATTATGAAGATCTAAACCTTCACCACCTGCCGGTGAAATTAATAAAGTTTTTAATTTTCCTTTATTATAATCAGTTACCATTTGATTTCTTTCTTCTTTACTCTGTTCTCCTGTAAACATACCATATGGTATATTTCTTTTTTTTAATTTTCGAGCTATCGGATCTAATCCTGATTCCAAAAAGCCAGAATAAATAGCAGCCTTGAAATTCTTATCCTTTTTCATTCCTTGTTGAATATCGCTCATTATAGCATCTATTTTAGGTGTATGTGTAGAACCACCATAACCCTCAACACTATTTGAAATTTGTCTACCTGCAATAGAGAAAGCATTTAAATTAACTGATTCGCGTTTATTTAAAGGCAAATTGTGATTAATCTTGTATTTAACCCAGCCAGGGGCTTGTTTAAATGCGTAGTCATAATATCCTTGCTGTTCTTTGCTCATTCCAATTCTTTGAATTTCTTCTTCTACTTTTGGTAAATGCTTATTATAATCTTCATTACCAGAAAAAGTATTAATATAAGGAGAGGCTAATTCTTTAAACTTATCTAAGTTTTTAGCCTCCTGAATCGTGCCGCCTTTTCGCCCCATTAATCTTCCAATAAGTCCTGGTCCAATTTTACGTTCTTTAATAAAGTTAGCTCTAAATTCTTTCTCTGTACCAAGAACTGGTTTACCCGCTACTGTATGTAGTAATGAAGCTATTTCAGTTGGACTATTTTGGGCAATCGAACCACTTAAACCCAACATTTTATTAACTTTAGATCTAGAATATCTAAGTGTATCTCCAGTAAGAGAACTTTCATTTTGAGCACGATGTAATTCATCGGCAATAATCATCTTTGGCTTATATTTGCTTAAATAAAAATCTGGATTAAGACGATATTTTTCGTAAGATACTAAATGGTAGTTATCTAAAGGTACGTTAAACTTTTTTAATTCTTTAATATAATTATGACTAAGAGATGCTGGAGTTAAAACTAATTTAGATTCAGAAGGATCTTGCTCTCCAATAGCAATTGATGATAAACTTTTTCCACTTCCTAAACCATGGAATAAAATCTGTGACTTAGTTTTATTAAATTGCTTTACAGCATCATTTTGATGCTCTTGTAATTTATAATCAGGCATATCAACCCTTAATTTCAATAACTGAAGGATTGGCAAGAATAGTCGAAGAAGTAGTAGCTGTTGCGGTCTGGAAACTACAACCAATAGTATTTGCTACTGTGGTAGTGATAGCTGTAGTTGATGGAATATTAATAGTTCCATAACTAGTAATTGAAGATCCACCTTGTAACTGAATTATTAATTTACCCATTCCTTGCAGATATCCAGCCGCTGTTAAGCTTGCTCTAATTTCTAAATCAAAATTATAAGTACCAGCGGCTAATGAAGCTGATGCGGGAAATGTAATATTCGTAGATCCAATCTGAACTTGTGCTGTGACGGTAGAGGCTGTAGTTACTATAGTAATAACTCCATTAATTGGAATTATAACTGTTTTGCCGACAACTAATGAATTAATTGGAAGCGTTAAAGTGCCAAGTAACGTGCTTGTTAAAATAGGATAATAAATTGTAGCTGCTGCGAAAGTAATTGCAGAAGTAGATTTTACTATTGCAATTACTCCTGATTTATAAGTAGTAATCGGATTACCACTAGCACCTTCAGATGTACAGAAGGTTTGCTGAGTTGAGTTAAACCACATATCTCCTAATGCCGCAGTATTAGAATAAGCTGTAAAGTTAACCTTTTGTGTAAAAGTAGTAGTTGTAAATTGTCCAGTACTAGGAGTAGTAGCTCCAATAGGTCCAGGTGTTGTTAGGGCGGTTGCTATATCTGACGTTACGATAGTATTCCATGCAGGAATAGCACCATTTGTTCCTGTACCTGTTTGAGTATAGAATTTCTTAGTGGTGGTTGTATTTGGAGCTAATAATGTTGTTGTATCAGTATTTGATTGATAGGGAACCGATCCTAATAATGTAGTAGAGTTACCGCCTACTAAATTAGTAGATTTAGTTACCGCACTATTTATTGCAGTTCCCGGAATACCACTAAAATTAGTTCCGGTTAAAGTTGGTGTTATAGACCATGCAGGAATCGCCGAAGCCGATCCAACCAATACGCCCGTAGCCCCTGCAAGTATTGACGGAACACCGGTCGCACCGGTCGTTAATATGCCGTAATTAGCCGGAGATATGTAGGCTGAAGTTCCGGCGGCTGACTGGTAAACTATTTGATTTGCACCACCACCAACTAGGGAAGTTGCTGTACTAGCGTTTCCGGTTAATGGTCCTACGAATAAAGCTGATGTTACCGAAGTTAAACCTACTAACGTGGTGGCTGTTGTTCCAAGTAATATATTAGTAGTTCCAATAGTTACACTTTCATTAGCTATACCATCTACTTTTTCCCAAATAGTTCCATTAAAGAAAAGTAAATCACCAACATTCCATTGAGATATTCCATCTATTAGTGTACTTCCTGAAGTTCCAACCCTATAATAAGTTCCCTGTATTCCAGTTCCCGATGCTAAAGTTGGACTATTAGTATTAGCATTCCATACACCGCCAAATATATTTAACCCATTTAATGCATTAATAGCATTTTCGATTATGGTCCAGTTAGAATCTAACTGAGCCCAAGTTAATTCAACTGTATAATCTGTACGTCTATATAATGATAATGTCATCAAATATCCTCATAACCCGGTATTGGAAAATTTGGTGGAACTGGAACCGTCACAGAATAACCATCGATTACATATCCACTTAAAACATAACGATCTGGTTCTATATAATATCCAGCACCTAAAGTTAAATCTGCCGGCATTACTGCTGGAATTAACAAACTTAAAAATCTATTATCTACAATAGATTTTACATATGCAGATAATATATTTATTGAAGTAGTTGATAAATTAATTGGTACTATATAGTATCCAACTGTTTGATATTTAATTAAGTCAATAGCATTGTTAATGTAAGTTTCATCTGGTATCGAAACCACTATTGCTTGTGATGAGTAATTTAATCCTTTAGAAAGTTCTAAATTTTTCTCATTTGAAATATCAGTAGCGGTTACAGGATTGTAAATTGTAAGAGTTGAAGTATTTATAGTCGTATTATAAGTAATGATAGAATCTGCATTAATTACAGTTGGAAATGACACTATATTTGATCTATTACTAAAAGTTAAACTTACCTGCTGACTACTTATATTATATGCATACGGAATTACTTCACTTACTTTTTCTATTAATTTATAAGTTAAAGTTCCTGTTAAAGTTAAAGTTGTAGATAATGTAAATGAAATTAAAGAAGTTAAATTATAAGTAAAAGAACTTATATTAGATGCAAATAATAAATTATTACTACTATCGTAAATTACAAATAAACAATTAGGATTAAATTTAGCAGTAATAGGAATAGAACATGTGATAATATTAGTAGAACTACTATTAGTTAAAGATATTTCTGTTGTTAATTCTTGCCAATATGAAATAGTTGGTACTATAGAAGTTGGATCTAATATTTGATTACTATTGGGACTCAATTGAATTGTATTATATGTACTATCAGTAAAAACTGGAATACTAGATGTTTGAGTTTTGGATATACCTATAAATATAGGTATCATAGTATCCACTGTTGTTGTAGTAGAAGTATTTTCTGCTAATTGTTTTACGCTAACGGTCACAGAATTAGTCCTCGACTTCCATTATATATGAAAGCTTGAGAATATAATAGCTAAAAAAAATAGCGCCCAATTAGATTTGGGCACTATCTTTAAAATACATTTAACTCAATTCTAAATCCCATTTCTTTTACTTTTTCATGAATACTTTTATCATAATTCATATTTTCGTATAATTTAAATAATAAATTACTTTCTCCATCAAGATCACTTTCATAAATATTAATATCACAACAACCTGGTTTGATAAAACCTAACAAAGCTGATTTATCTATATCTTTTACCTTAATTTTATTATCACTATACAAATTAGCTTGTGTTACTACAATTCCTAATTCATTAACCATTTCATAAATAATTAATGAAGTTTCGTTTTCATCCTCACTATTAGTATTGGTTTTTAAGATTCCTCTAAATGCATATGTTTGTTCTTTTTCAAGTATAGTTCCATATTCTGCATATTGTTTTGTAAAAAGTACTGCTTTCATTTTACCTCTAACCGTCTCGATAGTAAGAATAGCCATATCCTTACCATCCTTCTTAGTTTTAGTTCTTTTTATTTCACTAATAATTCCAATATGTATATCTTCTTTTAGAGATTCAATCAACCATTTATTTTCGTTGAGAAATCCACTATGTACGTTGAATCCATAGCAAGTTTTCTCCATATATGCATCTGAAGGAACATTGGCTTTTTTACCATAATCTAATGCGAATATCTCACTTGGTTCAAATAAATTAAAAATATCTGAATTTTCATTCGACTTATTAAATTTTAAAATTCTATCAATATTACCCAAAAGAACTGCTTTGTTTTTTTCGAAATGATCAAATGCTCCACTATAAATTAATGTTGCTAATTGAGTTTTATCTAATTTATTTTTTTCGAATACCTGAATAATAGACGAATATGGTTTATTATTAGCTAAACCTATTGAGGCATTTCCCATACCTTTAATAGAACCATATCCCATCATTACGCCATCTTTAGTTAATTTAAAAGATTCCTCAGCTTCATTTAATAATGGAGGTAAAAATTCTACTTTATCTTTTAAATTAAAAAAATGAGATCTAAGTTTTGCACTATCTTTTAAATCTAAAGATAGTAATGATGCTGCGAATTCTTTTGGATAATAGATTTTTAAATACATAGTCCAATAACTCAATAGAGCATAGGCATAACTATGGCTTTTGTTAAAGCAATAATCTGCAAATTTGAGGATCTGTAGCCAAAGCTTCTGTATTAACTCTTTATCATATCCATTATTTATAGCTCCATTAATAAAAGCATTTTCCATAGTTTTCATTAATATTTTATCTTTTTTACCAATTGCTTTTCTGAGATTATCCGCTTTTGCTAAAGTAAAGCCTGCGATTTTCTGAGAAACAAGCATTACCTCTTCCTGATAGACAAATACCCCATAAGTTTCAGCCATCAAATCCTTAAATTCTGGCAATGTATATTCAGGATTAACAGAATGCTTATTGTGAATAAAATCATCTGTCAGACCGCTCATGAGAGGTCCAGGGCGATAGAGTGCTGTCGCCGCGGCAATATCGGCAAAATTTGTTGGTTTAATTCTAGTTAAGATTTTCTGCATTCCGTCAGATTCAAATTGAAATATCCCATGCGTTTCTGCTCTAGCAAATGCTTCAAATATTTTTGGATCATTTAGAGGAATATTTTCCATATCATAATAAGATTTACCTAATAAATTCATAGTATCTTTAATTAATCCTAAAGTAGCTAATCCTAAAAAGTCCATTTTTAATAGACCAAACTTTTCAGAATCTTTTTTATCTAACTGACATATTCGTTCACCTTTTTCATAAGATACGCCAGTTAGTTCATTAATTGGTTTCGGTGATATAATTAAACCAGCAGCATGAATACCAGTTTGTCTAATAAATCCTTCTAACTCTAATGCTTCTTTCCAAACAGATTTATTATTCTCTGCCCAATCTTTAACTAATTCAATTTCATAAGCCTCATTTAATGTAGGAGGAGTTCCAAATTTAGATGGTGGAAAATAAGAAGTAATTCTATTAATTTCTTCAGGATTTATATTATATAAACGTGCAGCATCTTTTAGAGCAGATTTAGATTTTAATTCAGAAAATGTAACAATTTGTGAAACATATTCCGTACCATATTTTGTTTTAATATAATCAATAACGAACTGTCTATCATTAGTACTAATATCTGTGTCAATATCTGGTGGAGAGACTCGCTCTGGATTAAGAAATCTTTCGAAATAAAGACCATTTTGAATAGGGTCAAGTTTAGTAATATCGAGACAATAAGCAACAATAGAACCGGCGGCTGAACCTCTTCCGGGACCAATAGGAATATTATGTTTCCTAGACCAATTGATAAAATCAAAATTAATAAGGAAGTAGTTTTCATAGTGTAAAGTTTTAATAACAGAAGTTTCATAATTTAATCTTTCTCTATATTCTTTTGATTCTGGGCATTTACGTTTAAAACCAGCTTCGACTAATACATCAAAATAATCTGAAGCGTTTTTGCAATAAATAGGATATCTATCTTTACATTCTATAATAGGTTTAGAATGTCGAGTTAATAGATTTTTATAATTAGTTATAGCATCTGGAATTAAAGATGCTAATTGATAATGAGATTCATCATAATACCACTTATGCCCTTCATGTTTATATCCACGAGCAGAAAGTAATTCTACAATATTCATATCTCGTTCGGTGAGACCATATGAATCGTAGAAAAATACTGGATTATATTGTAAATAAATTTTATTAGCTATATCTTCATTTGCATTAACTGCTATGAATATTTTTTCTTTTGGTAGTTCATTGATAAAAAGAAAATCTGGATCAACAATCACCACAATATTACCTTCCAGAATTAAATCTGAAATAGTAATACGTGGTGAATAGTACTTATGAAAATTGGCTAAATCCGTCATTAAGCAAAGTGATTTATAAGCTTCTTCATTATAAGCAAAAAAACGTGCCCTTTGAGTAGGGACACGTTTTTCGTTATATGAATTTACTACAAATAACTCTACCGATGGAATATTAAGCGGATTTAATCCTATAGAACTAACTACGGATGACATATTACCATTTTCACATATTGAAATTGGTGTATCAAATTTCATCTTTTTTAATTGTTTAAATCTAATAGCACTTTTAGATAATGTAAAATCAGTTTTAAAACCCAGATTGCATAGCATTTATATATTCTCCATTCAGAGCAGGCCATCGGAATAATGGCGACCCTAGAATAATTGTAACACAAAAATTCCTAAATGTCACTCATCTTTATTATAAGAAAGTGGAATGGTATTCACAAAATTTTCATCAACTTCAAGATCCTCATAATCAAAAGTATCCATAGCTTCTGTATAATCCATATTTTCAATTAAAATAGTTTTAATATAAATCTTCTTTCCATGATCCATTTGATGTTCAATATAACCATCTCGTGGATTTTCACAAGCTAGAATAATTACACTATCCATTTTTAAATCCTCTCTTTTCCCATTCAGTTCTGCATATAGGATGATATATTTCCCATTTGCTCATATCTGGATCATTTTCCTGAGCATACTTTTGAAATTCTAAAGTTTCTTCTTCATTCAAATCTCGAAAATACATACACGACCCCAGTTTAGTTTTTCGAATTATTGAGAGTTTTGGTTTATATGGGATTTTAGATTCTATGGAAATTTTCTTAGCTAATTCAATTAATTCAGTTGATGGAAATAATCCTTCAATTGGTTTATTTCTCCACTTTTTAAATTCCCAATAATAATGACCATCATTATTTTTAATTGCTATAAATATACAAATATCCCAATACCAAATTCCATCTGGAGATTCGGAATGTTTAATTGTTAATACTTTATCTGAGATTACGTTTATCATCCTAAAGTTGCTTTAGGTCTATAAGTAGAATTTAAATCTACGCTTTTACCCGCCTTATGACCTTGATTGTAGGCTTCGCTATTAATCTTAGTATTACTACCAGTTCCTTTACGTAACTTACCAACACTTTCTGAAATAAAATCATCTACATCATCAAGCTGATGCTCTACTTTAATAATGGTAAATTTAGAAAAACCTACTTGAGCACGTTTCTTGCCTTCGTATAATTTTTCCGAAATGCCGGCTACTGCTCCAAGAAACCAAGACTGAGCGTAACTATGTCCTCCACCAATAATGGCAAATACAGAAAGATTAGTTAATGTTACTACTGCATATCCAAGTAAGAATCTGACATTATCAATATCGGTTTGTCGTCCAAAGATAATTAGCTTAGTACCACGTTTTTGATCTGCGCTTGGAGAATAACCATATTTTACTAAACGACAATTATTAAAAGTTGCTAACATGGTTGCTAGTTGACTCTTCCACCCTGGAATTCTACCAGCCATAAATAGAGGTTCTTCGTCCTTAATAATAGGTTCATTATTTATGATAATCGAATCATGCAATTCTGCTTCAGTTAATCGATATTTAATTAAAAGTTCCTGAGCAAAACCCATAGCAAGAGCGGCTTCATTTTCATTAGCCGAAGCCGCCATTGCTAAGAGTTTCCGAATACGTTCTTTAATTGTTTCCGTAGTATCCATTAGCGTTCAATTGCCTCTTAGCTTCATCATCCCAAAATTTAGGAAATTCATTATCTACTTTATAAACATATTCTTCTGCGGCTTCATTATTCTCATCATACTTAATCATGAGTTGATAGTATGTTCCAAAATCATGAGGACATCCTTTGAGTCTAAAACTTACAGTTTCTGGAATTAATCCAAAAGTACGTTCAATCTGATTTACTAAGGTGTAATATTCTAATTTAGATTTAGTATAGTAATCATCTTTACCATTCTGAATACATTCTTCTTCTGAAGGCACTGTGTCGAATTCAATATAATCCATTTAATTATTTACCAAATTCAAAAAGTCACTTACAATCTTTGTACGATTTACATAACGGGTATCAAGATCTATTAAGAATGCAATAAACTGCTGAATAGTATTCTTACTATTTTCATTCAAAGGAATGTCAGTTTTATAAATTCCCAGATTATCACTATTAAGCTTAAGTTTGTAAGTAGAATCAGTTTCCCTAATATAATTGATAATAGTAGTGTTGTCTGGCGGAAAAATGACATTCAATTCAATAGAATCAATATCTGACCTATCGACCAAATCTACTGTAGTTTTGATATTTTCGAAAGTCTTCATTTAGCACCCCATCCTTCGTTCCATTTCAGATTCCATATCCATTTCATAAATAACTTGACTAGTTAATTCAATTTCATTTAAAATCTCTTTATCACATAATTCTTTATCTATAACAATCAATCTTCCTTCGCCTTTACAAATATCACATCTTTGATCATAACATCCTTCTCTCATTTCTTCCATAAAATCTGGATCATAGTCTTCATCTTCAGAACTAAATGCAATATCTCTCAAACTAGTTCTAAGATGTCTACCTTCTCCATTACAGTTTTCACAAAGTTCAATCTTGTGAGGTACTACTTCTGCGCCATTTTCAAAATATAAAATAAGTTCATTTTGTTTAAATTCTGCGTCAAAATTTTCTACAAGAAAAGGATCAATTGGAATCATTCTTCTATATATCCTAAAAACCAAGGTCCACGTTCTTTAGTTCTACGTTTAAGATATGGTTTGTTACAAGTTTTCCAAGATGATTCTAGATCTTTACAAATATCTTGTGCTTCTTGTAAAGTTAAATTAGAATAGATTGTAGACTTTTTTAATTTTTCATTCATATAGAAAACTTTGACTTTATACATTGCTCTTCTCCATTAGCAAGATATTTAGCATATTCCAACATTAACTTTTTACTCGGCATACTATATGGATTTCCCATAGCAACCTGTTCTTCCAAAAACTTTGCTAAATACTTATACATTAACGAAAGATATGCTTCAGCAAAATATTCTTTTGACTTATTGAACGTTCTAGCTAATTTAACTACTTTAAGATCTGTGATTTTAAGTTCTAAATAGAATTGAACTTCATTTGAATAAAAGATATCTAAATTTTCGAATGTAGTTTTAATCATTTGATTTGAAGTCCAATAAAAGCAGCGTGATCTACAACTTCGATATACTCTTCAAAAGGTCCATATGTTGCAAATACTTTTTTAGAAATAACATCTATATCTAGAAGAAAAAGTAGTAATTTTCCATCAATATTTTTAATCTCAACTAATCCGATATGTTGATGTTTAGTCATTTTTGATCATTCCTTTAGCGAAGTTGTACATTATCTCATTAGCTTTAATGAATTTTACATGAGATTCAGTAAAAGATTTAAATAATAATTCTAAATCTTGTTTAAATTTATAACCTTTTGCTAAATCTACTTCGGCCCCAATTCTTAAATCTTCACAACTCCATCTATTATCAAAATCAAAAACTGCATCAAGTTCATTTGAGTTGACTTCACAAATATACTTCTTTGGATAACCTTCTCCATAACCTAATATTTTCACATTATCTCCTGTACACGAGCATGATAATAGTCTTTTTCGAGAGTGATAATTCTAGTAAAAATAAAATTCTCAATAGTAAACTCATTTAAAGATCTAATTGAAGTATAAAGAAAACTATAACTAATATTTAGTTCTCTAGCAAGTGCAGCAAGATTGGTGAATGTTTGACCTTTATTGGTTTTTTTATTATATATAATCCATTCATTATAATTAATATATTTTCCACGATCAAGATTATTATTTTTCTTAACCTTTTCTTTCCAAATTTCTTTTTCGGTTGGTTTATAATCAATACGTTCAATTTTAAGAAAATCATTATTATAAGGAGTTCTAGGACTACTACTAATCCTATTATAGATATGATTGTAAAAACCTTTATTTCCATTCGGAAAATGATTTTTTAGTTCAGTCATCAATTGATGCTGTTCAATCACATAGGATTCTTCAGTATTCTTTACTGTAATCTTATACTCATTTCAATCATGCCTTTCAGGTGGTCGATATTTAATTACGTATTTCTTATCCATTAGATCTTTCATGATTTTTTGCTTAATAAGTTCGCAAGTATATTGATTAATTCCATTATTATTTCCTAAATTAACTTGTTCTATAATGGTAATTACTTTCTGTAAAAATTCTTCTTTAACATCTCTTATAGTTCTCATTATTCTCCATAGCTAAAAAAGGCACCGTTTCGCCATATAGGCCGGGTCGGTGGTTCCCTTATTACAACTAATCGTTAGTCCCCTTTGCGAACTTAAACGTTAGCTTTTCTATGCTCTTATTTCCCCGAAGGTTATAGAGATTGCATAGAAGACTCTATAGAGGTTTAGCTATACTAGCCAGTTTACTCCGTCGCTTTCGCTGTTGAGGTACTTACGACAAGACCCGGTTAACCTCTAAACCGTTCCATATATATTATAACAAAAAAATGTCTAATTTTGCAAAGCAATCATGCATCCAGGGTGTAGTTCTCTCGCCAGACGCATTGCGCTTTGAATTGAAAGATTCAAATCTCTTTGAAGTTCTTCGACTTCTAAATTCAATTGATTGGTTGCAAAAACAAACAACTGCCTATCACTTTCCATTAAGGTCATTTCATCTCCCAATAGAAAACATAATTGTTTTCATATATATTATAACAAAATATAGGACTTATTTGCATAGCTAAAAAAAGCCCCGAAGGGCTAACCTTTACGAAACATTCGTGTATTATTTGCAGATACTAATATTTCTTTAGTTCCCCAAGATGTAATAATTTGTTGAAATCCATTATATTTATAATCATTAAATTTATTTTCAGGACTGTTACGAAGATATTCCATCATAATAGAAAATGTCTTAAATTTAATTGCTTCAAATATATCTTCAGTCCAACCACTCTCTGAAAGATAAAGTGGATCAGATTTTCTTTTTACATTAGCGGTGAAAACAAATCCAAGACTTTTTTGACCTAAAAGCATGATTTTCTCCATAAGTAGTTTAAAGACATAATTGTCTTCATATATATTATAACATAATATTAGTTATTTTTGCATAGCTAAATAAAAAGCCCTTTCGGGCTTTTTATTTTTTAAGATGGACTAATCTCTTCTCCAACTTCATTAAATACAGTAAATCTCCTACGTGTATTTTTATAATTGATTGCATAGAGAATAAATTTAATAAATTCAGAAAACTGACCAGCATGACAAAATTTAGCTAATTTCATAAAACGAGGAAAACGAATAATCTTCTCTCCATCTTCTGGTTTAATGGTTCTCTGATTTTCAAGCCAGATAAGATATCCCGCCGTCATAAATGGAACTGAATACAAAGTTCCAATTTTATATTCTTTTTTTGCCATTTCGGAAATTGGAATCCACCACATAAGAAATACCTGAAAATCAAGCATATTTCCCTTATCGCCATTAATAAATTCCTCTAACAATTCTTCCCTACTATAACCACGTAAAGCATTACTAATAGATTTGTTCTTTAACATTTTTCGCGCATTAAGATTAGTATTAATTACATTTGTCCAAGAGAGTTTCTTGGTAGCCTGTTCAAAACCAATTTGAAATTTATTATTTTTATTAAAATACTCTACCCAATTACTTTGAAATGCATTAGCCTCTAAAACATTAATATTACTTTGTTTGCGCATATTATTAATATTTGTTTCATAAAATTTAATAACATTTTCTAACTTATAATCAAAATAACCCCAATCATAAATGGTAGGTCTAATAATAAACTCTATATTTGCTTCAATTGCTTTTTCATATTCTGCCGTAGTTCGATGATTTCCGTCAACTACAGTATACGCAGTTTTGGAATATTTTGGATCTTTAGTGGTTGAATTATCAATAAAATGATAAGCTGAATTTTCAATTCCTTCCATATTTTGTTTTAATTTATTAATATGTTCTCTAGCAGTTTTATTGTTTAAATTTCGCGTGACATTTAAAAACATTTTATTATAATCAGTTTTGGCATTAATTTTAATAGTTTTAATGTATGGTTTAAAATCTTCGGTCATTATATTATGCCTCTCTTTTTCATTTTCATGGTATGATGTAGGTTAGGAGTGTGAAACGTGGGTTCAAAAAAAGAGAAAAAAGAAATAGATTCTCTTCCTATTCGAGAACAATTACCACCTATCGACAAAAATTATGCTAAGCCATGTAAAGATTGTAGAAAAAGGGATTCCTGCATCTTACTCCGTCCCATTAAAGAACAATGTTCCAGTTTTGATGAAGGAACCCCTTGGTCTATTCTTTATGAGAATTCGTTGCCTTCTCTACGGTGAAGGCATTTTCTACTATACCAACAAGTTGATCGTGGTCAATCTTATACAATCTATCATTATGAATCAATTCTACAATTCTTTTTTCTGAAACAGAAAGTTCAATTGCATCTAAAATACAATTGTATAAATTAGCACCAATTTTTGCATTAATTTTAACTTTATCGATAGTAATTGATTCCATTTTTTATTCCCCAGATTCAGTATAGGTATACTAAATAAATTTAACTATATCAGTTTGTGGAATTGCATACCATTGAGACCAATACTTTTTAATTTCTCGCAAAGATTCATCTGGTTCAAAATAACCAATACCGACAAGAGTGATTTCATTAAACCATATATGATTTTGCAAATCATTCCAATCTGGTTCTTCAAATATAAATCTATATTTTGGATTTATTACAATTTTATTATTATTAATTACTACATAACCTTTATCTAATGCTAGATTAATATCTTCACAAATTTTCTTTACTTTAAAATAATTAATTTTTATTTGTTTATCTGAAATCATTTCAAACTCCATGTATAACAATCCCATTGTTTTACAGCGAGAGGATTTCTGACTATTCTACCTTGATCCATAAGTTCTTGCAAATCTTGAGTAATATGATCTGGCCAATGTTCCGAATCAATAACTTCTCCAATCTCACGACCCGTTAAGGCTTTGTGAGATTGGAGAAGTTCTAGAATTAGTGGTAACATATTCTTCCGACCAATTCTGGTAAAAGTCCATGTTCTTTCAACCAAACTTCATTACTATGCCTTCTATTTTTTTGCTTAATAATTGCTGTAGTAGAAATCTTTTTATCAATTACTAATTTCTCTAAAGATTCCAATGGATCATTATAGAACCAAGAAATTTTCCATCCATCAATAGTGGTGGAATCTTCTTTATATTTTTTAGCTTTTGCAATTTGACTATAAATATATATTGGTTCATAATTATATTTTCGAATAAATATTGCTAAATTACAAAGTTTTACTGTAACTCCATTTGCAATTGCGGTAATTTCCCAATGACCAGTTCTCTTTTTCATTAGAATTCAACCTCATGATTTAATACTCGACGCATGATTTCAGGATGTTCATTTTTCGAAAAATCAAGAAAACATGTGAAACAGTCAAAATCTTGAGTTACACAATATTGAATTGAAATAATTTCTAATACTGGTAATTTATTTCCAATTTTAATTTGACCATAAAAAGGAACCTTATCACCAATCATTGGTCTAAATGGAAGTTCTGAAATATAAGGTTTATCAGAATATGCATCGATATTTGTATGAAAGAAAACCTTAAACATTTAATCCTCCGGATTAATCGTAAAGTCTACTACGTCATGTTTTCCATATTTGTCAATAAGAAGTGATCTACGCCAGAAAAATCTATTACCACCATCTGTTATAAAATCTCCATATACTGGATCATTTTCGTGTGGAGATTCCGAAATAGCAATTTGAATAATTAGTTTTTGAGGAATTCTAATATGATTATCTAGAAAATCATTTAATTCTTCTTTTGTGTATTCTTCTAACTTTTTCATTTTAGATCCATTATATCTCTCTATGAGAAATGAAAACAGGCACCTAATTGGTGCCTGTTATTATTTTACATTTACTAGAACCTTATTATATCAGAATGGGATATCTGAATCATCTTCAACGGTATTAGTTCCAGATCCACCATTATTATCACTATCTGCATAACCAGTCTGTTCGGGATCTGGTTCGTGATGACCCCCACTCTCGCCCTTCTTACCACAGAAATCAAAAGCATTCAACTTAATATGAGTATACCAAATCTTCTTATTTTCATCTGCGGGATTCTTACCTTCGGTATACTCAATCTTACCTTCGATAATAACTTCAGCACCCTTCTTAAAAAACTTTTCAATTGCTTCGCCTTGCTTACCCCAGGCTACAATATTATGCCATTCAGTCTTGGACTTAGCACTTCCATCCTTGTCCTTCCAATTTTCAGTAGTGGCTACCGAAAAACGACAAAGAGTTGCACCACCTGGAGTTGCCTTCAATTCAGGATCTTTACCCAGAAATCCATGAAGGATAACCTTATTAGTTGACATACTTTCTCCGTTAAGAGTTGATGGCCATGTCTCAATGGCCAATTGTTATGTTATTTTATAATAATATCAAACTTTATTAGTTTGATTATTGAGCGAGAACTAATTCGCGCACGTATGTAGATACGTCCTTATTAGCCTCTGATGCAATCTTTTCAAATTGCTCTTTTTCTTCACTTGTCACTCTGATTGTGACAAATTTTCTTCTGTGTAATTTACATAACTCTGACATGGTGTATTCCTCGTAATCATACTATATTGTAGCACGATTCTGAGGACGGTGCAAGTTTAATTTAACAACACTCTCATTAATGATTCTCTATCAAGTTCTTTTGTAGTGCATTTATAACAATTTTCTCCAGTACCTTGAAAAGTAATATTTTCTCCTAAAACATAAATAGATTCAATTAATTTTAAATTTACGAAAACTTCTCCATTAGATTGAACAATTTTAATAAATTCCATCTGCAATCCTATTCTTTGCAACTAATTGCTGAAGAGACTGACCTGCTTTTTTAATTGTTCGATATCGGTCTTTTGGATCTTTATGATTTAGACAGATTGATTTATTATCATTAAGACAACTTGCGATAATAGAAATCTTATTTTTAATACTAATTCCTCGCATTGAAAAAACCTTATTGTTTACTTCTTCTGGATTAAGATTCAGTAAACTATAAATTTCCTGTACACGATCTTCATTATCGGTCATTTATGATTTCCATTTCAGTCTCTAATAGAAAAGGATATTTCTCTAATTTATTTAAAAGATCTTCATAAGAACAATCTACTATCTTTCTTATAGATCTCCATGTCTGAAAAAGAATCATTGGTTGTTTTAAGAAGAATAATTTAATTTCAAGACCTGATTTTTTATAAAAAGTGAGTCGTACTTTATCAGTATCTTCTTCGATGTCAAGTACAATTTTCCAATTTTTTGCCACTCCAAACTCATTTATTTTATTTATAATTTTATCTCTACACATTTTTAATCCTCGTCTGAGTCGCCATTATAATATGGCCAAGACATATTTTACTCCTGTATATATTGTGTTTCAAACACCCTCCCATATGTAAGGATTATATAGTTATTAGGATGATAAGTCGCTATTGCTTATCAAGTATTTTTTGATAAACAATAACTACTTACCAAGAGAAATAATATAATATTATCTCCATATATATTATAACAAAAAAGGAAGACTTTTTGCGACACCTGTGTTATCATTAAGGAAAGGAGATTCTTATGTGGAAGTTAGTCGGAGCTATTTCTATTGTTTTATCAACAAGTTTATTTATTGAAATGTTAATTCGTAAAGTAGTTACCCTTACTCAATTACGAGATTGTGTAATTTCTTTATTCCAGGGTGTAGTTAGTAGATTTGATCGTTCTGTAACTGGGAATGATGGATCTTATTCTAGTACAAGATTATTAGATTATCTTTGGGGTATTGGTGGATTTTGCTTAGTATGTCTTTGTACTTTAAGAAAAATTAATATTCCCGATGGTGTATATTATTTGATTGGAACAGCAATAGGTGTTGGCGCTACAAAAGGTGTATTTAATAAAATTCAAGAAATTAAAACTGTTGCTGGTAAAATAATTGGAGATCATAATGATTCAGATAATCAGTAAATGTAAAAGTTATTTATATACAATTTTAATTACTGCATTAGTAACGAGTGGAGTTTATACTTATATATTAAATAGATCAACAAATAAAGATGCTGTAAAAATTGCTACTTTAAGTGGAGAAAATACAAAATTAAATGATTCTCTTAAAGATCAAACTGCTAAAAATCAAATTTTGCAAGCTAAAGTTGATCAAGCAACTACTAATGTAAATAATGCTCATCAAGTTACTATTACTGCAGATAACCATCTTAATTCTACACCTTCAACAGTTAATATAACTCCAGTTAAAGAAGTACAAGAAGTAAAAGATGCAATAGCTAAAAATTATAATGATTCTACTGTAGGATTTGATGGTACAAGATTTAATATTATTCAACCTACAGTAGTTAGTTTAACTAATGATGCTATTCAATGGAAAGTTAATGGTCCTATTTTAACAACAAAATTAGCTGCTACCGAAGAAAGTTTAGATGCTACTAGAAAAGAAAATACTGCTAATCAAACTTTAGTTACTACGCAAACTGATTTAAATAATGGTTTAACTAACTCTAATAAATTACTTACTGAAACTAATAATAATAAGGATAAACAGATTAACTTATATGAGAAAGACTTGAAAGTTCAATCAATGAATGGTAAGATTAAATTTGTCCTTGGTATTGGTATTGGTGGTGGTGGTTATTGGATCTATGACCATTACATTAAAAAATAATGTTATTTTAAAGAGATAATGATGGATGTGATAGAAATATTAGGTGAAATAATAAAAAAATGGGGACTTGTAGCTGGATTTCATTTTTTGTTATTTAGTACAATTATATATATATTAATTCATAAGACCATTAATGGTAAAACTCTTTGGAATAAATTATTTAATAAAACTAAAACAAAATATAATCTATCTAATCACGTAATGTTTGTTAATTTAAGAAAATATATAAACTACGACATTAAACATTTTACATTAGGAGAAAGGTTACGAGAAGCTATTTTCCGTGATTTTCTCCTAATTAAATTTACGATTGTAGAAGATGAATTTAAGAAAGTTATAGAAGATAATACTCTTGAGTTAATGTCTAACGAAGTCTATTCTAAAAGAATGTTAGACTGTATTGTTAATATTGTAAAGTTATATGAAATAAAAGCTAAGGAAGCTGGTATACCTGATATTGCTATAACTAGATTTACCGAATGGTATGATGATAAGGTTCAGGCTATTTATGCTTTTATAATTAATGTTTGTGAAGATACTGATATTTACAATGATAATAACATTAAGACTAAAGTAATATTTGATTTTATGAATCATATTAATAACTTTACTATTTTAGGTATTCGTAAAGTTCTTTTAGACTTTAATGGTGAGTTAAGTAAACTTACTTATAAAGGTATTACTTATAATAGGTATGGAAAATAAATCTCATAAATATTATAAAGAAACAAGATTTCTTTGAATATTGTGAAACTATGAATGATTTAATTAAGAATATGCCAAAACATGAGCAAGACAAAATGAATAAGTTAATGAAGAAATTTATTGAGAACTATAATGGGTCTAATTAAACTAGCATTAGAAACATCTCCACTAGTAGAGAGTGACAAAGATCCTCGTCTACTTCCTGATACGGTAAGACAAAAACCTCAATTAAGAACCAAACCAAATAAAACAATGATGAACTGGGGAATGAAGAATACTGGTTAACTAATATATTAATTGGAGAAATAAAATGCTTAGTATTATACTTTCTGTATTTCTATCTATTTCTCCAACAGCCTCTTCTATTCCTCCTGTGGATATACAGAGTAAACAAATAGTAGAAGATCCTAATTTTCAACCACTAGTTGATCTAATTAATTCTCGTATTAAAGATAATAAAGCTTCTATCAAAATACAAGATGGAGATTATAATGGTGAATTTTCTCTAAAGTTTATTCAACTAATAATGAACCTTTCTAAATATTATAAAGATCAAGGATTTAAAGTAAATATTTATCATGATGATGAACCTGACATTATTATATTTTCTATTAGTAAGATTGTGAGTTAAAATGAGTTTAATTAAATTAGCTTTAGTTGTTCCTCAGACTAAATTTAATAGTTTTAAAGATAACCTTGCAGCATTGCCGGTTAGAGGTTATGCCACTATGTCTAATAGTGGGAATATAATCGCTGGCGATGTGCGTAATCCATTACTTAGATTCACTTCTCCATTACATAAAATTTTTGATAGCAAACAAAATATAAAAGATTTACACAGAATAGGAATTAAGCATGAATTATCTGAAAGAAAATATCTTAATCAATATAATGAAGGTAAAGGTCCTTTCGAAAGAATGTTTTCTAATCCTGTAAAAGCAGATATAAGACAAGGTATTTTTAATGCACCAAAAGGTAGGCATGCTACTTTAGCCGTTTTGGGCGAAGAAAGTAATAATTTATCTAAATTAAAAAATAAAAATGCAATTAATAGAATGCAAAAGATACGATATTTAACTGGTGAATCTGATATTATTAAAAATATAACTAGTAAAACTTATGGTAAAGATTTACTTTCTGCTGCTGATATAGATAAATTACATCAATCATCATTAAAACAATCTTTATATCACACAAAATCAAAATCTGCTATTGGTAGAGTAGCAGGCATGGCACTTGCTCCATTTTTAATAAAAGGGGAAAATGATCAAAATACTGTAGGAAAGAGAATTGATGCTTCTATATTAGGTGGAATGGTTGGTGCTAAAGGTGAGAAATTCTTACGAACTAATATTTTAAAACTACATAAGAGATAATAATATGCCCTGGTCATATCCTGATAATGTACCAACTTCAATGAAATATTTTAAACCTTCTATTCAGAAGAAAGCAATTTCTATTGCAAATGCCATACTTAAAAATGGTGGTTCAGAAGGCACGGCCATTGCAACTGGAATTAAACGAAGTAAAGGATTGGTTAAATTAGCATCAGCTTTTACCAATGTTAAAGATTTTGTTAAATCTAATAAATTTGCTTTAGGTGCTGCTGGTTTAGGTGCTGGACTGGCTGGATTAGAAAGTAAAAATCAAATAACTGATAAAAAATTTACAAAAGGTCAAAGAGTTAAAAATGCGATTGTAACAGGTGCTCTTTTCGGTGCTTCAGGATGGGGATTAGACAGACTCTCTGGTATGAGAAAAAATATTATAAATAGAATAGAAGAGGATTTAGGAGACCCTAGAGATATCAACTCTAAGATTAGATCTAAAATTACAGAAGCAATGAAACAAGAAAAAGTTCCAGTTAAACCTGGAGGTTATCATAGATTTCCTATTGAAGCAAAAGTTCATGAAAAAGGTAATTATAGAACTCAATTAATAAAATTTACGCATGGTAAGGATGGTATTGAAAAACTATCCTTTATACGGGATGGTAAATTTTTAAAAGAATTTATTAAACAATTAAATAAAGGTAATAAGAAATATTTAGTAGATAATTATAATAAACTTATTGAGAAAACGCAGGAGTCTATATTATGAGTTTAATTAAATTATGTTCAGTTATAATTCCTGATTCTCATTTAAAAGAAGATCATGAAGAATTAGAAAAAATGAAAAAGAATTCGAAAGGAATTCTTAAAACTGTAAAAGAAATGGAAGAAGAAGATAGTAAGGCTAAAAAATGAGTTTAATTAAATTAGCATTAGATCAACAAAAAACTGGTATCGCTGGCTTTACTCAACGTCATCCTTATTTGACCTCAGGAATTGCGTTAACTGGTGGACTTGCGGCAGCCGACGCTGGTTTAAATGTATTTAAAACTTTAAAAGGAACGGGTGGTAGCCTCATTTCGGGTTTAAAGCAAATTAAGGGTAATCCTGGGCTCAGGAATGAGCTAGGTCACGGCATCAAGAAAGGTCTGGTGGAGGGTGGGCTTTATGGCTCGATTCTGGGGACTGTAGAACCTGCTATTGGTAGGGGAATATTTAGAAAACCTAAAGGTGAGGAATAGCTAAAAAAAAGACCCGAAAGGGTCTTTTCTCTTAGTGACTTGAAATTTTAATTACAATACAAGATACAATAAACATTCCAAACAAAATCCAACCCATATGAAGTCTAAGGGTTGGAATAAGTTTGGGCTGTTCTCGTAACCATTGCTTCCTCATAACCATCCCTTAATAAATAAATTTTGAGATTACACGATGTAATCTCTTCATTTATATTATAACAAAAATATCTTAATATTTGCAATACTTAAAAAAAATAAGCCCGTGAGGGCTTATTTTTTTTATTAACCATTGCCATTGCCATAGCCATAGCCATCGCCATAGCCATCGCCATCGCCATAGCCATCGCCATTGCCATCGCCATCGCCATTGCCATAGCCATAGCCATTGCCATTGCCATCGCCATAGCCATTGCCATAGCCATAGCCATTGCCATTGCCATCGCCATCGCCATAGCCATCGCCATCGCCATAGCCATCGCCATCGCCATTGCCATTGCCATTGCCATTATTTCCTAATAAAAGTTCTTTCATAAATCACCATCCTGAAACTACAGAAATAGAGACAACTGGAACGCAACGAACCGTTCCATAATTATCATATTTCGTTTCAGAAAGAGGTCCATTAACTAACTGACCAAGACCTTGCGTAGTTCCCCAACGACGAATATTTTTTGCATTCGTGATAGTTACAGAACCATCACCTTCATCTTTGCAAAATCCAACAAAAACCCAACCTTTATCTGCCACAATAATACGAATATCACCAAGAACACCTTCTTTCTGAATCGAATCCTTTCGGATGTATTCGATTCCATTAAGTGTGACAACTTCAGTATTAAGTTCCATTATATTACCTCCATTTATATTATAACAGAATTGTTAACTATTTTGCATAATACTCTTTATAAATATTCCACTTTCTAACACAGTGAGGAAATCCATAAACTTTTTTTGCAAATTCATAAGCATAATTACCATTAAACTTAAACTCCATAAGAGTTTCATATTTTTTATGATTATTATAACAATGTTGAATAGATATTTCTTTTGTTAACCAATCCCCAATTTCTTTAGAAGTTAAAAAACTAATATTAAAACTTTGTCGTCCAGTATCTTTATGATTATTTATAAAAACACTTCCATCACCATCTATAATTCCACGTAACCAATCATATAAAAATTCCATATTATTTATAATCATATAAGGTATTTGTTCTTTCATACTTTTACGTGGAGCTAAATTCCATTTTTTTAAATTTTCTAAAATAAAGGGATTTTCATTTATTATATAATAAAATTCTTTAGCCAAAATTGCGTTATCGTAAATAAATTCTATTCGTTCTTTTTTAATATAAATTGGTTTTTCTGTTTTTAAATATAATCTCATATTATCTACTAGTTCTTTATCTATCGAGCCAAAATCAAGAACATATCTACTAATAGAAGGACCTGAACATTTAATACATCCATCTGCCGATAAAAGACCAGCAAGATATGCTGTAGTTGGATCTATATCATTAAAAGCATTATTATCTGAACTATATTCAGTTCTTTTATTTTTAAAATTTAATCTATTAGACCACCAAACTATTTTATCCCTAGAACAGTCCATTCGTAGACCGATACGATAATTCTCTATACCTTCTTCTAAATATTCAAATACCTCTCCACCAACTAACTCGTGCCATGGATCTGGATGATCTACTAAACGAGTAAAGAATGCTTTATAATATTTTTGTATTTGAATTAATTTTCTATCATTAATTATAATATGTTGTTGATTAAAGTTTTGCCACTGAATAGATACTTCACTTATATGATTTGAAATATCCCAATTCCATGGGGATATTACAAAAAATACTTGACCACCTAATTTTTCTAAACTTTCTTTTTCATTCAAAAACCTTATGTCGTCACATACATATTTAATATTAGGATTATTTTTAATTATTTGGATAGTTTTTTTAACATGCCAATCAAAATCTATAACTCTACAAACATCAGAACCAAACCATTGTAAAAATTCTCTATAACTAGTAAATGTTTTGGTTTCTAAATTTTCCTTAAATTTAATCAATTCTGGATTATTTATAATTAATTCAGTAATTTTTAATTCTGAAATTTTAAATGGTTCTAAAATGTTATTTTTTATATTATCTAATTCAGCTCTATCTAAACTAAATATATTACAAGTAGTATCTTTGAGCCAATCTGCAAATGAAATTCTCTTAAAGCCTAATTCTATTAATATATTTGCAATAGTAGTCTTTCCTGATCCTTTTCTACCAGCAAAACCAATAATGTTAGAATTCATATGATTTCTTCCATTAACTTCCTATATTCTAAAGCATCATGAAGAAGCGCATTGATAATTTCTAATGATACTTTACGGGCAATAATACCATGAGCATTTGGAATTTCTAATTCCCTACAAAGTTCATCATTTTCATGATTCCATTCTTCAATATGAAGATCTTTGATAAATTCATCCGTTAACTTTGGTTTAGGATAAATCATTTAATAAAGATTAATGCGAGACTTTAGATTTTGAAGACGAGCGTTTTGAGTTTGTAAAGTATCTACAAAACCATCTATTCTTTGATTGAGTTCGGTTATATAACCTTCTTTAAGAGATGAATCTTCTTCACTACAAGTTACATATTCTGGATTCAATACCGGAGCTAATTTACTGTAAATATCTGAAATCAACTCTTGATTTATTGAAAATTCTTTATCAAACATTACAAATAAATGTTTAAGATCAGAATCTTTTTTAGGACTAGCTTCATTTGTTTCATAACAATCCTGCTTAACAGGATAATCAACGGTTTTTTTATTCATTTTATTTTTCCTCGATATAGATGATTTGTTTATTGAGATCCATAGTTTTTCTAATAGTATCTCTAGTTCCATTACAGGGTAAATGGTTAACTAAACATGCTACCAAAATATCACACTTTTGAGCAATTGTGGTATTCCTTAAAAATGGCGCATATCTACCCTTAGAATAGTCAGGTAGATATTCAATAAGATTAAGACTATGTGAATTTGCATAATTTTTAGCCATAGTATCTGCACCATTAGCTCCGCCTGATACTATGGTTATAAATTCATATTGCTTATGTAATTTATCTAAATGTTCAAAAAGTAAATCTTCTCTAGTAAATTTTCTGGAGCCAGAAACTCCAATGTATTTCACTTCTTCTTTGCACATCTAGAACAAGTGTGTTTTAAATTGACGATATTTAAACTAGAGCCGGTAATATTATAATTTGGCTTATAAAAAGTAATACTGGATTTACAAGTATCGCACTTTGTAAAAAGATGATGATGGTTACCGGTTGGGGTGATTACTTCGATGACGGACATTTTAAACTCCAGTACTTCCAAATCCACCAATTCCACGTTCTACAGGTGTAACTTCATCATAGGCCCATTCTCTAACTATAGAAGCCACAATGAATTGTGCTATTCTGTCACCAGGATTAATCGTATACATCTTATTAGAACAGTTATACAGAATTACATTAATTGAACCTGAATATGCGTTATCAACCGTTCCGGGTGCATTCAAAACAATAATTCCATGATTTAGAGCCAATCCACTTCTAGAACGAATCTGACCCTCATAACCAGGTGCAAGTTTGCACTTATAGCCCGTAGGAATCATAGCCCGTCCACCAATATCCAGGGTGAATGGTGCATCAATCTGAGCAGGTAAATCAATTCCTGAATCACCAGCAGTTTTATAACTTAACTTATAAGGATTTTCTACTAATGGAATAAACTCGACCAACATATTACCGACTCCTTTTATTTTTGATTATCTCCACGGCATCTAATAGAGCTTGCTTATTTAAGATACCCGTAGATCTAACTCCATAGGTTTTACCTGTTGACTTAATTTCTCGTTCAAATAATTTTTGTAATTCTAATATTTGTTTTTCATAATAAAATGTAAGTGTATACATATCTTTTATATCATCATGATATAGTAAGATAGGTACATCGCCTGGATTCATTGGGGCATTCTTACTTATATAGAACTGTTGAGTTCTAATAAGATCTTCTGCTAAATTAGAGGAATCAATTTCGTCCTGATACATCCCAATGTTCTTTCCAAATATTGATCAATTTTTGGAAATGAGTTCTAGCAGCCAGATCAGAATTAGCATTATAAGCAAATACTGCTTTCTGCATAATATCACGAATATTTAGAAATTCACGTTCTTCTATTGGTTTATGCAAATCTTCGGCAAAGTTATAAATTCTAAAATGCCAAACACCTTCAAAATCTTCTTCTTTTGAAATTGCAAATGCTTTAGACAATTCAGGAATAGTAACCCTAGAAAATATCTCTTCAAATTGATCTATTTTTTTATCGCTAACTGACATCTTGTATTTTCCTTGAACATCTGTCACAACGACATTCTAAATCTTGACTATACCACAGAAGTTTCTGAGCGATTAAATCTTCTTTATTCTCTAAAGTACATTTATAGCAAAAGGTCCAACCACCTTTCATAATATAACATGAAAGGTAGTTTTCCTTATACTTTTTTATATTAATCGTTGAGGAACTTATCATTTGGATTGGAATATGGAAACCTTATAGGAGGATCAATAAACTTTAGTAACCACTTAAACTTTAATTTTCTATGTAGAAATTCGGTGAATGGAGAATGATAATTTAAATTATACCATGTCGCACCGGAATTTGAGCTAAATAATTCAGGCGCTCTAGTAGATTGCCATCTGGATTTAGTATGGGCAATATACTCACCAGTAATAGTAGGATTATCTACTGGAGTTAATGGTCTATTTGAATTTAATTGTTTACATATGTCTAAAATAATATCATTAGAATAAAAGCCATAAGTAGAATATTTGTTTAAGATCTGCATTATTTCTAGAATTACAGAAACTTCTATCTTATCTGGAGTTAATCCATATAATGATAACTCTTTGATATAAGAACCACTAGTTGGTTTATTAAGAAGATATTTAATTAGCGACATATATAGTTTTCAGATAAGGATCATTTTGTATTTTATTATATTCGTTAGTTGTAAAATATGTCATAAATTGAGCGCCAGAAGTAGCAAAATCGATTGCATCTTTTGCTTCTTTTAATCCAATGTCAATAATATTTCTATAAGCTTTAATTGCATCTAATTTATTGATACCAATAGATGAAGCTGCTTTAAAATGCCAATTTTTAATTTTATTTTCATCTATCTTTGGATTAATGTAATTTTTAGTAATTCTAATATTATATTCTTCTTTAATAATAGAACCTTTAATTGGTTTAAAGTCTGATTGGATAACTTTTTTAACAATATCTCGTATAGTAAGATTATATCCATATTCTGAACTAAGTTCAGTTTCATTTTTAATAAGTTTCGTTCCAAAAATATCATCTTCAGTGATAATATAAAGAAAATTATTTTCATAAATATATTTACCGATTATTGACATTTATCCATCTCCTAAAAAATTAACTTAAAATAAATTTTACCAACAACCTTTTCATCCTCTGAAATTAAGTTTCGTTTTACTTCATTTTTAATTATTGCCAAAACTGCATCAAATGACCAATTTGGATTAATAAAAGTAAAATTAGTCCTACGTCTAATTAATTTACCGTCTTCTAAAACTTGGCAATGTCCAATAACATCAAACCGCATTATTCTCCTTCTGAGAAAATGGGAGACTCTATTTTGATAGAAAATAATGTCTCAGTTACTTTAATTAATTTTATACCACATTCGTTGCAAAAGTGAAGATCGCCGAATAACCCGTTATACTTAGTATTATAGCCGAAATTAAAGTCGAGTGCAACCGAAAATTCTTTATGAGTTTCAGGAACTTCATCCTCTGGTAAACCTTCAATTAAAACAAGAGAATGGCAGCCATCACAGTAATATTCTGTGATGGCCGCTTTGCCTGGATCAATTAGTTTCTTCATAGCATTTAATATTCCAATCAAAAGTTTCGAATTCTTTAATAAAATCTAAAAGTTTATTAATTGTATTTGTACGAGGAATTTTATATTCAAGTTTACGACCCTTGCATTCACTAACATTATTATTAATTAAACCTTTTTCTAACATTAATTTTCCAAATAATTGAGTAGAATAACCATTTTCCATCATTAAAACAAAACAATCTGAATACCACATGAAATCTGAAAGTTTTAACATTTATTCTCCCTTATATTAGATATAACTGAAATGATATTAATCATAGATTGGTGAATAACTAATTATTTTATGATAAGGATAACTATTATTATTAAATATAGATTCCCATTCTTCTAAAGTTTTTAATGTAACAAGATCTGGGCCATCTAATATTTCAGTATCAATATCAGGTATTTGCATAGTTGCATAATTATCATTGTGAGTTGTCCAAACTTTATTTAGAATTGACATTATTTTTACCTATTGTATTATGATGTAACCATTGATTAATTTTTTCTTGTTTATGATTAGCAAAATTAACAATATCTTTTATTATAATATCTTTAGCAAATCCCAAAAATCTAATAGCAAATAATACATCTCCTAACTCTTTTTCTAACATTTTTCTATTTGTATCACTATCAATTATTGGATTACGACTTTCATAACCATGACGAAGAATCTTTCCAATAACTTGCTGTGCTTCGCCCAACTCTTCAGATAGAATTGCTAGGCGTTCTAATTCTTCTGGAGGTGAATACTCCCCTCCCTAAAGGGAGGGGCTTCTAGGATTATTTCAAATCCAAAGACGCCATTCCACGTCTCAAAATATTTATGCTTGCATTAAGATCTCGATCCAAAACTAGTCCGCATGAACATGAATGAGTTCTTTCGGAAAGTTCCTTTGGAATGAGCGATCCACATCTAGAACACATTTTACTAGTATTCTTAGGATCTATTAATACAACCCTCTTACCGGCCCATTCTGCCTTGTATTGGGTAAATTGTACGAATTGATTCCAGGCTACATCGGCGATGCCTTTACGAATATTCTTCATTTTAGTATCTTGCATTTTATCAATAGAAAGATCTTCAAAAACTATTAGATCATATTTGTTTACTAAATTTAACGCTGCTTTATGCGCAAAATCTTTACGAATATTTGCTAACTTTTCATGGATTTTAGATTCTATTAAACGTGCCTTATTTCGTTGTTTGGAACCTTTAGGTTGAAGTTCTCGTTTTCTAGAAGCACTTGCTAAACGTTTTTTATATTGATCAAAGAATCGCTGTCTTGGAATTACCGTTCCATCTGACATAGTAGCAAATGTGGTTAGACCAAGATCAATGCCAACGGAATTATCAACAGGTTGAACAATATTTAAATCTTCCAATTCACATGAGAAGGTAGCAAACCACTTTCCTGTAGAAGTCTTTTTGATTGTGAGAGTTTTGATCTTACCTTGAAGAGGACGATGTAAAGTAATAGAAATTTCACCAACCAATGAGATTTTAAGTTTACTATCAAGTAGTTTAAATCCAGATTGAGGAAAGGTGAAGCTGTCGTAATGTCCTTTTCCTTTGAAGCGTGGATAACCTGGAGTTTCACCAGACTTGCAACGGCGAAAAAATGCCTTGAAAGCTAGATCGACTCTTGTTTGAACTTGCTGCAAAACTTGACTATGAACTTTATATAAATCTAAATGAGATGATTTCCATTGGGTTAAATAACTTGATGAATCATAGAGACTAATATTTTCTTGATTTTTCTCCCATGCATTTTTACGAAGTTCTAATGTTTTATTGTAAAGCCAACGGCATGATTCTAAGATAGACTCTAACCTAGTCAATTGTGACTTGGTGGGATAGAGTCTATATTGGAAAGATTTACGCACTTAACGAACCTCTAACAACCAGCATAACATGAAGAGAAAAAATGTCAAGACAAGCTCGACATTTTCACCCCTTATATCCCCGCCCTAAAGGACGGGGTTTTACGGGGCTTACCGATAAAGAACTGAATTTTCATCCCAAAGTCCCTAATTATTTCTAATCCATCTTCCTAATGTATCATGGACTGATCCAGAACCTTCTAATTGAATATAAACTTTATCTGTTTCGTTTAATATTTTATCTAACTCAATATGGCATTCATTTAGATTCGTTGGCATCTTTATTTACCTTATTCTAAACATACAATTCTAATTCCAAAATGTTTACAAATTTTAGAACGTTCATCCTTTTCTCGCTGAGGCATTGAATTATATGGATTTTTAAAACAGATCCACTTCACACCCCTGAGTGCCATATCACGCGTACAGTTCAAACACGGCTCATGCGTGAGGTATGCACGGTAAATGTCTCCAGTTGAAAACCGGAGAGCGTTTTCTTCGGCATGAAGTGTATGAATACAACGATTCTCAGAATTGCAAGTCTCATCCGTACAATGATCCATACCACTTGGAGCGCCATTATAACCCATTGATGCTACAGAACCATCTTTACGCAATAAAACTGCTCCAACTTTTAATCGTTTACATGTTCCCAAATTTGCAATCTCATGAGCGATATTCATAAAAGTTTCGTTTTTAAGATCGAATCTATTCATTACACTTATCTCTCCAAGCACCATCAATAACATGTCCATCATAATAAGTTAAAGCAAGATTACATTTTTTACAAAAACAGACTGGAAGAAATCCTTGAATTCCACCAAAAATATAACCTGGCTCATGATTATTTGATTTAGCAATTTCCAATTCTTTATCCATTATTATCTCCTGGCACCAACGTTTCCGGTTGCAACAATTCATCAGGAAATGCAGTTAGAATACTATTAGCATTATTAAGCCAGTAAGTATTCTTATCTGCACCAATAGATTTAAACAAAGAAATCAATCTAACAGCATCTATAATGCTAATCATAGATACTTTCATATCAGCATCATTGTCCCAATTAAATAAAGATCTACGATAATCCCTAGATACATGATATATAGAGAATATGGTATCTAATGATTTAAAAATATTAGCATTAAACCAATTCATTTCTAGAAGATTTCTAATTGCTGGAATATGTATTCCAAATGTTGCTAAAAATTCATAAAGATTAACAAAAGTTTCAGTTTCGTAAATATCTTCATCAGAACCATAAATTGGAACATGATATAATGTGAGATTATCTACTGTATTTTTACTATTAGCTTTATGAGAAACTGAAATTTTAGAAATACGAGGAGAATAACCCATATTAACACGTAACCATTGTCCCATAAGTTTAGATAATTTAATAGATTGAGCTATTGAAATATTATTTTTTACATATTGAATAACTTGTTTAGTATTTATAAAATCATCATAATCAATTTGTGAAGTTACAAAATTATATTTTCCATTAATACTAAAGTTTGGTATTCCTGGAATTAAATAAGATAAATCTTTTTTACGATCAACCGTAAATACATCATCGTAATAAATAATTTTAAAGTTAGATGTATCCTGTAAATCAAAATGAATACAAAACTCATTTTGCTTAAAGTTTTTAGGTCCAAGTAAAGTACTAGTAGACTGTTTTCTCTTTGGACCCATCATATGTTTAGTAAAATTAAAATATTCGTACAAATATCGTAATGCTTGATTCTTTTTTATGTATTTGTGTAAAATAATTTGTCTAATATATTTATTTCCACAATCCTCTTTCAAGAAATCTAGAGTTTTATCATAATAGAAATTCAGGTGGTAGTTGAGTGGGGTGAGAATGAATTGCTTTTTAGCTTTTTTAGCAATCATGTATAAACTGTTCTTTTCTGGGTATGCTAAATCAGTATCTATTACTTTAAGTAAACTATTTAAATCAAAAATATCACTACCATTATCAGTTACACCATGAATAATGTTAATGTTATTATATAAATCAGCTTCCATAAGACAAGTTAATGTAGGCATTTTATCTTTAAGTGCTGATTGATATTGAATAAAATAAAGATCATCTATTTGATATTTAAATAAACTAAACTCTGGTTCAGTAAAAACTTTAGTCTCAAAATAAGCATCATCTCTATATGGAATTAAATCTGCTACTATCTCATAATTACCTGAATAGTCGTAAGGACCAATATCTGAAGCAGTAAAGTCTTTTCCATTACGATCGATTAATTGTGATTCTCTCCATAAAGGTTTTTCACGACTGCACAAATATGGAGAGAAATGTTCCTTCTTAAATGAAAATAATGGACCTGAATCTGATTCAATTAAAAGTTTATCAAATCCTTTTGTGCTAATAAACTTCTTAAAGATTGTACCATCAGTTGATTGACCTAATGCGAAAAAACGTTGATTCCAAAATTGTAGATTGTAAAGAAAAATTGTATATTCTTGATTATTTAAAATGATGTTTATATTCATCTATTCAAACCTTATTGGAAGAATGATATTTTTAACATTCTTAGCTTCTTTAAATAAAGGTGCTATATCTTCAACTTTATATCCAGCTAATCCACAACCAATTTCAGTTACATAAAAAATAAGATCTTGATGATTAAATGCATAAGTTATAAATTTATCTATATATTCCTGAATTTTATATATAGGTAATTTATTTTTAATCCATTGATCTACTGTTGGAATACCATAAGACTGTCCCTGTAATCCGGCAGGCTGCCCGTAGACGGCTCCAAATTTACGTAGCGCGGTCAGGGCCGCACCCTTACCATGCCTACCAGCCTCATTAGATCCGAATACAAAAATTTCGTTTGGTTTAAGTGATTGGATATTGTCTGGTGTGTTCATTTTTTATTAATCCTAGCAGTTCTACGTGGTGATTGAATAAGTAGTTTTTGATTATCGTTAAGTAATTTAAGTATTTTATCTAAAACTTCTTCTTCTGCACCTGTAAAATCAATAGTACAAACTCCATGAAGAAACATTTCTGTATTAATTGCATTAATATCTGTATATTTAATAACTCGATAGTCATTCATTTTCTATTCCAGCACATTCCATACAAACCGCAGGACCATCCCCTAATGGTGACACGCAATATAATGTGTAATCAACTTTCTTTCCACATTCCATACAAGTAAATTCATCTATATATCTATCAATTAATTTATCTATTTTCTTTCTGATAATTCTATTGGATCTGGAATTTCAATATTATTCATTTGCTTCACTATCATGTATCCATAAATCTATCATTTGTTTAATTAGATCTGATGGAGTTGTACCTTTATTTTCATAACGTAATATATCCATAAATTTTATTGCATGTTCGGCATCTAATGTAATTTCAAGTTTTTGATTAATTAGTTTTTTCATTATTGATCCTTAATTTATATTTAGCTGCACATGACTTAGAACAGAATAAACCCCATCCTCTATCAACATCTGCCTTTCGCGCTTCAAATTCAATTTTACAAAATTTACATTTTTGAATTACTTTTTGACCTCTCGTCGGTTTATTCATCTTACTCTTTGTTTTCCTCGAACCATTCACTAACTCTGTCTATAATTACTTGAGGAATTTTATTATCAATAAATTGTTGTTGCCAATTCTCATTTGGAATAGTTCCATTACCAACAATTAATGGAATTGGATCACAATAAATATTAATAGATCCATCCTCTAAACAATAAGGCCAAATTTCAATTGGACTATCAGAACAACATCCACAATTATGCCTAATTTCTACTTCATTAATTTTTTCATTAACTTCTTTTGTATATATTCTTTTAGTATTCCAACGATTTATATAAACTTTGACATTATCATATTTTTTAAATATTTCAGGATATAATTTAGCTACTTCTAATTGTGATTTTAAATCTCTAATAATCTTATCATTATTATGATATGAAATAAGTAAATCTTGATATTCTTTTTTAGAAGTTTTGAGTTGATCATTTAATTTAATAATTGTATTATTTTCAACTCTAATCGTCTCGCATAAATTATGAATAACAACTTCTGTATCAGTTCCAGTAAATGGTTTTTTATTTTTACAATCTTCACAATATAAAGGATAAATATTAGTTCTTGTAGCTGATTCTATTTTTGCATTACATACACAGCAATATTTAATCATTAATACCTCTTATCATTATAGAAGGAATTGATATTCGTTCGTATATATTCTAATAATTGATCTTGTAATTGTAGATTTCTTTCTGCTAAATTAATAACTATTTGTTCAAGAATTTCATAATCATTCATATATTTTTCATTACAATAATTATACGTATTATAAACTGTTTCATTATCATTAATTAACTGTTTAATGATTAGGTTGTTAATCATTTTTTATTTTCTTTAAAATATTCACATAAAGTTATAATTGCCCAACAAATAATAACAATTAAAGCAATACTACCAATTAAAAGATGAGTTATTATTAAATTATTAATCATATCTAGTTATACCCATAAGAGCATCTTCTTCTTTAAGAGAATTTTTATGAGAATATTTTTCTTTACAATTACTACAAATGAAACAATAAATTGGTGGATACATATCTAAAGTATAGCTTTCTGAATTAATTGTTTGGCATTTAGGACATTCTTTCTGCATTTTATTTTTCCTCGGTAGTTCCACGTTTAAAATAACAAGTCATTCCTTCTAATTCATCTTGATCTATAGTTCTACCAGCAGCTATACATTCTGGATGAAAGTAATTACAATAGAATTTTCCATCAAATACTCCCTGACATTTAGTTGCTGGTGTAAAAATTAAAATTGTTTCATTACACCAATCGCAAGTATGAGATTTTCTACAACTCTTAATATGTTTTGAGTCAAATATTATATCAGTCATTATATACATTCAGATTTGGTAATTCGTCATATGGTATTATAGGATTAAGAGCTTTATAATGTTCCTGACAAGTCCACATATCAGGTTCTAATTTATGCCAACATGAATGACAAAGTGTGACATTTTTCCAATTTTTCTCTTCAAATCCAACTCCACCTGGCTGACAATCTATATTAAGTAATGGTTCAATAGGTCTTTTTGTAATACCTTCTTCTTCAGCCCATGGATATTTTTCTAAAATATTCATATCTTTTTCAATACCACATACATTACACTTAGCTATCATAATATTTCCTTATAATTCCACAACTAACAATTCTTTAATCTTACGTTTTGCTAATTCCTGTAATTCGGTATACATATATCTATCCTTTAAATTTTCAATAATTTCTTCTTTAGTAACAGTGCTTTCTCTTTTAGAATAAAATTCATATTCCCTATCAATCTCTGTTAATGTATTTGGATTAAGACTACTAATATTTATTGAGAAATTCATTTATAGATCTCCAAATTCATTATATTTGACCGAATCTTCCGGCTCACAATTAGGACAATGATAATATTGAGTATCTAAATAGTGACAATCACATTTTTCACAAATAATAATTTTATTATGAAGATGAAAATCATTTTGACTTAATTGATATGCAGACTCACAATCTGGACAATCTTTTCCAGTTCCACCAGAACATTGATTTAATCCACAAGTTCCACATATTACTGTATAAACTTGGCAAGTTGGGCAGTATTCCCATTTATGTTCCAATTCACTTTTCCTTTAAAATTCTTAAACAAATACAACCTGGTGATCCTAAAGGTTTGCGCCAATCGCCACTACATACCAAAAGATGAGGATATCTTTTTCCTTGTAAAATTTCTTCCAAAGGAGTAGGGGGAGCATTTATTACCCATTTTGGAATTTCTTTAAATTTTTTATTATACATAGCTAAAAATTAACCTCCATAAAAACAAAAGTTATAATATATACTTTCATATATATTATAACAAAAAAGTGAGGCTTTTTGCTAACTACCACTGATCATATGGAGTATCTGGATCATCACAAATACCATTCGATTCTGGTGGTAATCCCTGAAGTTCTCTAATTTTTTCTTCTATTATAGATTTATACATATCAGTTAAATTAATAATTCTTGTGGCTTTATTTAATTTTTTCTTAACTTTAATTATATCTTTTTCTGTAATTTTTAAAGTTTCTTCGATCCAAACTAATCTTTCTTCATATAATTTAATCATCTGAAGATTATTGTTTGACATATTTTCCTATTTCGGTTATTCTATGCGATACCGAAAAACGCCATGGTCTAATAATTAATCAATTTTAAGAGTTGATGGTAAATCTAAAGAGAGTACTATCATTTCAGTAGTCATAAATAATATTCCACAAAAATAATATTTATTAATAAGTTTATGATCATTATAAGATTGCTTATGTTTAAACATTATTTCCTCTTTTTATTTATCTAAAAATCTAATCAAATGTGCTGGTGGTGTTCCTATAGTGCCATCTTCTTTTTCAATAATTGCTGAAGCAAAATTTCCAGCACCATATTCAAGTTCTTCATAATCAAGTGACCACTGATGAAACACACCTTCATAATCATCTACTTTTTTATTTGCAACATATTTCATAACCATTACTGGTCTAAGTATTTAATTCGCCAACCGTATCAACCAATTCGTTTACTTCTTCCGCTAAACTTTCAAGAGTATCTTTTACACTTCCAAAATCATCAATCTTCATTGCGGCCTTTTCTCCCTTGTCACCTTCCTGCCATGCTTCAGATTTATTATCAAATTCATCCTGAAGTTCATTAACTACAGTTTCAAATTCTTCTGCAAGTGCTTCAATATCCTGTTTAATATCAATTAACTTACCAACTGAATCGGTGAGAAATTTCTTGTTCATATCATACCTCTTTGAAGTTATCGGTGATTGAGATTATTTCGATTTTGTATTCTGGAGGAAGTAAATCATTTGGATCCATATCTAAAATCATTTGACCAGAAGGTGTGTTCCCAATATAAATACCAGTTCTACCTGGATTAAAACCTTCTTTGATAACTTGAATTCTTTTATTTAATCTAGGATAACGAAAATCTATTTTACCTTGTTTCATCACTTAGTTTCTCATGGAGTAATTTTAGTAATCGATGAATTTCCTTATTATTTTCTCTATTAATCATAATTTCTTTTTTCATTAAGTTAAACTCTTCTTTAATGAGTCTATGATCTTCGTTAGCTCGTTTTTCTGATGTTCTACTTAATACATTGTTACCTACTGCAATTAATGGAAGTGCCCAAAGTTGAATCCAGGCACTTGAGATTAATAGAATTATATTTCTTAAATGTTCCGATAAACTGGGAATTAAACCTAACAATCCCCAGATAAAGAAGATATAGAAAACCCACATACTACCGAAAAGTTTAGTTCCCCAAACCGCGATTCTTTCATTTAAATGTTGCATTTTCAGTTCTCCAAGTGTTGTCCAGACAATTTATTTAAAAATAGCTGATGTTCTACAAAGAAATCTTCGGGCTTGTAATTACTTTTAGTTTTAAAGTTAATATAATAATCTTCGCTATAACAACTTCTTTCACTATCTGGTTCTAATAACATAGCTAAAGTTGTTAACTGTCTAGCTAAATATTTGCCATTGATTACAGATTCAGGGTTAATCTCTATATAGATCTCATGAGAGTCTGATTCTTTGTGAATTGGAGTTGAGGGAAACATTTTTAAGATTGATTAGTAGTTACAATACTTGAAATATTTGGATTAAAATATGGATTTGGATAAGATGGTATGCATTGAGGAAGATAATTAACATCGAATAATGGAGGTTCTTTAAATTTAAATTCTTTAATATTAATAACTTCTATTTTACCATCTAGAAATTCTATAACACCATAACTTCTATCTTGATCATGATAAAACTCATGAAAATAACCATCTCGTGCATCATTTAACATTTGAATCATACGCATGTAACTATCTCCTTTATTTGATTATAACATACAATACTTTACAGTGCAACATCATTGAAAACTTTTTCTTTCAAATTCCAACAAATTTCTTTAGCGATCTGATATCTAACTTCTTGCTCTGTTTCATTTGCTACTTGTTTAAGTGCTAAATATAATGAGCGACTATTTGGTTGACCTAAATCTTGCATTATTTGCTTGAAGCGATCGTCATTCATTTGGTGGCTCCGGTTTTTCAATCACAATATAATGAGTAATGTTCGGATAATAGAAACCTTCATTTAAATAAAATCCATTAATAAAATATCTTTCATACCATAATCTGTAAAAACTTTTATCCCATTATAAATCCAACACATATCCATAAGATTTGGATGATTATCTTTCGTTAACTTAACTCATTCACTCATCAAATTTATCTGCAATAAATCTTACACTACCTTGACCTTGTGAATTACCATGACAAATAGCACAATCTACATTAAATTCATCCTTGCTTTTTAATTGATAACGAAGTCTACCTTCAAAGAAATTATTTTCTTCAAGACATTGAGCGGTATATTTAAGCAAGGAGATTAAATCAGATTTTTTCATTTATTCTCCAATTTATATTCTTTTAATATTTCACATTCAGGAAAATTGCATAACATTCCATCTATGTGAGAACATCCAATTTCTTTATGAACTTCACAATAATGAACTGGATCTAATTTATTTGGAAATAAGATTCTGTATAAGAGATCTTTCATATTATTTACCTGCTAATTGCGATAAAACTTCATCATCAGTTTTCTTATTAATTAATCCTATTTCTTCTGGTGGATTGTAATTATAATGTCCTATATATTTATGACAGCGTCTACAAGCATAATCACCTTCGCCTGCATCATATTTAATATGACCTCTTACCTTACAAACTAATGGCATTAAGGTGTCTTCAAACATTAATGACCATGGAATTTTTTTTCTAAAAATATAATATCTAATATTTCTATAACCATATTTATTAAATAAATTAAAATTTTCTCTTGAAGCACTCATTATTTATCCTCATCTTCAATTGTAATAACCATTCCAGTACCAAAATAATTAGGAAATTGTTTAACTAACAATCCAATAATATCATCATTCAAATCATCTAAATCTTTTTGTGTAGGATCAACACCTGGATTAAAATAAAGATCTACATGAATAATTTTACTCATAACTGAATCGTTTCAATATAATTATTAGTTCTATGATCCTTCTTACGAGATTTCTTAGTCTTGTTAGAATGACCACCACAAACACACTTCTTTTTATCACTATGATCACAAGATTTTGAGTTTGACATTGTTGCTTTTTTAGGCATTAATTCTCCCACCATTGTTTATCTTCATAGTAATCGGGATATGTTTCTGGATTATCTAAAAGATTATCTTCGTCTAACTCATCAAGACTTGGTGCTGGCAAAATCATATGTCCAGGGTTGGATTGGAGAGTGAATGGATTGTTTGGATCTATAGTTTGCACTATTCAACCTTTCGTGGAAAGTGCCAACCTAATTCTTGACTATTTATCATTCCTTCAGATTTGAATCTTAATTCCATTTCTTCTTGATCGGAAATATTCTCATTTGATAAACATTTTAATACACATAAAGGACAATGGCCAAAATATACAAAAACATGAATAGTTAACCAATAAATAGATTTACTTTTATTAATAGCCATTTTGTCTGTCTGACAAAAGAAATCGGCAAACCAATGAATCCAAATTAAACCAATTAACATACTTTAATACCAGTTGTATATCACGTTTTGTCTACCAAACCACAAACATAATTATCAACAATCTTAAATTGAACAGAATGAAGAAGTATACTTAAATCAAAATTATTTTCTAGATTATTATGATCTTCTATATGAGTATATACAGAAGTTCCTTCAATTCCATTCCAACCAAGAGTTGGAATATTATCTGCCACTAATTTACTTCCTAAATTTAAAAGATATCTACTGACATCATCATTAATTGCTCTATCTGGAACTAAAACTTGAACAATAAGATTTATAATTTTAGACATAGTGTATATAATCCTTTACAAGTTCATACCAACAATCATCGCAAAGATCTAACGTGTAATAATTCATATCACCAAACTTTGAATTATATCCACCACAATTATCAAAAGTATGATTCTCTGGCATAATATATGGATCTGAAATATCTATTCCACATTTATCACAAGTCATTTTATCTAAAACTTGCGTAGTGATTCGTTTCTTTTTATAGGTTTTCATTTATTCCTCATTTAGATAGTTATAACTTCTTTCAAAAATATCTTTTCTACACGGATAAAAACCTTCTGTAATTTCTTTGACAATATAATCACCTGGACATACAGAATGCCAGCCGCTCATAGTTGGGCAACTAGCATGATCCTGCCATTTATGCCCACATACAGAACAAATAGATCTACTATCATCGTGATCAACTACTTGAATTTTTGCACCAATTTCATCCTCGTTATACTCGGATGGCCATTGCCATGCATCAACTATGATTGGAATTTTCTGATATTTCATATTATTTACCTACTAATTGCGATAAAAGTTCATTATCAGTTAATTCTATATACTCTAAAACTGTATAATCTTTAAAATTTATTATTTTACCTGTACATTCAAGATTTTGTTTAACTACATAACAACTTATAATTTCACCCCTATAATAAATATAATAAAATTTGTCTTGATTATAAACTTTATCTTTAGTTGGAACTAATATTCTATTAAGTTTCTTTGGAGCATCTGGAATTTTACTAAAATATTCATCAATACTTTCTTTAGTAATCTTTTTACCAGAAACTCTTTCAAATTGTTTAATTAAATCAACTAAAATTTTAGCATTAAAACCAAATATATTTAATACATTATTTTCTAATTGATTAGATAATTCTTCTATACTAAGATTAATCTGTTGAAAACCATCACTAAGAATCATTTACCACTCCAAATTGTTCATCAATTATTTTACGTGAATCATCATTAAATTGATTAACTTCATTTACTTTAATTATAGAGTATTGTAAAAAAGTATATTTATTAAGTAGGTAATTTGATATATTTAATTTTTTAGCTATTTTGCGTAATGGTTTTGGGTTTTTAGCCATTATCTATCTAAACCTCCACATTTTCTCAAACCAGTTTAATTTATTTTTTATATCTTTGATTTGTTCTCTTAAATCTTTCTTTCTTCGTAACATAGCATTTCTTAAACATCTAATTTTATTTCTCTTTTGTTCTAATTTATTTCTTAGTCTATAAACTTCTTTAATTAATTCCTCATTAGATGCTGTTAAATAATTAATCTCTTCTAGCATATTGCTCCAATTCCTAAAAGAAAGCCCTAGCGGGCTTTCTAATTTATTCATCTTTTGATAATTGAAAATATTCACCATTCCAGTTATAACATTCTTGATCTACTCCTAATCGAATTTCTCCAACTAAAATTACTTTATTTCCACTTTCAGTTTCAAATTTATCAAATAATTCTGCAACATCAATTAAAAATGCTGCAAATTTTTTATCTTTTGATTGACCGTATGGTCGTTTTGTATTTAGTTCTCGATTATCCATTATCATGCTCCCCAGTAATCAATTGTTTCCACGCCATAATTTTCATGTATGTTAAGGATTATCAGAAACAGAAGTGCTTCGATCACTTTCTTCTCCTTGTGGAAGTTTATATCTATTTAGACACTCTTGAAGATGTACATATGCAAGTGGACATGTGAGATTTTCTTCGCATTGAGAACAGAGAGATTTTTCCATTAATTCTCCTTTAGAGAATGAAAATATGATAACGCAAACTAAGGAAGTCGATCAAGACTTTAGTCTGCCAATTTAATTCTTTACTTGGTGGATCTTGTTTTGGTTTAGTTGCATTATAATCGTAATCCATTGCAAACTTATGCGCCTGCAATGGTTCGGCCCGTGGAAGATTGCATCCAATTAGAAGCATGGATACAATCATTGTAATAATGTATCTCATTTTAACTCCTAATTTGAAAATGGATAGAATAAGTTCTATCATTTATATTATAACAAAAAACATGTCATTATTGCATAGCTAAGAGAAAATGCTTTTGGCATTTTCTCCTTTAATTTAAATGTCAGATCCAGACATGAGTGATGTCTGTTGTAAAGTAACTGTACACGCAAACTGCAAGTAAGTTATTGTGTTTTCTAATAATATTAATTGCAAAATCTTTTACTTCAATTAATCTAATAGAATTAAGAGGAATGTTTTTATCGTAGTTTTTAGTTTCTGCTATGATTTTCTCTATTATTTCAAACCACTCGAAATCTTCTCTATCTAAATCTTCCTGAGTTTTTAATGGAGATTGTTGGGCACGTTTAATAATACTTACCGTATTATTTAAAACTTCTAGTGCTGGAAGTATTCCCAACATAATCCACCTCTTTAGGTTAATGAAGACTTAATTGTCTTCATTTATATTATAACAGAAAAAAGCATATTATTGCATAGCTAAAGAAAAACTCGTAAGAGTTTTTCTTTGAAGTAGAATAATTATTCTACAAATGCTGCCGGTTTTTGCATTGGAAATTTAAGATTGTCCATTAATTTATTAGATGCGTACCATTTCCATAACCAGTTTTGCATAGCTTCAATTCCACTATTTGTTTTAGAACGCGATGAGTAAATACAAACTTCAAAATCATTAAGCAAAGATTCCAACCATTCAATGGCACCCGGAACTGGTGGATCTGAAATTGTTTCTGCGTTAGTCCATGGTGATATATAAGAGTGAATTACTCCATCAAAATCAATACAGAGAATTGGTTTAGGCATATTTGTTCCTTCTTATATTCGGATAATTTTTATAATATTTATTCATTCTATTATTCCATTTAGTAATAAGTCGCATCTTTTGATTCTTAGGAACAAATCCTAAGAATCTCCAAATTGATTTACGTTCCCATGGAATTTGAGATTTTTTCATATCTTCTCCCAATACATTTAATATGATTTTCTAAATTACCATATCCACTACATAAATTACATTCATTCCAATAATAAATATCATCTTCAAATGGATCTCCACCAGATCTAGGACGGGTATCGCGGCCACCAGTCCCATTACAATCTGGACATTTTAATGGTTTAAATGTATGATATTTTTCATATTCATATTTCAATTTAAAATCTTTCTATTAGTTTCAACATTTTGAGATACATTAATAAATCGAACTGGCCAATTTTTAGTTTCTGGATGATGTGACTCATAAACATCAAGAGCTTCATCGAGTAGTAAATTTGTAAGTAGATCTATTACATTACAATATTCTAATGATGGTCTAAAAATATATTTGCCAATAGGATCATATCGCCATTGAATAGAAGTCTTAAAACCCTTACTTGGAATTACTGTTAATTTGTTTCGTTGATATCTAATTTCCCAATGTGGTGGAAATTTCTTTTTATTAGATTTTGCTTTATGTGGATTAATATCTGGATCTATAGATTTAATATCTGAAATTTTTGGTTCTTCACGCCATGATTGTTTAGACATTCTTATTCCAACTTTCCTGAATTACTAATGCTCTAGTTACAAAAAGTGGTGGTTCTGGAAATAAATAAGGTTCTGGACCACCACCATTATAAACTGTAATATACTTTACATTATTCCACCAATCTAAAATCTCTTTTACAAATTCATCACAGTTCCAATCTGATATCATTACAATTCCTTAATAAGTTTCTTAACAAGATTTTCATAATTACCATTAATATTATTATCTGCAAAACAATTATATACTTCTTCCTGCCATCCACTATTACCAAATGGACGTTTACCACTAAAACCTTCTTCCTCTTCCAGAAGAGTTAAAAGTAATTCTTTAAAATAGTTTCTGATTGTAATTGTTTTATGCAAATCTTCTGATTTAAATTTAAGATCTAGGATTTCTTGGTTAGTCATTCTTCACTCCATTCTGATGTTGATGGAAATTCTTTTCCTGTAAGTCTATACCAATATTCTTTAAAATCTTTACTTGCTACAAAAACTGGATCAAAATGTAACTCTAAACCCTCAGCTAAATAACGAAATCTTGGCTGAGGAATTCCTTCAATTTTCGGATATGTATATGGAATTTCTTTCATTTATTATGATTCATTAATCGAACACTCTTTACATTGATCCCACAATAAACCATAACCATTCATATCATCATCTGTTTGTTTAATTAACTTACAACCACCAATCCAGTATTGACCTTCTGCTACCAATCCAGGGTGTTGGTCCCATACTGCATCTTCAGCTTTACCATCCTCTTTATTAATTGCCCCTGGAATTTCTATTGAATACCAAAATGGACAACATTTAATTTTATAAATTGGAGATCCATCTTCTTTATATTCTACTTTACCAGTAGGTATATAACAATAAGGTGTATTTTTGGGAATGAGATTTCTAATATCTATTCCATTAAATTCTTGTTGATGTTCATGAATCATTTTCTTTATATATTGAAGATGTTTTGTATATCTATAGATACGACGTTTTCTAAAATCTTTCTTATTAAAATGTGGCCAATCTCTTAAATCAGCTTTATTATATTTTTCTTCCATATCACGAACACGCATTATTTCACCGTCTTCATAGTTTTAATACAATATTCTAATTCTTTAATTCTCTCATTAGCTTTCTTTAACTTATCTGAATATTCATCTTGCCAAAAATATACTAACCCCTTAACTTCATCTTCTGTTAATTCAAATTCAGAAGTTCCAATAATAATTAAACTATTTCTAATATCTCCAAATCCTGATACAGTATTAGGAGTTAATATAAAATTACCATCTATATTTTTAGTTATTAGTTTTGCCATTTTTATCTCCTTGTTTTATTTCCATCGTTTCTTTATAGAATTCTAATTGTTTTTCTGCAACTTTTCTAGCTTCTATTACGGCTGGAAAGTCTTTAGTTTCTATATTCATCTATTATCAACTCCTGTTCACAATCGCAAGTAAATTTATTTATTTCACTATTAGGACTTATAGTTCCAATATACTTAATACCACAACTTGGACATATATATTCAGTTTTATAACAGGTAATCTGATATTCTTCAATTTTAAGTTTTACATGTTTTGGAGTTTTAGTGATCAAAACTAATCTCTTTTGGCAATTCAGGACCAAGATCAAATATAGGAATAAATTCATCAAAGAAATGACCTTCTTCCCAATATTCAATATCTTCTAAAAAAGTATTTCCAAATTTATCTCGCCAATGAGTGAAGTGTTCGCCATTCCATCTTGCAATATAAGCATTTCTACATTGACCTGAATAATAATAACCTTTAATTAATTGATTTTTTGGAATCATAATCTTTGGAAGAATAGATTTATTATTAATACTTTCTTTAAAATCTCTAATATCTTTTCTAATTGAATCTGCTTCAATTTTAGATAAATGATTTACTAAAATATCTACAACATCAATTTTGTTTAAGATGTTTTGAAAATCATCAATGAGACTCATTTATATCCTTATAGTTAAAAAAGAGCTTTCGCTCTTTTTCTATTATTAGCCCCAGTTAATACTAAAATCATAATGATTATCTTCTACATTAAATCCTTCTTTTATAAAAAACCCTTTAACAGATTCTAATATATCATCTTCTATATTATCATAAGTTCTATCAAAAATATATTCAACAATACAACTTCTTTTTGCTATATCTTTTATTTCAGAAGAAATTTCTTCAATAAGTTTTTGAGTTAGAATTCTTTTTTTTCTACTTGCTCTTTAACTTCTTTTTCTCTTTGAAGTTGAAGATTGATTTCTGATTGTCTTGTGAGTTCACGAACTTCTTCGATGAGTGAAACGTGAGGTTTCAATTCACATGCACTACAATCTAGAATACAATTGGCGCACTCAGGATTTTCCATTTCTTCTCCCTTTAGAGAAAGTTTGATAGAATAATTCCATCATATATATTATAACAAAAAAGGAATGTGTTTTGCATAGCTAAAAGAAGGGAATTAACCCTTCTTTATATTTTAATCCTCAAAGTTATAAATGAGTGCATTAATTAAAACTTTAATTGGTGCTCCACACACCATATATCCATTTAAATACTCTTCTGCTTTTTGATTTTCGAATAATACTTCTACACCAATAACTTTTGTCCAATCTATTAAATAACGAAAAATCCAACGCATATAACCATGAGAAGAATAACAACAATTATCTCTTTTAATTTTATAATGTGCTTTAAAAAATTGAGTAGTTGTTTTAGTTCTTGGATGAGCGTCCATCCATTGACTTAAATAATTCATTCCTTTTTTGCAAGCATGATTGTTTCGTGCAAGTTCACGAAAATCAGTTAGAAGCATTACGCTCTCCTAGTTTCTATTTTTTGGTTTTCACGAAGAATTATTTCGTCTTCTACCGTATCATCGAAAAGAATAAAATCGTGTCCAGGGTAGCTCTTGGTATAGTGGTAAAATAGTCCTTGCTTTCCAAGCAGATTCATGATTTCCCATTTTTGGAAAGCGTTGGATTTAAATGGAAGATAATCTAACATATCTTTAAAAGATGGAACAAATATGGATATTATATTAATATCCACAGTTTGTTCAGTTAATCTAATTGCTTGTATCTTTTCTTCCTCATTATCAATTGCCGAGGAAAAAATTCCGAAAATAGGATGACGTTTATATTTAAGTGCTATTTGACTTTTGATAAATTTAATTTTCTTTGGTAATGGGATTGGATTACTCCAACTATCTATAATTGTGTTTTCTAAATCTAAGAGAATTACTAGTTTGTTTCCTAACATCATTATCCCTTTGAAAGCTTCTTAATACTATATTCAGTAGCCTGAAGTCTCCACGCTAAGTAACGAATTATTTCATCTGCATTCAAGTTCTCTTGAGGAAATATTCTATTATCTTCTACTGAATAATTATTATTTTCTAATTTAAAGATTGTAACTAATGTATCATCTCGTTTTTCAAATTCTGCGATTATTTTGGACATTACTCTCCTTATTTGAATAGAAAAAAGTTCTATCATATATATTATAACAAAATACCTATCTCTATTTTATTTAGTATGATAGTTGCCTTACTTAAGACGTTCCATTACTTCAGCAAACGAAATTTGTGAACGAATCCAAACACATTGTGCAATTTTGATTTGCTTTCGAGCAGCAGCATCAGCAGCGGCATCATCAGCAGCAGCATCAGCAGCGGCATCATCAGCAGCAGCAGCAGCATCAGTAGCAGCATAAGCAGCAGCAGCAGCATAAGCAGCAGCAGCAGCAGCAGCAGCAGCATAAGCAGCAGCAGCAGCAGCAGCAACAGCATAAGCAGCAACAGCATCAGCAGCAGCAGCATAAGCAGCATAAGCAGCAGCATCAGCAGCAGCATAAGCATTAGCAGCAGCATTTCTCACCGCTTGCATTTCTTCAATTGTAATTTTTCCTTCAATGTATTGTTCAGCAGTAATAATACTATCCTTGCTGCGTTGATCAGTAAAAAGATTCCAATTTTGTCTTGCACAGAAGCAAGCATATTTTTTATAGAAATTTATATCAATATTGTTCAGTTTGCAAATCATCCAAATCATCCAATCAGAACGTTCGCAATTATTCCAGCATTGTTCAGTATTGGGAAATCTAACGGCCCAATCTTTGCTTTCATCGCAAGCATGAAGCCTGTTCAGAATTTCAAGATGTTCTTTCATATTGTTCTCCTTATGAGAAATTTGGATAGAAAAGTTCTATCATATATATTATAACAAAATACTCATCTATTTTGCGTACCTAAAAGTAATTAAATGCCATAATTTCCAATACCACGTATATAGAGAAATACAGAATGTTTGTTGGTCTATAATATGAACTATTATGTAATCTTCTCTTTTACCATTCCTACTTTCTAAATAGATATATTCACCTTTTTTAAAGATGTGAGTTTGTGGTTTTGAGAGGTGGAAGATGGTTTTAGACATTTTTCTTAATATCATCTCTAATTTTAACCAATAATAAATAATCATCAATACGTTGTTCTTTCGTTATTTTTCCTTCTTTGTAAAGTCGTTTAATATTTTCATATTCAGATTCAAAGTTAATGATTCCATTCTTATATTTTCTTCTTACATCGTCTTCGTGAAGATTTTTTATAACTAAATTCCTTTCTTTAACAATAACTTCTTTCATTTCATTTAAATTTTTACTAGCCATAATTCTCTGATTATCTGTAAGAAATCCTGCTTTATAATCATCATTAATTTTTTGTTGTGTTATATCAAAAAGATGGATTTTTTCATCATAAGATTTAGTTGTATTATTTTCTACTTCTTTCATTGCTGTATTTCCTTAAGAAAGAAAATCCTTGACACTAGTTCGTAACTCTGAGACACTTGAAAGGTCATCAAGTTTCTCCAAACTTCGGAGCACCCTTAATGCTACCACGTAACACCACAAATTTCAAACCTGAAAGCTCCCTGTTGGGAGCTTTTTCTTACCTGGCTGTAGGTTTTCTCGGGTTCCAGGGTGGATCAAATGGCCCTGTTTTCACGTCTTACGGGTTTTCCTGGTCGGGTTCTCTCGTAGATAGTAGATTGAGAGAGAATTTTTTCAGAAAAGATTTTCTTACTACTTTTAAATATTTCACCCTCACGTATAGCCTCTTAATTTTACGAATCATACGATACTTTATCCCCCTCACCAGCCAAAAAACCCTTATTTTTCAGCGCTAAGTCAAACCACCCCATAACCAGGAACTACAAGAAAAGCGCTCGAAACACATAACTAATGATAAAAATATATATAATATAATATAATATAATATATAATAATTATTTTTAAATTTTTATTTTATTTTTTTTATTTATATCTATAGAGCATTTTTTAACTCTTTTGCTTTTTCGCGATCAAGAACGAAAGTAAATCGATAATGATTTAAATCTAAAAAAAAAAAAAATATAACCCAAAGTTTAAAGAAAAAGCAAACTATGATAGCTCCGGGTGATAATTATTGTGCTATGTATACTAACAACCCCTGGATTGGCTTTTAAAGAAAAAGCCGCTAGGAGGATGAGGCTCTTTTTGGATGAGATTTTCAGGCGCCCCGCCAGTCATTTTCGGATATCAAAAAGGTTATTTTATGCGTTGTTCACTTAGGAAAGCTAAAATAAATGTAGGACAGTTTCGTCTTTTATCATTAATAGCTAAAAAATATGATCTCTCTCCAGAAGATATTGTAAATTCATTAATAGAAGACTACAATAATATTCATGTTGAGTCACTTATCAACAACGATTCCATATACAGAAAGTCTATTTCAGTAAAAGATCTATGTAAAACTCTAGAAACTGTTCCTGAAGTAGAATTTCTTGATATTAAATATAAAAATACTCAAGATTCTCGTAATCATCAAATACGATCAATAGATGAGGCTCTCGATGCGTTACTTTGAATGTCGTGTTATATATGTTGATACCGATAGAAATATGTTAGATGCTATTAGTATTGATCAATTCAATTATTTTACCGATGTGGGTTATACAGATACGGGTCAGAAAAACTCAGGTGATTTATATCATCCAGAACTGGGCGATACTATCGTAGTTAAACTTGACGATGAGGGTCAGGCTAAATTTGACAAGTTCTATGCATCAAGACGAGTTAATAATAATGGCCTTATCGAGCATATCGTGGGAAAAGCCACAATAGACGAATTACTGCCAGGTGATCGGATCGTGGCAGGACCTGACGGGGCTATACTCCGATTATTACGGGGCGGCTACGCGGCACTTGGGGCCTCTCCCCTCGCGCAAACAATCTATCTGGCGCTAGAGGGTATGGTTAGGACGGTAGCTCAAAACTATGAGGTTATTAGTTCTGGCACTAGAATATACTCTGTAAATAATGCCGGCACTATTATAACGAGATTATGTTTTAATAGTTCAGAAAAATTTTTTACTCAAGGCGCAAATAAAAATGAAGGAACTGAAGGTGAGAATTTTGAATTTCAGATAGATTTTAGTAGTGATGGTTTCACATTTTATGCAGGTGATATTGGAGATGATGGTAAAAGAAGTAATAATCTCATTATTAATATTAAACAATCTGGTGATTTAAGAATAATCAGTGGTAATAATATAGTAATTGATTTATATTCCAATGGTGGTTATTCATTTAAAATGGTTGATGATAGTAACAATATTGTATATAATAAAACCATAGCTACTTCTAGTGGAACAGCTTTAGTTAAAGAAATTATAAAAGGTGACTTAGTTCGATATATCGATGGTAATTTAATTGAAAATATTACTGGCAATAAGAATACAAATGCAAATATTCATACTATAAATGCTACGGTTATTGATCACAACTCTACATGTAATCGTAACTCTACCGGTATTAATATAGATGAAATTGGAACGAGTTAAAATATGTTACAAAAATATATAAATGACGATGCAATGTTTTTAATTGCTAGTGATATATCTTTTGATAAACAGAATAGTTATACTTATAAATGGTATGATGGATCTACGTTTATTGGATCTTCTTATCAGCAATTTTATACTTTTACTAGTTATGGTATTCATAATATTAAACTTACCTATACAAATGTAGATAATGGACTTTTCACTACAATTACTCAACAAATTAATGTTATAGCTAAGTCTGGATCTGTTAAGAGTGGTGGAAATGTAAATACACTAACAATATCTCCTGAAAATCCAGAAGTGTATTTAGGCGATACTCAAAAATTTAATGCATATATAAATGGTTCTACAACTCCCAGTAGTCTAGTGAGTTGGAATATAAATGATTCAGATTCAGGAACAACACAAACCGGTACTATAGATTCTGATGGATTATATACTACATATTATGATGAAACATTAAATAGTGATTATGATGTTACTAATGGTAATAGTGCATATCTAGAACTTATTTCTACAGAATCTACAATAGATACAAGTAAATGTACAGTAACAAATGTATCTAATTTACTAGGATATTTGGTAATTGAAGATAAATTTGATGCATTATTCTCAAAATACATTTATCATTTAACTAGTAATTTTAAAATTAATATTTGGGATGGACAAATTAATGTAGATAATTTTTGGTGTAATGCTCCACAAGTAGAAGGAGCCACTTATACCGACTATGAATTACATTTACATGTCAATTACTTATTTTTAAGTATTTATGAAAAGAGTACTACTAATCAAATAATAATTTACTATAAAAGTACAACTGCAAGTTCAGATGCTCCATGGCAAACTTTAACATTACCAGATACTATAGTTGCTGGTATTTATAATAATATACAAATAGTTATTAATCATGGACAAAGTATAGAATCAGACACTTATCAACAGTTAACAGATTTAGACTTTATTACTTTATTATGTGTAGATACTACTTTAACAAATGCAGTTTCTTATACAGCTAAATTATCTAATTTTACTTGGACAGCACTAGCCGCTATATTTACAGCATCCACTCCAGGAACAGCTAGAATTCAAAATGAATCTACAATTACTTCCAAACCTTATTATTGGCATCATATTAGAATTTTAAATGCTTCATCAGTTCCATTATCTTGTTATGAGATGGATAAAGTTGCTTTTACATGGAGTTTAGATACAACGATATTCTTTCCATCAGATACTCTTTTAAACTATCCATTTGGATTAATATACGTAGATCCATATTCAGGTGGTATGTTATGTATTTTTTGGGAATATTTATCATCAGCATTAGCATTGTATATACTTAAATATGATATATATATATATACAAATGTAACATATAATTATAGTATAAATACTTTATATGGTTATCAAATACGACAAGGAGAAGGTTCTCCATCAATAGTATCATCTACCAATGTTACTCAAGGTTCTATGTGGATTTCTAATGGATCAAATAATTATAATAACGATATTTTAGGATTTTTAAATACAGGAAATATATATGGAGATAATCCAATAACGTATGGATATGAAGATATTCCAGTATCATATGGACTTCATTTAGGTTACATATTTTTACAAATGACTTACGATGTAGATTATACAGTTACTAATATAGGAGATAATATAACACTTACGTTTTCATTAGTTGATTGTGGTAATGGAATATCTGGTGTAGCTACTGGATTTAATCCTGATTATTTACAAAATTTGAATTTTACTTTAACTTCAAGTCAATTTCAATATATAACTAATGATACTACTACAGTTACTTTACAGAGAATAGATAATTCAGGAGATAATGAAGATTTTAATTTAGAAGTAGCTGGAACGATATATTGTCCAATTTTAGATAATTATAATTGTTCATATCCAAATTTTGATATAAATATTCGATCGAATCAATTAAATCAAACAGGGAATGTTCTTTCTCAGGCAATTTGGGATGGTTCAACTAATTTTGACTATGATAGTTTTGAACATTATACTTATTTTAAATATTCTTATTACGAAAACATGATGACTAGCATGTTTCCTTATGTAACAAATGTAAGATCACTTCCAGAAAATTATTATACAACAAATAATTATGCTTCTAGTAAAAGATATAGTAAGAAATTATATGATGAATATATAGTAGATTATGTAGCTTTGGAGAGTTAAGATGTTATCTTCTGATTTGCAACATGGTGATGTCTTAGCATATGTACATCGTAAAAATGCTGGACTATTAGTAGATACCATTCATTTAATAGAAGGTAGTGATTATACACATTCTTCTGTAGTTTTAGAAATTTATAATAATGAATTTATTTTAGAACAACATTCACTTCGAATGCATTCTTATTTACCTTTATATTACGCATTGCCGGGTGAAGAGATATATTGTTTTAGACCTAGATTTACTCCGCCACCTGCAACTTTTGAGGAATTTAATAGAGATTCTTATGGTATTTTAGGTATTATAGATTCTCTATTAAATCATACTATTGGATTAATAATAAGAAAATGGCAATATAGACCATTATTAGTAAGATTATTTAATGATCCAAAGATTATATGCTCAGCTCTCGTAGCAAAGGTTTTAGATTTAGAGCATAATACTAAATGGTGTAAATATTATCAAGTAGTCGAACCAGATGATTTTGCAAATCATCCTGAAGATTTTGAACCATTAGGATTAGTAGAATGGGAAAATAATGAAAACGCAAGAAGATAACACTACCATTAATGATGTAGGAACTTTTTTAAATCAAAAAGTAAACCCTATTACCGGAAGTAATCAGGCTACTAATACCATTCTTGAAGATGTAGAATCTACTCGTAAACCATTGAAAGATTTAACATTACCATCTTATTGCATGTATCCTAATAGTCCACGTCAGGATGATTTTAATTTTACTAAGGGGCTTGGACAAGTTAGTTTACAGCCAGTGATAGATCAATTAAATGCTTATAAGAATGCGGCTATCCAAGCTATTATAGCCCAATATAATGCTATGGGGCCAGAAAGTGCTAAAGATAAAAAATTATCTGCTGGTGCTTTGGAATTTTTAAATGATATTTATCAAGCTGCAAGATGTTTTACTTCTATTGTTACAAAAATTAATAAATTAGTAGATACATATATTCAAATTATAGATAAAATGATAGTAGATGTTATTGCAGAAATTAATAAAATAGAAGGTCAAATAACTACATTAGTTGGAAATCTTAGAAAATTAAAAACAGATTTACTTACAGTCATCACAGTACAAACTTATGAGTTGTTAGAAAAAGCTACTGGTATAGCAGAATACATTCAGGCTTTATCTCAAATTGAAATAGAGTTTAATGAAGCTAAACAAGCTACCTACACTTTGTCTAAAACTCCTGAACGTGTGATGTTAAATTTAGAAGTTAATATAACTCAATTAAGAAATCAGATAAATTCACTAAATTATTTTAATTCACTTAATAGTTCATTAAGTAATAGTTCTAGTACAGCAGCTAATTGTTATATGACTGATAATTATTTAGATGATTTAAATAATTTACCATCAATTAATAATGCTGCTAGTTATAATTGGAGTATTACAAATTCATTAGCATTATCTGATTATAGTACAATTGATACTTTAAATATTATTCCAGCTTTAAATAAGATTTGTGCTCAATATACAGAACCTACTTCAACTTCTAATTTAGATACTATTTCTCAGCCATTATTAATAGCTTCATCTGAGCAAGCTGGAACTATTGTAGTACCTGATTTAGAAACTGGATTGATTTCGGCAGGTCTAGATCCAGCAATTGGAACTAACTGCTCACTTATATTTGAATTATCAATTAATAATGGAGAAACTCTAATTAGAGCGATTGCAAGAGGCGATGTAGTTGATGCTACAGAAGAGTATATTCATCATAACGATGGTGTGTATTACAGTAAAGGAATTGAAAAGTTTTCTTATAATAAGATAATAGTAAACTCTACTAATTCATGGGATCTTTACTTAACAGATACAACAACGATGCCAAGTGTTGGAAGTTACTATTATTTCAACGACCCAATGACAACACAACCCTGGAATTTTTATTGGCAAAAAGATGGAGTCAACTATTATTTTCCAGTTTTATTCAAAGTAACTAATGTAACTCATAATTATATAACCGTAACTATGATGGATGGTAGTAATCTTGATATTACAGATTTTATTTCAGGAGCAGTATCAAGTGATTATTCCACATATAATCCTTATACATTACCAGGTAATATAGCTGATGCTTCTGGAGATTATATAATCTATGTAAAATTCCAAAGCCAAGAAGGTACTTATGATTATGCCGTAGCTGATTCTAATAATAATCCAATTCTTGGTAGTAACGGTTATTATAAAACAGTTAGTGATTTAGGAACTTCAAATCCAGCAAATGATGCGGCAGCTGCAACATGGTTTTATACTACTGGTGGAGTAACTTATTATATATTAAAAGATATTTTATATTCTGTAACAATGAATCAATACATAATGTCAGCAGGATCTGGAGATAATAGTCCTCACTCAGGAGATCAAATTCCTTGTAATAATTGGGCTCTTACAGTTTATCCAATAGGTGATCAGACTAGTATAAGAAAATTGAATTTCTCAGCAGTAGGACCAGGAACTCGAATCTATATGTTTTATCTTCGGGCTCATTGGGGCTTCGTGCCTACGACAACTTCAACATCTAGTTCAACAACTTCTACAACGTATAGTTCTTGATTTTATTTTTTACGTATGATATAATTAAATCTTGGAGGCGGTATGTCAGAGGAAGTAAATAAAAAATCAGAAGAAGAATTAAATAAAGAAGAGTTTTATAAAATCAAGAACTTACAGGATGATCTTTTATATACTACAAATAGTGAAGAATTGACAGAAGTATTAGTGAGCATTCTTAGTACTGGTGCTTATACTAAAACATTCTCACTTTTTAAAGGAAAGATTGAATTAACTTACACTTCTATTACTGAACAAGAACGTATGAAGGGTTTTGGTTTAATTAGAATTAATGCTGATGAAAATATTGGTAAACAGTCACAGATTGAAGCTAATGCTTATAATTCTAAAGTAAATATGGCTTTACAATTAATTCGTATTAAAGTAAATAATAATAAAACTGAATTAACTAAAGGTGATTTAAAAGAAAGAATTCAACTGTTAGAAGAAATGCCAGAAGAACAGTTAAAGTTAATTAATAAATACTTAATTGTATTTTCAAATATTACAAATAAAGCTTTTGAATCTGAGGAATATTTAAAAAACTCTTAGCGACCTCTAGAGGAGTTAGGCTAGCACTTTTAGCATCTAGGGGTCTTTTAGATTTTCATGTTCCAAAAGATTATACTTCACTTTTAACATATTTTAAAACGGTTGGAATAGATATAGAAATAGAAGCTGATTTTTATAAAATGTTTGTAAGTTTACATGCAGTTACAAAAAATGATAAAGCTCTAGATGAAAATAGAGATAAATTATTTAAACTTTATTATCCAGACATTAAAGATAGTAGATCATCATTAATGGAAGAAACTGCCAAGATGATTAAAACTGACGAGACTATTAAAATGGGAGTTATGGGTAATAAAGAAATAGCAGCTTCAGCAGCTAGTTTATTATTAAATAAGGCTAAATAATATGCCAGATCCACAAATGCCATATGATGGTAATTATTCTGATTACCAGCAACAGCAACAACAAATGCAAATGCCACAAAGTAATATGGCATTTAATAATAATTATATGCAAAATAATTCGATGTTAATGAATATGGGGCAGAGTAATATTCAAGCCACTATGGCTACTGCCTCATATAATTTTCATCAGCATATGCAAGACGTTTTGCAAGGCACTATGGCTAGTGCTATGGCTATTTATAATACTGGTAGATCTGCTGTAGATAAATCTAGGGAAACGGTATATCAGGATCAGTTAATGGGTAATGGAATATTTGCCTTAGAACGTTCTACATGGCGTGATGTTGCATGGGGAACCGGATTAGCTGGTTCTGATTTTGGTAGAGCATTAAAGATTGGTGGACGTAGACCAGAGTTTATGACTGGCGGCGAATATACTTATCAGATGAATAGAAGTTTTCAGCATAGAGTTGGAGAAATGCAAGATGAGTTAGTAAGTGGTGGTATGAGTGCTATTGGAATGGCGGCAGGTATGGCTATGCCATTTACTCCAGTAGGATTACTTGCAGGATATGCTATTGATCAAACTTTAGGTAAAATGATTCAGCCAACATTAGAACGTCATGCAGCCACAAGAGAAATGCGGCAATTTACAGAAATGGCTGATTTAAATCAGGGTGTTGGACAAAGAAGAATGGGAGAAGAATCTTCCGATATTCTTGCTTCTAGATTTTTTGAACATGATATATCTAATTTAAAATATATTCCTATTGTTGGAGATATGATTGCTGGACGTGTAGGTCCAGAGATTAAATATAAAGATACATTTAAAAAAATGGCACAATTTGATCTTATGCGTGACATTAGTCCAGACGATGTAGATAAGATAACAGAAAGAGTTAAACAAACTGCTGAAGTAATGGATAAATTTGCAGGATTATTACATACCACTAGAGATAAGATAGTAGAAATAAAGGGTAAGTTTAACGCAATTGGAATGGGTGATGCACAACAAAATAGTGCTTTAGGTAATCTTGCAAAATTTACCACAACTACAGGATATGATGTAGATTCAGCTTTAGCATTACAAGATAGTTTTACAGGAATGGGAAGACAAGGGAATTATTTTAGAACTGGATACGAAAATAGACAAGGTGCATTTGGATTAGCTGAAGTGGCATCTATTCAGTCATTACAGAATAGTGGTTTAATCTCTAAATCATTTGATGCTGGGACTTTAGGTCAATCGTTTTATGCTAATGCGGTAAATCAATCACAAGATACTTGGCATAGAGCTACCGAATTTGGTAATGGTGATATAACTAAAACTGCTGATTATTATAGAGAAAGAGGTAATGGAAATATTGTATTAGGTATGCAAATGGAAAGATTATCAATGTTTGGAAAAACTGGTGATCCTCTAGATGCATATAAAAAGAATATAGATATAACAATTGAAACATTAATGAAAAAATCTCACATGACAAGACAAGCCGCTACCGCTTATATATTGCAAAGAGAAAAGACTCCAGAAGGTGCAGAACAGGCATTTGAAGCAATAAGTGGTATTAGTGATATAGGGAAAATAGGTTCTGAAATTAGTTATGTTAACAGATCTTTAGAAAGAGTTGCACCCGGAGATAAAATTAGATCTTACAAAATAGGTGATGTATTTAATACATTATCAAAAATTCAATCAATGAATACTAGTGCTGGAAATGATTCTATTTTAGAAAATAATGCTAGAGCTAAATCTAGACTAGATGATGTTTTATTATCTACTGAAATAACTAGAGAGTCAGTTGGTGATCCTCTTTATTATGGAAATAGAAAAGCAAATAGAGATTCTGATATTAAAAAATTAATGCAACAACAATATTTAATAGATGCTGGTGGTGGAGATGGTTCTGTTAATGAGAAAAAGGTAATTCAGGCAATTAGAGAAGCTGGTTATGCAGCTACCGATGAACAGGCTCAATTAATTATTAAACAATATGAAAGACATTCTGAATCAAGTCAACATAGATTTAATAATACTGCATTTAGTAATATTGGTAATAATATGATTGATTTTTTAAATCAATATAATAGAATGGATCGAATTAAATTACAGGGTAGTAAATTAAATGAATATAATAAGTTGTTTGGACAAAATATTAATGTAAATAAATTAGAAGAAATAAAAACACAATTAGATGCAACTAGCGATCCAAAAATAAAAAATGCAATTTTAAGAAAAAATGGCTTTGCCCCTTCTAGAATTGATGATAATGGTTCTGAAATATTTTCTGATACTCAAGAATCAAATACCGTAGGTATGATGGCCTTTATGGATAAATATAAAGGAATGCATGGATACAACGAAAATGATGTAAAAGTATTTAACGATTTGAATTCTATGTATGGTACAATGGCCATTAAAGATAAATCTGTTCTTAAAGATTTAGGAATAGGATCAAGTAAAGAATATCAAAAACAATTTAGATCTGCCGCTAATGATTTAAATGGATTATTTAATAAAGGTGATTTAAGTAAAAACGTCACACCAGAAAAAACAGAAAGATTAGGAAAAGAATTAGCTTTAATTACCTCTACCAGTTTAGAAACTGGTAAAAGAATGGCTGAATTTTTAGAGAATACGGCTAATGCAGATGAGGCTAAAACTTTTATGCAACATGTTGCTCAGCAAGATTTTGGAGTATTATCAAAGGCTGCTGAAAGTTTTGCTGCAAATGGAAAATTAAATATGAGTAATGATCCACAGACCCAAGCTATTACAGAATTTACGGAAGTATGTAAGGCTTTAACTAAAGTATTAACTAAATGATAAATATTCCTGCCAATGTAGCAATAGCAATTCACAATGCTTCAGTTAAAACTGGAGTGGATGAAAAAATTCTTTTAGCTATTGCTAAAAATGAATCAAATTTTGCTCAGTGGGGAAATAATAAAAGTCATAAATCATCAACTGGCGTTGAAGGTTTATTTCAAATTACTCACAAAACTTGGTATGGTATAAGAGGCAAGGCAGTTCCATATAGTACAGATTTTAATGAACAAGCTTATACAGAAGCTTTATTAATTAAAAGATTAATGCAGAAATATAACAATAATATGTATTTAGTAACAATAGCACTAGATGCTGGAGAAGGTGTTTCTAATTTTATTCAAAAATGGGGAAATGCCGTTGGCAATAATATAGCTATTAAAAAAGCGGTAGAATATTATAAAGATATAGAAGCTGGATTTGGTGATGGAAAAGTAAAAGAAATTATAGATTATCCAACCAAATTTGCAAAATCACTAGAAGCTGTGGGTGGTCCAAAAAATTTAACTACTTCATTAAATAATAACAACGATACCTCTTCAGACAATACCAATTGGTATGATGTAAGCACAAATAAAGACAATAAATTACTTACAGATAAGATTAATGATAAAAATCCTTTTATAATAAATTTATTTACAGCAAATTTATCTGGCGTAGAGGATTTACATAAAATAACACCAGAAACTATAAAAAATAGTACATTAATTTCTAGAATAAGAAAAGGATTGGCTAAATCATGACTTCTACGAATACTGCTAATACCAATGGATTAGGAAATGTATATACTAGTACTTATGAAAGTTTAGGAACTGATGTATCTAGTGCATTAAGTACATCTTCTTCAGTGTCAGCAGTATCAACCGCAATAGACACATCATCTTCAACAACTAGTAGTTCATCTATATCAACTATAGATACTGCCGTAAGTGATACAGTTGTGGCTTCTACGGCTTCTACTAGTTCAATCACTACAGTTCCAACTTCAGGAAGTACAACAGTAACAGATTCTACAACAGGAACTTCATATGAAGTAAGTACTACTAATGGTTTATCTACTTTACAAGAAATTGCAAATGCTGGACAATTTTATTCTGGCTATTCTGCAATTTCCGATACCACAGTTACTTCAGATAATACAGATTACTTAGATTATCTAAATAGATATTCATCTATCGATGCTAAGTTTTATAGAGAAAATGGATCTGATATTGCATTTATGAGAATTATTACAAATGATACAAATAGAACTGTAATATTTCCAGTATTAACAACTTTAGTTCCAGGTATTACTGCTAATAAATTCAAACAATTTATAGTTTCTCAATTTTCAATTTCTCATAAAGAAAGAATGCAATTAGTAGAAACTAATTCAGACTATCAAGCATTGTTTTTTGGTAAGAAACCTGAGATACTACAAATTGTAGGAATTCTCAAAAATACAGTTGACAACCCCTGGACTGTAAATATGATCTTTTTCTGGGATAATTTAATGCGGGGAACTACATTAGTAGAAAATGGTTATATCTGTCAGTTATTTATTGATGGAGAATTGTTTGAAGGATACCCATTTAACTTTGACCGTACTAAAGTTGCTGGTAATGACAATATTACTAATTTTATATTTGGTTTTCTAGTTAAAACTAGGACTACAGTTACTAAATATGGTGGTACAATAAATGCAGCAAGTTAATTTAGGTGATCAAGTTATATTAAAACCAATTAATATGCACGGTCTAGTAACTGGTGGTGGAATGGTCGTCTATTTTAAAAAATGGATGGGACATTGCTTGCTATGTTCTATGGCTTACCCAGATATTAATAATGCTAATTTTTTAGTTGACTGGTATCAAATTAGAACAATAATAGATCATATAACAAATGAAACAATTTATCAGCATGATGTGGCGGATAATTTATAATGAGTCAATCTTTTGTATATAGAAATTATTTGTACTTGGCTGGTATAAAAGTACCTTTTATTACTGCGTCAGTATCTAGTAGTTTTGGCTCATTAGCAAGTTTAAATATAGAATTAAATTATTCACCTTACATTAATCATATTCATAAATATACCAAGATCCAATTTTGGGAACAGAAAATAGATGATAAAGGTGCAGTATATAATCCTACATTAGAATTTGATGGTGTAGTAATTGGTATTGTAAGAAGTAAAAATGTTTTAGGAAATGTGTCTTGTAGATTAACTTGTTTAACAGATGGTGTAATTTGGAATCAACGTAAACAATATAATTATTATCTTGATCAAATTGCCAATACGGACATTAGATTAACTGATGATATTTTGAATTTACGTGCAGATGGTAAAATTGATCCATACATTCCTAGTTTGATAGAAGAAAATAAATTTGATGTAGGTTGTGCAGTTGCAGCAATATTAACATCAGATACTAATTGTACTAAAGGTGCAGATAGTGAGCAGACATTAGTTAAACTTTCTTATAATTATATCTATAATGGTAAAAAATATTATAAGAATTTAACTAGTGATACCACTACAACGGGATCATCTAGTTTACCTACTTATTATAAAAAGTTTTTAGAGACCTATTATTTATCTAATAAATTATATGGTGTATCAACTGCACAGAACGTAAAAGATTTTTTCAATACTGATAGATCATTAAATTTAATTACCGATAATATGGTAAATGATCTTATTGGAGAAAATACTTTTTGGAATATAGCAAATGCAGTAATGCAATATGGTTTTTATAGTGTTTATGATATTCCTAATCCAACCTATATACAGAAATCTTCTGGCACAACTACCAATACTGAATTAAACTTTTCTAGTGATGGATCTTCAATTCCAGCTAAAATTACACCAACTTCTAAAGTTCAATTTAATGGATTAGCTGAATATATTTTAAAACCAGTTTCGGTTTTAGGTTTACCGTTAAAATGTAATATTATCTGGCCAAATCAAGTTCTTGATGAAACTTTATTTACAGATATGCTTAATGCTCCAACTCGAATATTATTGCAGAAATCAGGATTGCCAGCAGATGATCATTTAAATGTATTATTAACTACTACCAAAATTGCTGGTCCTTATATTCCTAACTGTACAGGATTTTTTAGTTCATTAACCCCTCCTACGCAGCAAGATACTTTAACTAGAGCTTCTACTATGTATTCAGATTATGAAACTGAATATGGAATGAATTATACTGAATTAAGTTTATCATATGCATTTGAAACTTCATTACTTGAAGATGTAGATAAAGCTAAACAAGCAACGGCAACTAATTTACAGGATGCATCATCACGAATTAATAGTTTTCTTAATTACGAATTTGCTCAGAGATTCTTTGCATCACGTACTTATTCTATTCAAGTAACTCCAGATGTTGATGTAGTACCAGGACTTCCAGTAATTGTATTAAATCAAAATCAAGAACATATTATTTGTTTCTGTACTGGTAAATCTAAACAATGGGATGCTAGAGGAAATAAATCTGTTGGACTTCAAGTAGCTTATCCAAGATATTATTATGAAAATATTGATAAATTAGGTAATATAGTTGACCCAACATCTACTAATTTATTAGCTATTCAAGAATTGGAATTATTATTTGGCTCTAAAGCTTTAATTAGAACTGGCCAATCTGCTAATAGTACTCCAGTCGTTAATATAAATTCAGATACATTAAGAGCAATGATTAATATTTTATATACAGAATATATTTCTGGAAGTATTACATATTCTGATTATATGAGAAATGTTTGTAGTTATGCTAATTGGCTAGAATTATATGGAGCATCTACTTCAGATGAAGTAAATATGCCAGATAGTTATCCAAATAAAACAGTATTTGCCTCAACTCCAAATGGAAATGATTTAAGTATTAATACATTTTACGTAAATCAAGTTGAACAGGCTAATTTACCAAATCAAGATATTATTCAAAAACATCTAGACTGGATTTCTACAGGACAACGTATATGAGTCTGATTAAATTAGCAACTAATAAAATGACTGCACTAATGCAAGTTGGAAAATTAAGTAAAAATGCTATTCATTCTATTAATTGGCGTCCTGCTGAACAAATTGCTGGTGGATTAGAAAGAGGCAATATTAATTTAGCTAAGAGATATGGCACTATTATAAATCCAACAAATAGTTATAAATTAGGTAAAACATTTATGCATAGAGTTATAAATAATCAACCTTTAACTTTATTAGAGAAAATTCGATATAAAAATCCATTACAATATTTTATTAATGGAATTGAATTAAAATCAAAATATCGTAATAGTCCCGGATCTTCAATGAGAACGGGGTTTATATTTTCCAATCCAAAAGCCATAAACAAAATTATGACTCATTCAGATGACAGAATTACTAATGCTTTAGTTAATAGACATGAACTACATGAGATGTCTGAAATGAGTCATATAAAGGATAATTTACCGCGACATGCTTTCTATATAAGTTTAAAAAATAAAGATACAAAAAAAGCTATAGGAATGGGTAGTCATGCAAATCCAACAGTTATAATGAAAGAAAATAATGATATAGTAAGATTAAAACCATATGAACAAGTAAGACAAAATTTTCTTGGATTAAGACATAGTTCTTTAGAAGATATTGCTTACAATAATTTATTTAATCATAATTATGGAGAAACTAAAATATCTTCTAAGAGATTTAAAACTGGAAGAACGGAAGTAGTTAAATATCATCCAGTCGCTACCCCTCCTAATCCAAAATATGTAAAAGAAATATCTTCTATAGAATGGAATAAATTAATATCAAGACGAAGAGATTATTTAGCATCGGAAGGTGTTAATTTAAATTCCAATAAAGTTGTGAGAGAAATATGATAACGTTAACAGCTAATTCTATGGTATATGCAGGTTATGTAGTATCATTATCTTTAGCTGCCGATGCTAGAGTGGAGTTAACTGATTGGAATAATTATCAATCTGTTTCAAATGTATTGGGTATAGCAACTAATTCAGGTGGTGAAGGTATAGCAATCGTAGTTCAAACAGATGGCATATATCAGAACCCCACCTGGAATTTACAACGTGGCTATCCAGTATTTGCATTTTCTATGGGTACAATTACCCAAGATGTATTACCTAAAAATAGCATTCAAGTTGGAAAAGCTATTTCTTCTAATCAAATTTTAATTAGAATATCTGAATTTATTATGGTGTCTCAATGATTAATAATAGATTCTATGGACGTTTATTTTATGATGCGGTAAATGGTAAAATAGATTTATCTAATAATATTAATAATCCTTTATATTATAGTAAAATTCTTGAAGTAAGTTGTTTTACAGCAGTACCAATTAATGGATGTATAACAATAGTTAATAATAATGCCAATTTAATTAATTCTAAATATAATAATGATATTACCAATTTAACTATTCCATATATTACAGGTATAACATTAACTCCAGGGGATATTGGAGAAATAGTTCCAGTAGCAAATATAATTGGTAATTTATATAAAACAACTCAAATATTACCAGGAAATTATCAAGATCTATTATATGTTGGTCAAGATGGTATTATTACTAATATTAAACCAACTACAGCTAATGGTGACATTTGGTTAATTGTAGTTGGTATAAAAATAGATGATTACTCTTTTGTATTTGAACCATCTATTCCAATTAATTTAGTTAGTAGTTTATTTCCTACTCCAGTTCCTATTGTAATTGGTGATGGTGAGAAAGTTACTTTATCTCAAGCTATGCCACAATTAACATGTTTTCGTATAGATGAAACAGGAAGGGCCTTTACAATTACAGCTAATGATGTTAATCTTCCTATAGTTGATGGAATCACGTTAGAGTCTGGTGGTATTAATCAATCAATAAATGTAGCCAGATTAAAGAATTATTATTATGATTGTGGTGTTAATTTTACTGAAAGTAATATATATTATTTAAATAGTAGTGGAGGTTTAACAACTATTAGACCTACGGATACTAGTTATTTAGTTATTATTGGAAGATCTATACCAAATTCAACTAAATTTATTTTTGATCCACAAATGCCAATTATGTTATCAAATTAGAGGATAGATGATGCCAAATAAATTTTTAGCATTAAACACAAATGGTTCTATGCAGGAAGTAGCACCAACTACTTTAGGCGGTTCTTCTTATGCTAATCAGATTCCAGTTCTTAACAGTAATGGAAATCTTGATATTTCAATGATGCCAACCGGTATTGGTGCTGATACTCAAAGTATAGTAGCAAGTGAATCTATTGCTGCTGGTTCTTTAGTAAATATTTATAATAATGCTGGTACCGTAACTATTAGAAATGCTATAGCTGCTGATAATACTAAACCCGCTAATGGATTTGTTTTATCTTCTGTAGCTAGTGCGGCTATTGGTTTAGTATATGTACGTGGATTAAATTCGCAAGTTCCATTAGGAACTTTTGTTGCCGCAAATGTTGGATCTAAAGTTTTTCTATCTCCTACTACTGCTGGTGGAATTACTTTAACTATTCCAACTACCACAGGACAAATTGTACAGGTTATAGGAACAGTTGATGCTGTAGCAACTTTAGTTACAATTAATTTTACAGAAAATACATTTACGGTCAGAGCATAATTGAATGGATAAATTTTTAGAATTAAATACAGATGGATCCTTTAAAGAGAAAAATCCAGTTGTTATTTCTACTGGATCTGCTAATGCTGGACAAATTCCAGCATTAAATTCTAATGGACAATTAGATTCTAGCATTACTGGTTCTAGTAGTTCTAATATATCAAGTATATTAGCTTTTGCAGCAGCACATGGATAAATTATGATTAGATTAGATAATGTAAATAGATCTATCGTTCTATCTTTAGATGGAACAATTACTACTTATCAATTACAAATTATCGTTAATTATTCAGACAATAATGGAACAACTTATACTGGTGGAACCCAGACTTCTTTATCTAATAATACTACTCAAGTAACTATTTGTAGCGCCCCAACCTCTTCTACTATTAGAGATATTGATAATATTATAATATTTAATAATGATACAGTAGCTAATTCAATTAATATATTCCTTAATGATAATAGCACACTATATCAACTTGCAGGACCATTGTTACAGACTGGTGAATCTTTTGTATATACTCATAGTCGTGGTTGGGAAACGGTTGATATTAATGGATGTCTAAAAACTTCGAATGCTCCAATTTCTCAATTACCAAATAACACAACTGGTACAACTCAGACTTTAGGAGATTCATCAACTAAATTAGCTACAGATGCTTTTGTGGCAAATGCTATTAGCAATTTTGCTGCAATTACTCAGACAATCCAACAAGTAACTGTAGATTTAGGTTCTCAACCTAGAACTAGTGGTCATTTTAATATAACTGGTTCAGGATTTTCTCCAATATTAGGACCGGTTATAGTTATGCAGGCTGCTACAAGACCAAATTCTGTATTATACGATAATATAGAAATGGATGCAATTAATTGTACTGGAATTATAACTTCTTCCACTACTATTCAAGTAAACTGGAACTCAGATTATACAGTAGCTAATCAATATACTTTTAATTACTTTATTTAATAAGGATAACAAATGGCAATTATAGAAACTGGTAATAGTACCGCTGGATTAGCTAATGTCGATGCAGGCAATAACTTAATGGTAACTACTCCACAAGTTAATTCCACTGTTGGATTGGTTGCTGCAAATCCAGTTCGTGTTGGAGCTGTTCGTTTCTTTAGCGAAAATGATAGTGGATCATTAACTGGATCTCCATTATTAAATTCTCCTATGACTTCTTTAGAGGATAATTTAGCTGTAGGATTAATGACTCCATTATTAGATTATTCCTTTAATGGAACTGCTCAAGATACTAGTATGTGGTATTATGCATTTACCACAATGACAGCAATTCAAGCAGGTGGTTTTTTAACATTAAATAATGGTAATATTGGAACTGCCGCTACTGGTTGTTATTTATTATCTAAATCTTATTATAATTTAACTGGTAATGCTGGTTTAAGATGTCAGACTATTGGAACTGTTAATATGGTACCAGTAGCAAATGAAGTTTATTATTGTGGTCTTGG